CTTCGTATCCTCTATTAATACGATTTTGGTAGGCTTCGTAACCTCTATTAATACGATTTTGGTAGGCTTCGTAACCTCATATAGAAAACACTTTGTTTTCTTACTTATATTATAACAAATAGTACGAGAAAAACAATATTGATTTTAATAGTAATATATGATATAATAATAAATTATGTTAATTGGCACAAGAAATAGCTACAGATGTAAGAATTGTGGATATAAATGGTAGGGGAGAGAGGACTATCAATCTTCTCTCTTTAACACGGTTACAATATCTTCAAAGCCGTTATTATATACTTCAAGATAATCAATATCACTAATCTTCAAAACGATATTCGCATTTTCCTGCCCTTCAGCTCTTGCATAAGTAGCCAGCACACTACCGTTTTGCGAAAATTTTGTGAAAGCATTTAACACAATATATTGTTTGTCTTTTCCTTCATCTGTTAACCGTAAGTTGCCCATAAAGAAATAATCTTTATCTTTTAGACGAGCAATTACACAGCTACCATTTGTGTAATCAAACACATCGTCAAGAACATTGTTGTTTGTTGTGATGTGAAATTGATCAGCAATCCAATTCTTAACATTGTCATTAGACAACACAAGAGATAATAATAATGCTACTATAATACATAAAATAATAGAAATCCCATTATTGATCCAAGATGTATCTTTTAAATGTTTTAAGATATTTAATCGTAATAATGCGATTGTTGCTAACGACACATAACTAATAATGCAGCTTCCAACATTAAATGCAAATCCTGAAAGTTTTTTAGAAATTGTTAGCTGAAATATAAATAAGAAACATGCACCTGGTATGTAATATTGCAATATACTAGGCACAGCCTCAATTATTAAACTAAGTTCTTTGATAAATTATCACTCCTTTGACTTATTGTTATTCTGAGTTTGTTGGTGTTGAATAATTTTATCCAACATTCGTTCTTGGTTTGTCATACTATTTATCTGTTGACTATTTGTTTCAATAATATGTACATTTCCGTCTTTGTCTGTTACTTGTCTACTCATAATTATACTCTCCTTTGTATATATAAATTAATAATTATAATTTATTATACAGCAAATTTCTAAATTAATAAAGAGTATAACAAAAGAGAGGTGACCGTTGAGTTATCTCTTTTGATTCTATTTACGCAATAAATCGGCTTATTACAACTAATTATTGACAAAATAATATCTCTGTATTAATATAAAAATATCCCATATAACTTATTTATCGTCAAGTTATACGGTTAAGTTTACAAGAAATGCAACGAGTTACCTTCCAAGTTTGTCATTGCATTTCCAAAGGATTTGCAGTCTATTAGTTGCCGTAAATGGTTTCTGATAGACTGTTTTTTTTGTTATGGATATTAACTAATTTTCTTTTTTAATTCGTCAATCTGTAAATCTTTTTCTTTTAGTTTTGCTTCTTTATAAGCAAGTTTCTTTCCTGTACTGCGATGAGTTGTCTCAATATATCTGCGTTTCAGATTATTTAATACATATTCCGCAGTTGTGCGATACATAGGATTCATTGATTTCGGAGAAGAAATAATTGCTTCTAGTTTATCATCGATCATCGTAACGATTTTCTGTTTATAATCCGTAGCATTTAATCTTCTGTGATATTCATATCTATCTTTTTTCTTCAGATGGGTATGTACATCAATGATTTTTTCGACATTTGCCTCAAGATTTGTATAATCTGATTCTGCCAGAATACGATCAATATTGCGAACTGCATATTTGACTTTATCTGCATCATACTGTCTCTGAAGCTGACATTCTTCTGATACCGCAATATCATACAGTTTATTTGTTTCGTCTTTTAACTGCGCAATCAATTCAATCATTTTTTCAAAAGCATCAGTATATTTAGCTGTGAAGATTAATGCTTTGTCGCCAGTAAATTTATTGACAAGCATTGCAAAGCCTTTGCGATCCATGCGGTACATTGGACGCATTTCACCTTTTCCATCCTTATATTCAACGAGCGCAAAATTTCCCCCGTTAAGTTCTGGTATAATTTCGATGAAATGTCTAATCTTTTTCATAACATCCTTATGATCTTTACCATAGACTTCTGCAACCTTGAGAGAAGTAGTAGTCACTACACCGCTTTCTTCCTCTAATCCAAATTCTTCATTGATTGTTGCAATTTCGTTTTCTAAGTTTTCTTTAGTATTAATCATTCAAAACCTCAAATCTCTCGCTTCATTAATATTTACAGTTTAATAGAAGTAGAGTGATAAGTGTGACTGAAGCGAGGTTAGACAAATATCACACGACAGTTAATTACTCTGTCTACTTATCACTCGATATAATAAAGAACGGTCATGAGTCGTTCTCATTACCAAAATAAGTTCCTTACATTGGTTAGTATAGAAATAAACTTGATTTTAGCAACCTTGTACAAAATAAAATACAACTTGCCAAAATACCAATCGTCCAAAATCCTTATAAAATAAGGACTTTTTGATGGTCGTTTTTTACATAAAATTTGAATTTTAAGTTCCCTGCTTAGAGATACAATATCTCTGTACGCAAACGATGATAACAGGTAAAACATCGACATTAATTTACACTTTTGGGCTATACATTACCAGACAATGATCATAAGGTCGTCATTATCTGTCAGGATCGGTAGTCTCTGAACATCCATTCTTATTAAAATATCTTAGCTACTGTGCCTTATCCCGAAGCACGTTTCTTATATGGCAGTTTACCGATATCTTCCTATACGGTAAGAATGTGTGCGGCTGATTAGATACAATCGTATAATACGATATGAATATCAAATTCTTAAACTATTCCGTCTATTGTTGCCAATTACGTTTCAGTTTTGATATTCTTTTTCGTTCCAGCAATTACTCCTGATACGTGTATTTTAAAACCCCGTATCCTATATATTTGTCCAAAACACCATTTCTGTTTCTTCCTTATATATAGTAGGCTCACTGTCACCCTAATGATTTTGAGATAGGGTCAACCCAGGTTTTTAAAAAGTTTAATGCCAGCAAAGCCAGCGGCAGCAGTTTGCAATAATCCAAAACTACTTACTAATTTATTAACTACATTAAGAACATTTGATAGTAAAGTAATTCCTCCACCAAGAAGGTTTTTATCAGCAAATGTTGTTGAGATAGATTGGAATGAGTTTTTAAGATCTTCTGTTCGTCCTTCCAAACTATTCTCATAAACTTTGTACTTTTTGTCTGTAGATCCAGCAGAATTTTCGGATACTTTCTCGTATTCTTGAGCTTTCTTATAGTTGCCCATTAGGACTAGAAATTGTTCCATATGATTGGTTTTTTTTGTTACTTTATATGCGTTTTTTTGCATAATACCACACAATCCAATATGTGGCGACCAAGAATTTCTTCTTGATTCTGCATCTTCGTCTAAGGGACTAGCTTAGGATTATAAATGCAGAGCAGACTCTATCTTTATCTTATGGATATAAGATATGATGCGTAGGCTGACACATCACTGTGCCAGCACATAGTCGTTACGGATTCTGATATTTTGTTTGTTTAAAAATTCTTTAAATTGTTCTGGTGTATTGTTTCCATGTCCATACATACTATGAAATTGTTTATGTAAATTTCGATCAATACAAATTCCAAGCGGATATGAATTATGCATTTTTAAAAATTCATCAGTTAAATATTGTAATTCTTCTTTACTATAATCGGTAAAGTTTTCTTTTAAAGGGAAATCAATATTCTTTAATGTCTCAGATAGTATCAAATTAAATCCATACAAGTGATGTACGTCATAAATTTTATTACCAGTTATAATGCATTGATTATTACAATGTTCGATTGATTTTCTACGCCATGGTCTAATTTTATGTCTTAAAAATTTTGGAATGTCTTCATAAACACATCTTTCAATTGGATGGTATAATTTCATACGATCTCTTTGCCCACGAACAGCCTCAGAAGTTCTATGTAAATATTGTGCAATTTCCTCATCTGACTGAGTAGAATAATGTTCTAATAAATAATCAATTTCGTTTTGTCCCCAATACCGAAACGAAACAAGTCCATTTTCGTTTGCTTTACAAATAATACTTCCTTTTGGATGTCTTGGTAGCATTTTTTCCATTTCTCCTGGTTGCAAGATATGATAATATTTAAATAGTAATTCCATTTCTTTATCTGTCCATCTTGCCGACTTTTCTAATCGTAATTTATGTGCTTTTGTTCGAATAGCACCAACGGTATATTTACCATGAAATATTAGTTGTGAAATTTCTTCAATAGACAAATCAGACGGATAAGCCTCTTTCAATAAATCTACATCTTTTTCTGACCACGTTTTTCGACGCACCAAACCAAGTTTCATAGCTTTGTGTGCAATCGAATCTTTTCGTTTATTTGGTATATGTTTGAGTATTTCTTCCCATGTAGCTGTAGCATAGTTCTCAATTAAATATTTTTCTTCTTCATCAGTAAATGGATTTCTCCCAACTTTAATATAATCATCTCCTTTTGTGTAAAATAAAAAGACGTGCTTATGCACATCTCACCAAAATATCAGTCTTTCCTCGGAATTCTCTGTCCCCAGCTCTCTTCCGATATGGCATCATTCTTAACGATATATTTTGAAAGCGTCGTTCATACGTCACCGTATGTTCAGGCACCAATCTTTGTTTACCAGCCATCGCTTTTGCAATTGCTCTTTGAGATACGTCACTGTAGCTAGTCCATTTGCCAGCGACTTCATCAAGCACATCACCGAAATTTCTGAATTTATCTTGTTTGTCTCTTAGGTTAATTCCTTCACCTTTTAAGACTGTTTCTACATCACTCCAAGCTGTTACTTTGTCCTGTAGAATGAGACAATATGACTTCTATATAACAAGAAATAAACTCATTACATAGAAGCGGTTGCGGTACTTCCAAAAGTGTCTTTACACTTGACCGCAACTCCACTTCTTAAGGAATTATGGGAAATATAGAAGTGTGTTCAGACTGTCGCATAGTCATCGAAATGACCTTCTTTCGCTCAGTCGTTCAAGGCAGATATAAATATATCCTTCCTCCTTATTGACCGTTCCCTCGGCTTTTAAGCACATATGAAAATTCATATGATCATAAGAAAGAATTGCCACAGTGGTTTATGTATTATGCCACTGCGCCCCAAATGTCTAGGTCTTCGCCATTATTTTGATAATCTTTAAGTCGTGCTAGTTTGATATTTCCCATACGGGAGAAAATGGCGTTCAAACCAGTTCCGACTGAACTCATGCCTTCCTGAGTTGTTTCACCGATAGTTGCTAAATAGCCCAAGAGTTTGTCCATACTAACTCCAGCTAAATTTGCATTCGTCGCAACTTCTGACATACCTTCTGCCAAACCACCGACATCAGTAGCAGAAGCCATATCTACAGAACTTAATTTATCTACGATTTTCAAGGTATCTTCTGCACTCGTAATGCCATAACCTTTTCTCGCAGAAGTTAAATATTTTGTAGCATTTTCAGATGTTAAATCACCAACCTTGCTAAGTTTGATAGAACTCTCGGCAAGCTTATTAGACTTTTCAACACTTTGTCCCTGTTTCATCCACTCAGTAGAAGAAGCAGCAACATCTGTACCAGTAGCCTTTAATTGATGCCCCATATTTGAATATGTTTTCATCAAATCTTTGGCTTTATCATTGGATACACCAGTAGCCATCTGAAGCTGAGTCATAGCACTATCTACATCATATGTGTTTTGCACCATTTCTTGTGCTTTGTTCATACCAGATTGCAAGATACCATATGTTCCTACGAACTGAGAAATCTGACTAAATCCACGTTTAACTTCTGAAAACATTGAATTTCCAGTAAGTCCTTTCGCAGAAATTTCAGCCTGCATTTGCTTAAACTGTTGGTTAAGACTTTGTGCTTCGCCTTTAGTTGTGGCATTCTCGGATTGTTTCGCAAGATTCTCTAATGCAGCTCCATATTCCTTAGCAGCTTTAGTATTATTCGTCATATAAGTTCTAATCTTATTTGCTTGAATACTACCTTCACCAGGATTAAGTGCCTTGCTCTGAGTTGCGTCGAGAATTTTTATCTCATTGTTTAATTTTTTATATGATTGGATTACTTTCTCATTCTGCTTAATGATCGCATCCTGATTAGCAGTTGAAGGATTTGCTTGGTATTGAGTATGTAATTCCTGCAAACCTTTTACATTTTGTTTATATTCTTCAAAAGACTTATTCGCATTTTTGTATTCTTCACTACCACTGTAATACTTACTAAGTTTCTTTTGTTGTGCTGCTAAATTAGCATCATATGATTTATTTCCAAGAGTCCTAGAAACATTTTGCACATAAGAATCTTTTTGTTCTTGTTCTTTAAGAGCTTGATTAAACCAATTGTCATATTGTTTTTCTTGCTCTTTATGTTGTTTTTGTACTTGTTTCTCTATATCACTCTTTAATACTTTATTAGGTGAAGAGTTTAATAAAGATAAACTATTTGTAGCATTTTTATCATATTGTTCAAGTTTTGCATATGCGTCAATTAAAAGATCTCGATTTTCTGTAGTTCGATTCTTTTTAAAATTCCCATACATTCTATTGACTTCTTTACGTTGTTTTTCATAGTCAAGAACATCACTACCAAACTCATTGTATTCTTTGCTGTTATTGTCAACATACCCAGAAAATTGTTTTTGATATTTGCTTGATTTTGATGCAAATTTCTTGGCTTGAATGTCGGATTCAATTTTGGCAGCTTTTTCGTTTAAAGCTTTTTGCTTTGCTTGAAATTTAGCGTTGTTTTTCTCTTGTTCCTTGAGTGCTTGATCCTGCGCTTTTTCTTGTATTTTTGAAACATTTTTTGCATATTTTTTAGCGTCTTTATCTGAAATACCTTCATTTTTTGCAATGTCAGTAATTACAGATGCCATTTCCTCGGCTTGTTTCTTCTGACGACTGATAAGACCTTTATCAACAGATGTTTCTCCGCTAGTATAAAATGTCCCAGAAGCATGTTTCATCTGTTTTTGAATTGCAGATTTTCTATATTGTACATATGATTTTGCCTGAGCGTTTGCCTGTCTTTTAATTTGATTATTAAGTGTTGTATTTGTTGATCCGTTCGTACCAACAATAGGGTTAATATGCACATCCCTATCTTGTACAAGATTATTCAATTGAGACTCAACATCGCCCTTATTCAATATTGCTTTAATGACGGCTTGAAAATCCATTCACTCACCTCTTTCATGATTTTGTGCATAATAAAAAAGAGCCTATACAAAAATAGACTCTTTCAGTTCCAGTATATAATTAACAGACGGTCAGGGAATCGAACCCCGATCTCTGGTTTTGGAGACCAGTATAATTCCATTATACCAACCGCCCGTGAGAGCAATGATCAATTACTTGTTACTTGTTGTTTAACTAATTGCTGTCAAACATGGTTTAAGTACCCATGTACCAGTAGGGAAGTCATAAAGATGTGATAAAACATATTCATGTGCTTCGATAACTGAACCAACATTTACCTCTGTATGTATAACTATTCCTCCGCCATACATACTCCATTCAGCACAAATAAGTGTATAGTAATTTTTTCTATTCTCTATCATCATAACATCATCTCCTACTATATAAGTGGTGTTACGTCATAGATTTTGTTGTGTAATTGATCATTGCGAGTTTGAGTATATCATAGTAATATATTGTATGTATACAGGTATCTTTTTCCAATATTACAAATCAGACAAAGAACCTTGTTTTCCTTCTTTAATACCGTCTTTTGTAAAGTATTTTCCGAAGTCATCTTCTGCGGATGAATCGTTGTAAATACCAACCAATTCCGTAGAAGACCATCCAAAGAATTCTTTGATAACATCAATCGGAATATTCTTCTTTGCGAAAGCAGTACAAGTATAATGTCTCATACAATGGTAGTAGAAGTCTACATCTAACATGTCTGAGAATTCAGTTGTCCATTTATCAAGATTGGATCTACGATGCCAACCATTTTTATCTTTCGTTACAAAGATATCATCAATATCAACGCCAAGTTCTTTACGTTGTTTATCCCATAAATCAATGTATTTTTTAACATCGACAAGGATAAATTTGTTTAACTGCTTACCTAATTTACCACGACCCTTTGTACGAATCTTTGGCGTTTTATATAGAGCACCGTCAAATTCGAGGGCATCATCCGTGAAATAAGACATTTTCATCTGAATAATTTCAGACTTTCTCATTCCAGAATAAGCAGCAATAGCGATAGCACACGCCTTTTCATATTTCTCCTGTTCGACAAGAGTTTTCAATAAGTCATCAACTTTTTCATCTGGCAGAATCGTTTTCTCACGCACTGCCTCATTTGCAGGATTCTCAATCTTGTTTACAATTTTTCTGAATCCTTCAAATTCCTCTTCCTCATCTAACATATTTTCGATATAATCAGATAAAGAAGAAAGACATGATTTAACACGTCTTGTTCGTTTAGGACTCCATCCCCATACGTTAATTGCATGATTTTGAAATTTAGCAATATCACGCTTTGTTAATTTTGCAAAGTCCTTATTTTTATTGTGTTCCAGATTCCAACACCAGAAAATATCTAAGTCATTGCGATAACCTTTGATTGTACTCTGCGCACGATCAATAGAGGCAAGGTAGTCTAACCACTCATTGCCTAAGTCTTTATTATCTTCGTTGACCAATGCTAGTTTTTCTGGAGATGTAATCTTGTTATATACCGTAAATCTAGCCAACGGTAAAACCTCCTGTGTGTAAAATGAATACAACCACAATATATAGTAGTGTTCGTAAAAATGAATCACATATATTGTGGTTGCTATGCATATAAAATCTTGGTTTTATTTTGTGAAATTTACATCAGATTTGATGTGAAAAGAAATTATTGTTTAAATCTTTTTGCAAATGCCTGTTCAGCATATTGTTGAGCTTTTTGCTCTGTACGTTGCCAGAATCCAGAAGTTAATACAATACCAGATCCCCCAGATTCCGCTTCTGAAAAGACGTGAGGAGTAGAGTAAGTTCCAGTATCATAATTGTATCCCTGATCAAGATACACAGTGGCACTAACAGAATCTCCGCCACCAACAACCCCAGTTGTTCTTGCAGAGTTTTTCATCTGATATGTTCTTACATATTCCTTTGGTTTCCCACCAGCATAAGAAGCAGTAAGCTCTTGATTGGCTGTTAAGAATGTTTTGCTCTCAGCTTCACTTACGGCATCACGCATTTCATTCTGGATTTGTCTCCATAATCCAGCCATTGCACCCATGTTTCCCATGAGATCACCTTACTTTCTGTCAATAGAAACTACATTATTATTGACTGCATCAGCGGCACCCTGTTTAATTGCTTCAAGTGCATCAATTCTATTTTTCTGGAAATCATCAGATTCAACAACAGCTTTTGTAATGTCTTCGGCAGTAAAGTCAAAACCATGTTCTGCAAAATACTGCATCATCTTCTGAGTTACCTCTGGATCAGCCTTTGCAAACACTTCGTTGATATATTCAAGAGCAGGTGCTAAAGCCACGACAGATTCTACTAAATCGTCAACACCTTCAACCTTGAAATTCACATCTTTGCCGTCAAGTTTAATATCAACTGCACTTGCAATTAACTGCTGTTTAATGTAATCGCATTTCTCATCAATTGCAGTTAACATATCTTGAAACTGCACTTTATTAATATCATTTTCATCAACAAATGCGTCAACATCAATATCTGATGCAAGTTCGTATAATTCATCAATGTCAATGCTTTCTAAATCCACACTTCCATAGAATTTGATAATATTCATCTTGATTCCCATAAGTTTACTCAGTGGATCGTAGTCCATACTGGATATTCCATTTTCGTCCTGAGTTACAGGAAAAGCAGAAGCAACAACGGCTTCAACGAAATCATTTGCCTCAAATCTATTTAAAGACCCATCTTCATAATGTCTTGTTTCAAAAGCAATTTTACCCATAAAATTATCTCTCCATTTCTCTATTTAACTTCTCAATCAATTCAGATACATGATATCTGTAATTGACTTTCAATTTTCGACTATTAACAATGATTGGATTGAATTTTTTTAAATCCTTTTCGTTGAATGATTTCTTATCCATAGAAGCAATCATTCTGTCAAAATCATTGATATGTTGAAAATATGTAGTTTCCATGTTATCTTTCTTTCTAAAATTAAATAAAAACCCTGCGATCATATTTCTGTAACCAACAAATTCTCTTAAACCTTTAATCTGATGATAATGGATTACACCTTTCTCATCTTTGGTACGTTCAAAAGAAATAGAAGAAGTGCCAACACTTTTCAATTCCAATGCATACATATAAGGAGAGGAAAATAAGAAACAATCGCAAGGATTCTTACTTGAAAATCTTAAATTACTACAACCACCAAAAGATTGTGCTTGATCTTTTAAACGATAGTAGAATACGTCTGAAGGAATACTGGCTTTCCAATTTTCTTCAAATCTCTTACCAACATTCTTTGCCAACCTATTCACCTACCTGATATTTATCGTTAATATATTTTCTATAATCAACATACAGTCTGTATGTATCTTTTTTTGGATACCAGAACGCCATAATATTTGCACGTTCAGATGGATAGACCAGAAGTGGTTGTACGCCATGTTCTACATAGAACTTAACCTGTGCCAAACTTGTAACAGGAATGAGTTTTGTATCTTTATAGGCTTCCTGCAACTGCTCAGGCGTTGTAATTTCTGAATTCAATAAATACACCCTTTCTTTTAAAATCGTAAAAAATAGGGAAGAAAACAAAAAAATCATATAATCCAATTTGTGAACCATATTAAAGTTTTGTTCTCTTCCCTATCTTCTAACTAAAATGTAAAACTATAATATGATTACTGCAATATTTTTTCATGTTCAATATTCCAAGTTAATACACTACTGATTAGTATAAACTAACCAGTAGTGATAAATAATGTCCTTAAATTAAGCTAAAGACTTGATCTGATAGATATCTACAAATTCATCATCTGCATCTGTCATCAGATCAAATGTGATCTTCAGAGTAATAGGATCTCCCTCAGCTGCGAAAGCTAATTCGATATTTCTCTGAGGAGTAGCTTTGTAGCAAGTGATATGTAATGGTGTTACAACTCCCTGCTCAGATTTCTGGTTGATTTCTGCGTCAACTCTGAAATCAGCTAATTCCTGATTATCGTTAATCTTAACTAACTGAAGTGTAGAGTCATTTACGATATAAGATACATCGTATTTCTTACCAACAACGATATCGCTATCTGTTGTAGCTGTGAATACTTTTGCTGCTGCACTTCCTTCGATCTGTGTTCCACCAACATCACCTTTTTCGTAAACGAATAAAGCTCCTGCTTTTGGATCGTCTGGTAATGTAAGTTTTCCTGCTTCTGTAGCAGTGATCGTCTTCATTTCTGCACGATCTCCACCTTCTGTAATTGTACCGTTACCAAAGATAGAGAATAACTCAAATGGATATACCTGAATTTCTGATTCAAGTGTTCCTTCCATTGGGTTAGCAAATGTTACAGCATCTCTACCTCTCTTTTTAGCTTTTACAGAGTCTGCTGTAATATTTAATGTTACTGTATTTGCATAATCAACTCTTAAAGCCTTTTTGCTTGTAGCCAAGTTAGTTAACTCAAATACACCGCAGTCACGGCTTGCATATTTCTTACTAGCTGCCATTTTGTCACATCCTTTCATTAGAATTTTTAAATTTTAGTATTAAAAAAAGACCCATAAAAACAGGTCTTATTTTTCCTCTTTGAGATTTTTCAAATATGAATCTTCTTTAAAGTCACTACCTTCAGTTCCCCAAACACTGGCATTAAGAGCCATGATTTGATAATTTCTATCAATTAAAATTCTTTGAAAATTATCATATAATTGAGGAATTGTTAGTTGCCCTACGTTAGTAAAATTAATACTTGGGTGATACGCACATACGACAGAGATAATATTTCCGATATCATATTTAGGATCTTGTTTATCTAAGTTTTTTCCACGAGTACGTTTAGCTTTTGCCTTATCACGTCTACGCTGCATTTGGATAACAACAGGATCTTTTTGTTTTGATAATTCTTCGGACACTGTGCGTTCATTGTTGATATTTGAAATTTGCATCAAGATATGTAATACATCATCAAAGATTTCTCGATCAATAACCCCGACAACCTGTGATTCAATTTCTCCAGTTTCTTCGTCCTCATGTGTTTTTAAGATCTCAAATCTTTTTTCTCTTAATCTATACACAACATCTTCGACAAAATAAAAACAAAATGCTCTCACATAAATCCGTATAACATCTGTGTTTTCTGATACCAAATCAAATAATTTAACATCTGTTCGTTCTTCATAAGGTAATGCCAAAAAAGCATCATATTTATCTGGCAGGAGAGCAGAGTAGTAGCTGTCTACTGTCAATGTCATATAGCTGGCATATTGCATCCATAACCCTTCACCAATTCTCCTACGATCACTGATTTTAGGTGGCTGAATATGCCCAATTCCAACAGGTATTGGTTCGCTTGACAGTAGCTGTGAATAAGTAAGTTTTACGTCACTCACTTACAAAGCAACTCCATATTTATATCATCAATCCGATACACCATTGTCCTGCCATAAAAGTTAGTGTTCGGTTTAAAAGACTGTAATTGGCTTGTACGACTATCTAACCTCATAGCCCCGATACCAAATGAGTCTTTTATGGATTCGTCAGTTAAGGCAAGATTGATTGCTTGACAAATCATATCTAAACGATTGCCAGCGTATCCTTTTTCACGCCATTCTGACTTTTCATCATCATCTAGTTTGATAACATCTCTATGACATATGACATTGATAACCAATGTGTAATCAATAATAGATGTTGATATACTAGCAGGATATGTTTCCATTAAGATAAGAGATCGTGTATCTGTAATGGTTTCATCCATATATGGGACATCTTTGCAGTGTCCTAATAAACGATTGTCTTTTACTTGCCCATGTATATTTTCGCCAATCTTACATCCAAACCAATTATCCTCGAAAGAATAATCGTCATCATCAAGATATGGCATAGTAAGAGTGTTGACATCGTCATTTGTCATTAAAATATTTCCTACGGCTTCTTTGATCAACCCAAGCGAAACCAGAGGATTTTCCATCATTTTTTCTGTTTTCGTCATTGAATTTCACCTATGTAAGACTTTCTATAGTTATTTCAATAGAAGCAGTAGAAGAAGTTCCATCTTTTGCAGATAATTTCAAGATGATTTTCTGACCAATTAATGCAGAATTTGACACAGAGATTCCAATGTTTGAACCAGTTTCTTCTATATTAATGGAGTCTTTTAATTCACATTCAAGGTCCCATTGAGGATCTTTTGTAACTATGTTTCCATCTAAGTCTTTAAAAGAAGCGGTAAATGTAGATTTCTTTCCTACAAAAACTTTCTTGTATCTATACTTAATAGTAGCAGTACATGTCTGTTCTACAGTTGGAGCATCTGGCTGTTCTGGTTTCTCTGGCTGCGTTGGTTCAGGATCTTTTTTAGGCTCAAAGTAATCACATAATCGCAAGTCTTTTCTGTCTTTCGCTGGGTTAAATTCATCTTTATCAACGATAAAAGATAATACACCACCATGTTCGGCACCAAAATGATATAAAACATTATCATCACGAGTGAATGTAAATACGTCATTTGGAACTTCACGAATATCAAGAAATACTCTTTTTCCATCAAGCCCAAGAGTATCATCGTCTTGCGGTACAATTACCGTATAGTTATTTGATCCAACAAATATAATATTGTTACCTGTTTTACCAACATCATATTTAGATGCCGATTGATAATAAGCCCATCTTTCATGGATATTACCATCTGCATCTTGCCATTTTACAGTAGACTGACACAACTTCATTGTTGTTTTTTCAAACACACCGCATTGTCCAGGTCTTCCGTCTATGATCCAGTAATTATTTTCAAAATATACATACATTCCTGCTTTGGAAGTATTACATGGAAATAGTACAGTTCTCTGCATAGTTTTTAATGCGGTATCAGAATCATTATCTTGAACTACACATCGGATAGTCGTTCTTTCTGATAAATCAGAATTACATAATTCAACCGTAGAAGCAATGTCTGTATCTAGGATTTCTGCAAATTCATCATCTTTATAATCGTTATATGCATCATTTTCATAACCGCCTGTTAAGTTAGGTCGTGTATTAGGTGTTATTAAATACCAATCTTGCATTTATCACACCTCCTATGTATAAGCGGTAGGTTTCTGATTGTTTGTCATTTTTTCAGCATTATACTTAATAGCATCAAGCTCATTCTTTGCTGAAGTTTTTGACCCATTATTTCCATCAATACTTAATTCTTTTGTTACAATACTCACTCGTTTATTTACAAGAGAGTAGTAACGCTCCTGATAATATTGATGCATATATTCTGCCATTGTATCTATGACATATTGATCAAGATCTTCTGAAAATTCTTTTGTTTCTACATCAAATGTAAGATCATCAATTTCCATAGAATATCTTGCAATTGCCTTTTTTAGCCATTGAAAAACTAAAGAGTCTGGCAGAGGCGTTTTATCTGCAAACGTAGATTCAAAACTTTGAATTACATCATCTGCGGTTGTCATTATAATCACCTACATCCTATTTCATTTTGTGTCCTGTATAGTTTTCAATGAATCGAATTTTTTCGTAATCGTTATAATTACCTTTTTTAATCATCATCATGACAGCTGACTTTTCAGCACTTGTGACAATATACTCAGAAACTTTATCTTTAAATGTCTTTGACATACCTTTATAAGCAAATAATTTTGCCACTAATTCAGGCGTTAAAATCTTCTGAACTTTCTTTTCTTCTTTATTGTCAAAGCCCAACTCTTCACGAGTAGCAGCGTCTTCAATGTATAATGTTGCATGAGAGCCAACGCCATCAATTCCAGTAAAAAGCATATTACCGTTCTGTACCTGAGAGATTACTTCTCCACGAGATAAACGAGTAGTACCATTTGGTGTGATTGTTACATCTCCTGTGGATTCAATTCTCTGAAATCCTGTTGTCCAATTGGCAAGACTGCGTACTGTAATTTTTGTTTCCATGCTTAACTCTTTTACAACTTCTGTATTTTCCATCTCTTTCAATTATTTATCCTTTCACAACTAATTATCGTTTACTTGAATTTGTATTTTACAGAATTATACAATTCAATCTTTTCATCTAAATCTTTCGACTTTTGGAATGTCCAATAACGTACACCAGTATTTTTGTTGATGTTAGAAGAAATATAACTTTCGCCTAACCCCATTAAAAAATAGTGTAGTTTTTTGGAATAGCAAAAGTAAATATCGTTCATGGTCTATGTCCTCTATTTAACTAATTAATTGCAAAGATATACAGAATTACCATATATCTTTGCAAATAAAAAAGACCCATAAGGTCTACATTTCTTCAACTATTTACGAATTCTAGTAAGCACCAAGTTCTGTTGACAGTTTCTTGTCTCCAAGTAAACCAATCATATATTCTCTTCCTGGAGCAACTAAAGCACCAACTTCAAGGTCATATCTTGTGATTAACTGACCTGTTGATACGTCTGTTCCAGAAATAGATGTTAATCCGCCTCTTGTTACTGTATAGATTGGAGACTGTCCACCAGCAGGAATTACATATCCGAGTCCCTGTGGTAATACTGTCTGGAAGTCTGTTCCAGCTGCATTCATCAGAGAAGTATCATATGGGTTTGGTAATTCAGAAACAACTGCACCATTGTACATTCCCATTAATCCTGTATCGTGGATTTCTTTCATAACAGCTTCAGAGATACCTGTAACAGCAGGTGTTGTTCCCTGATATCCTGCGAATGCATTAAGCTGAGAAACTAAAGCATAATCACCAGTGATAGTTGGTTTTCCGAAACGTCTTACAGGTGTGATAACTCCATCAACACCAGTTTTTGTTAATCCGTCTCCCTCGAAGAAGTATTTAACTCCATCTGCATGTTTGATTGCTTTGTAGATTGTTTCTACAACATAAGCAGCAGCCTTGTTTCTGATCTGAATAGCGATCTGATTCTTTAACTCGTTTTCATCGCTCATGTCACCAATAGCAGCTTTTCTATAATCTACTGCATAACCAGCAGAAATAGCTACTGTAGCGATAGGTGTTCTTTTCTTTCTGATTACTGGGAAGTTAACATCCTGACCTAAAGCCTGTTTGCTTGCTGGGTTTCCAACAAATTCTGGGATTTCAACTTCGCAAGAATCATTATATCCGATTGCTTTGTAATTTCCATAGATGCTTAATAATTTAGCTTCCTGAAGAATCTGAGGTTCCATTGAGAAACGTCTGATTTCATTTAATTCAGAAACTGCTGATAAATCACCAGCGGAAGCTTTGCTATTTAACTCTTTAATATAGTTAGCAGCCTGATCTGCTTTTTTTCCGAAACGTGCTAAGTCTTTTCCATCTCTCATTGCAGAGAAAATTTCTACTACAGGAGATTTTGTAGACACACGACCGCTTGCAAAGTTTGCATCCTTACGTTCGTTGTTTAATTCAAATGTATACATTTATACTATCCTCCTTTTTAAATTAACTATTTTGATACTGACTGTGTAGCTGGAGCAGAAGCAGCAACTCTTACAACAATACCTTTGTGATTTCCAATGATTTCAGTTACTTCTACATATGGTGCAGCAGTAGCTCCCTTAACAAGATCACCCGTTGCTGTAGATTTTAACTTATCACCTTTAGCCACCCCAGTAGGAATCTGTTTTCCATAAATTTCAAGTTCTTTTCCGTCTAATTTATCAAGATCTAAAACTCTTAAATCTGATCCTTTTGCGATAAAGTATCTGTCTAAACCTTCGTCGTCACCAACTTCAATATTCATTACTACCTGTTTAGCGTTAGCGGCTAAAGCAAATGTACCTTCTGTTACTGTTCCAAAATCGCCATTATAAACATCTGTTCCTGCAACAGCTTTTACATATGGGTATAATTTCTCGATTTCAGAGATATTGCGGAATTTAATCATTTTTATCTATCCTCCTTATTAAAAAATACTTACATCTTCGTCATCATCAACAACTTCGATAGATTCACATACCTCAGAAAAAATATCTTCAACTTTTTCTGAATTTGTTTCTGCTGTAGGCTCTGTGGCAGATGCCTGCTTCTCAGCTGCTTTCTGCTGTGCTACAATATTCATGCAAATCTTAGATTTGATAGAGTTAACTTCAGAAGCAATTTCGTTTAACTCGTCAATATTTTCGCAAGAGTTAATATCAGATTTTAATTTGTCGATATCTTCTTTTGCGACAGCTTTTTCGTCTTCATTGAACTCGCTTAAAGCTTCGTCAACTTCACCTAATTTTTCTGCAACTTTAGCTTTTGCAATTTCTTTTCTAAGAATTTCGATCTGTTCCCATGCTGTCTCATTCTCTGTCTTTGTGTCTTCAAGAGCTTTCTGTAATTTTTCGACACTTGCATTAAGTTCGGAAATCTTTACATCCTTTTCTGCGATAACAGAATCTTTCTGCTCAATCACGGAATTCTGCTCAGAAATTTTCTCTTCTAATGCAGATTCTTTAGAATTGATTTCAGAAATTGTTTCTTTGATAGCAGAAGTGATTTCTTTCATATCAATTGTTCCGTCCATTTTCTGTTTGTCCTCCTTGTTTTGATTTTCGTTTAATTCCAATACAATAGAAGAGGTATCAGCTGGGTTCATTACCATATCCCAACCAGAGTGAATGAATTCAACAGGAATTCTCCCTGTTTCTCTCCATCCATTCATATAAACAATTCCTGTATTACCTTTTGCTTTGAAAATTTCTACGCTACCTTCTACGGCAACGCCATTGTTAAGATCTTCTTCAAGATTTGCAACGAATTCTGGATAACACATTTCATCAAGATATCCTTCACCGCATACACATCTCTTTGTTTCACCTTCGTAATCAATGTCGTCAATATATCCTCTTGTAAAATGTCCAACAACACTTGCATTTCTAAATGTTATTAAGCCATCTTCATTGACACCAGTTTCTCCGTGACCGCAGATTATTGTTCTGTTTTCATCTAAAAATTCAACACGAACACTCATATCTGTGATACTGCCGAGCTGTGGCGCACAATATTCCTCTAAAAAGGTAATTCCATTTTTGTTGTATTTTGTTCCGATACCATTTTCTACTGATTCAGGAGGCTGTAATTCGTACAATACGGCTTTAAATGGTCTACGCCCATTCTTGTATTTCTTTTCAGATAACTCTACGATTGCCATGTTGTATCCTCCTTTAAAAAGTTTTGTATAACAAAAAAGCCGATTAAATAAAATCGACCTTTCATTATTGATATTTATTTAGAGTCACTTGGACTTGGGATATTGTTCCCATTATTATTTCTACTTCGAATTGTATTTTCGGTAGGGTTGTCCGTAGTTGGACGACCGCCTTGATCATTTGTATTATTTGAAGAATTAGTATAGGCGGTCATATGTGGTAAATATTTTTGATATACACCATCTTCGATTTCTTCATCTAATACATTAAAATATGCTTCTGGGTTAATTCCTGCACTAGCAACAAGATAAGATAAGGAACCGCTTGCCTCTGAATATAATGTTTTGCACATATCAAAGAATGTCTTGCGATTTACAAAAGAAGTAGGGAAGTAGTAAACTTCCACTGGATTGTTTTGATCTTTAATGACATTTTTGTTAATGACGTAATTTAATTCTTTTTGCCATTCATACACCCATGTATATACTTGGGCGGTGATCATTTCGAGGTTATTCGCTCCAGCTCCAAAATTACCTGATTCCATTGCACCAAGTAAAGAAGCGCAAATACCTAAATCCAAAGAGATTTGATTGCTAAGATTTGATTCATTTTTATCATTAAAAATATCTGTAGAAACATCTAAAGAATTAATCTTTGTTCCTGCGGCAACGCTAATGAAACTTAACCCACCTTTGTTGTTTTTGTTAACTACAGCGGTTTTAACATCATTATGTTGGGCTTCTTGTTGCTTTTTGGTTAAAGCACAAAGTCCTTTTTCTTTCCCTTCTGGGAATGTCTGATAGACAACTTTATTGTTCATGTCATCCAAAACATTTCGTTTTGTGTCTGTAAAATAATCTTTATATAGTACATCCTCAAGAGCAGCAATAACCAATGATCTTCCCCAAGGTTCTGAGTCTTTGCATTTGATTTTTCTACACATTGTTTTATCCGAATTTAATATTAACCAATTGCCGTTTACGCCATTACTTTTCTTGCGATCGTGATACCCTTTCCTGATTTCTTCTGGATACTTTTTAAGTTTTCTTTCCCGTGTATCGTCTGTGAAATCATCAAAATATCTCAAGTCAAAACCAACAACAAATCGCCCATTTTTCTTACCAACAATTTTACAATACTGCCAAGGCAAAGAAATAATAGAGACATTGACACCGATGTCATTTATCTCCATAATACGCTCAACATCAAAATCATTCATGTATTTTGTATGATCAATATCGGATGGTCTTACTTTGGTTTCGAAGTAATAAAACGCAATTCCGTCTAACATCTCGGTATGTAATGCATCTCTAATGAAATGTTTGTCGTCGATTGTCTCAAGGGTAGAGCGCATTAAGCGTTTATTATTTTTTGCCTTGTTGTTATTTTTCTTTTTTGCTTTCGATTTATTGATTAATATACTATCAAGACATGGCAATGCAACCATATAGTCAACAGAATTTGTAACAACTCCGTTTTTTGTATACACAAAATTTGACAATCTAATGGCGGTTTCGTGGTTTTCAATTGGATTTCTTAAAACACTGCGTATTTCTTCTTTATTAAAATAATCATAAACACCACATTGAAAGATAGCGTTAAATATATCTGTTGTTGTATATTGATAACTGTTGTATTCATATGTAGTGTCTTGCTTTACATTTTCTTCCATTTTCCCTCCTTCCATTAGTTTACAAATGTTGCGTATCCGTATTCTTCATCTGTAGTTGCCATATCTAATTCCAACTGGTCTATAAAATATGACCCGTAACTACATGAAGAATATCTATCTTTTCGGTTATTTCCACGTTCCTTAATTCGGATACCACCTGTGGTTAGTTTTTCATATTGTAATTCTGCACATTCACTAACAAGTGCCTGAGTCTCTAAGAATGGTCGCTCAAAGTCAAATACATCATCGACTTCAATAGCCTGTCTGTACTCTTTGTTCTTAGAAAGAATTTCCTCTTTTGCGGTTTCAAAATTAACAAGAAAATCAATCTTTCCTTCGACCAGATTCTTTCTGAAGTTCATAGCAATATCACTGTTCAGGTTTTGTGTACCATTGATAGCATAGATGCATGGTTTTGCGTCTGGATCTTGACACAATCTACCGTATTCATCGTTGTTCATACATTTTAATGGGGCGTATTCAACACTGCGATCTTCATCGTATAGAACTTTTTGTAAAGAATACAGAATTTGCAAACCTCCGTTACGCACATCAATTACTATATAATCAGCGTTAAAATCTTCATATAACTGACGTATTCTAATTGCCTGTTTCGTTGTATCACCTATCTGGTTAGATTCTATATAAGGGAATTGTCTACGATATCCTTGTTCCATTTGCTTATCGCCATACGTCATTGTTTCTGGGATAGCACGAATACAAGAATAAACTGAATTGTCGTTCTGAGAACCTGCTACGAATGCAATATCGCCTGCGATAACTCTTACCTCATTGTCACGTTTAGGGATTGCATAGCGGTTTTTCTTATTGATTTGAACATCCAAATTATTTCTTGGATAAAAGACTTGTTTTGAAATTTGCCGATTCATCAGCATAGAATATGTAAAATATGCAGAATCAGATTCCTTGATTCTAAGATTTAAGAACTCTACCTTCCAACTGGTAGGATCTTGCTTTTTCTTTTCTTTGATCAACTGTTGTCTTGTTTTAAATCCATGTTTTAGACATATGCTTTCATCAAATGCTAAGAGCATACCTTTTCCATGATTTAACATTGATTCATAGTTCATGTCCACAATAGTCCACATCCAGTGACTAGGATCTTGCCAAGATGAACTGATGTAAATATCAACAGGATCTTCTTGCAAAGCTTTTGCTATAACTGGATCATTCTTATATTGTGCAAGTTTAATATAACCTGGTTGACGTACCATCTGGAAAGGTGAAATGACATTGTCTTCAATGTTTTTCTTGATCTGCCTAAACTCTTCTCGAATAGCGACTGTGGAACGAATACCACGAGCATTATCGTTCGCTGTAAACACTTTAATCGTAGATCCGCTACGGAATTTAACGACAACGTCTTGTCCATTTGTCTTGACGTATTCAATTTCTTCTCTCAATACAGGTGACATTTCCATTAATTCACCTTGAATTTTTTCAGTGATAATCAATTTACTCTGCCCACGAGTAGCAGAACCAATAACAACTTTTGATCCTGGATAAAGAATTGCTCTACAACATGCATATAGGGCAATTAAGAATGATTTTGCATCATTACGTGCTGCAACAATACAAATTGAGTTAGAAACACCCATATAATATAGCGATAACTGTTGATATGGATGTATGTCAATTCCTAAGTAATCTTGCACAAATCTGTGTAAATTTTTTCTAAAAAACGTACACCATGCTAATGTATGCATAACATTTGTAGGATTACTTAGATAATGAGTAGATGGGAATGCTTTATACAATTCTTGCTGATATTTATCGGCAGGGAATTGTTCAATCATTTTACTAAGACGTTTGGCAGCAGTTTTCTTACTTATTTTTTTATTCATCATCAAGATCCTCTTCATCTGGAACATAATATTCCTTATCTCTATCAGAAGATCCATATTGTAAATTTCTTAATGGACGTAACATAAATCTGTCCACATAGTCTGCCAAGTCATCATAGTCTTCATATAATGGTTTATCTTTGTAAAATTCTTCGGGCGTATATTTTGATATAGTAGCCAACGTTACTCCAAGAGTAGTGTTTTGGCTTTCATCTTTTTCTTCAACTGTTTTTAGACCTGCATCGTTAAATGTTTTAGAATACTGACTGCTAAGGTCGATATATTTCTTTGAATCACCTGCTTGTAAAGCACGTATTTGCAACATATATAAATTACATAATGATTTTACGAAGATTTCTTGGTTTTGGTCAATGTTTGGATTATTGTCTTTTAGCATATTATAATGTTCATCCAGATTCTTATAATCCGCCTGTGTAAATCCAGCTCCCCATCTCTTAGTAGCTGAACCAGAAATAGATATGTTATCATCATTAATTGCTTGCTCTGCACTCATAACTTGATCATATCCATCTTCATAAAATTTCGTCTTCATTCCATCAAGATATGTATTACCTATCTTTGTAGTCTGCCCAAGATTACGTCTTGAAAGATATTGTGAAAATGTAATTGGTTGATTTTCAACCTTGGCGTTTTTGTACGCATCAATATGAAATACTACATCAAATTGCTGACATACATGTTTAATTGCGTGGACTTCATTTCCATTGTAATAATTAATCAATTTCTGTAAATATAAGTCCATACAATCATTACAAATATTGATATATCCATCATTACTCTGGTATAAAGGAGAAGGAGATTTAGCAAAATGGTTTCTCTGATTATCCCAACTCTTACCACAACATGTGCATTTGTATTTTTTATCTACCTTAGTAGACCGTCTTGGCATCTCAAATTGCACTTCTCTATTGATGTACATTGGAGCTTTTGCCAATTCTTCTGGCGTTAATTCTCTTACCATACGTCCCTCCTTTCCTTATATAATAGAAGAGCAGTAGATGATATGATTCACCTACTGCATATAATTCATAACATTAGAATCTCCAAAGATCCTTTAACAGATACTCGAAAGGCAACATAGTTGGCAAAACTTCAAAATGTTTATCTTCCATAATTCTGGCAACGATATCCATATCAGATACATCTTCGTTGCTGATCTGAATACCATCTTCATCTTCATATCCAAAAAGCCAGATATCAGAATCAGAGTAGAAGTTTAACACAAAATCTACAATATCCTGAGTAACCTCTTCTTGATATAAATAAATAGAAGTCCCCTGTAAAGAATCATTATATTTATCATATAAGAAAACTCTCAGACTTCCATCATCAAACATTTCAAGACAATATGTGGCATCGTCTTTTTCCATATTAATTTTATGTGGAGTATAGTCAAGTTCTGACATTGCAATGGATAACATATAACGAATTGTCTCAGCGTTTGCAATGATATCTACACAATTATCTCCATCGACCAACTGATCGTTAACTGTAAATAAAAGCTCAATTTGGTCTTCAAAATCTGTAATGTTCAGATCCTCATATTTGTTATATTTATCTTTATAAGAAATAACAATCACTCCAATCTTATTTATTTACTGCATCTTTTAATGAAGCAGAAATTTTGAATTTTGGAGCTTTCTTGGCAGGAACATTGATTGTTTCACCTGTTCTTGGATTTCTTGCAACATGAGCTGGCTTATCTTCAACAGTAAATGTTCCAAGTCCCATTAAACGAACACCTTCTCCAGATACAATTGCATCAACGATGCATTCAACAACTCTATCTAATTCTTCTTTTGCCTCGATCTGAGTTACTTTACGTCCTTCTGTTTCTGTTTTCTTTGTTGCGATTGATTTTACTAATTCTTTTGTTGTAATCATAATTCGATTCTCCTTTTTAATTACTGTTTTATTTTTAACTAATTTTTACGGCTACTAACTTTTTAGTACCCATAAATATTTATAGAAATGGAGCAGAAGAAGTAACATCCTCTGCTCATAATAGGCAGTCTGTCCGACCTGTTTTGAGAGATTGATCTTAAAAAAATGACTGCCGAATTGCTAATTTAACTGCATCTTGAATGATGCTGTATGCCCATCATGTTCTGTGAACTCAAATAACTTACAAGCACTCTTTGATCCTTTGAAAATGCTGTCTGCATAAGGATCACTACCTACAAAACTTGGACATACTAAAATTTCTTTATCGCATGTAATACCTTCGCTGAGAGATTTCTCAAGCATTCCATGGTAATGACCGACCAATAAGAAGTCAATATCTTCGTTATAGATAGACTCCATATTTTGAATGGCGCTATCAATTCCTCTTAAGGTATGTCCGTGCATTGCAACCATGTTAAAGTTAGCGACAGGAATGTGAATACAATCAGATTCCAGATCGAGATGCACTTCAACACGATCATTATTTGCCAAACATTCATTGATATAATTACCAATAATATACTCAAAATCTTCCGCACATAACTCAGAAGCCCTTGTTCCTATAGGTCGTGTTTGGCTATGATTGCTTCGACCTACGCAATAATATTCAATTTCAACATATTTGGATAATTCATTTAAGAAATGTGAAATGATTTTTGAGATATCAACAACTGCCTTGACAACGGCAGAGTCGTTTAATTTGACGTCAGTAAGACGTAAGATACCCTGAATGTCATCACCTAATGTGACGACTTTGAGTTTAGAAATACCAAGTCTATGTACCAGTGTAATAGTCTGAGATAATAATTTCTGAAATCTTTCAATACAAATTTCTGGAGAGTATTCATTATTAACACTCTTAAATACTGCATTGTAATGAATATCTGCGATAGCAAGCACATATCCTTTAGATTTATCTTCAACTCTCAGAGGTTTGAAGTCTGGATTTGGTAGCATCCGAATTGCTTCAGCTACATATTCATTGAACAACTCAAAACGACTTTCTTGGCGAGAAATACGATTCCTCTCTAAATTAACTGTCTGTAATTTCTGTCGTTCTTTACGAATTTTTTCATATAATAACTGATCTTCAGACTTTTCATCATTACCATATTTCTGCTTGCTGCGAAAATAAGCATCTCTGAATCTACCACCAAATGGAGTAGAAGAGGACTTGCGAATTGTATCGCTTGCACATTGTACATGATGTTTTTCTTTAATTTCCTGCCAGTCGATATCAACTACACCGTCAAGTTTTGAATCAATATCTGCACAGACAGCCTCATATGTTTCTGGAGTTAATCCGATTTTTGCTAATTCTTGTTCAAAATTAATACTGATAAATCTTCACTCCAATCTATTCTTCATCAGAAGGTACGTTTAATTCCAGATCTTCATCCGTCTTTTCTTTCATCTGAAATTCACCATATTTTCCATCAAAGTCTTTTAATAAATCTTTGAAAGATACATTTCCTTCTTCTGTTTCAATAACTCCTTTTTCGATGTCTACATAACCTGCCGCCTTAACTGTGACAGTAGTAGATTTTTTATAAGATAAAGCTTTAGCCATATTTATCCTCCTTGAAACTAATGTGAATTTTTTTAATTATTTGTGAAATACCTCTACACACTTGATTAAAAATGTGGTATAGTGTAAACAGAGGGAGTTTAAGCATTTTTATGAATAAAAATTAAATGATTTCGTCTACAATTCCAAGGCGAAGCATTTCATCTGCATCAAGCCATAATTCCTGACGATATACTTTTTCGTACATTTCTTCATCAATATTAGAATGTGAAAGTACATACTGTTTAATTTTCTCTTCGTATTTTTGTGAAAAATTAAATAAATCTCTTACAGCATGAGCTGTTCCGCTAACAGATTCTGATCCACTATGAAGTAAACCTACGCTAAATGGATGACATACGGTTTTTACATTTGGATTATTATGTCCTGCCATAGCAATATGTAGCCCCATACTGGCTGCCATACTCATAATGTGAATTGTAAGTGGAGTTTTAATCTTTTCAATAACATCAACAAGATTAAATCCTCTATATACATCGCCACCAGGTGAATCAAGAATAATTGTAATAGGTTCTCCAGAGCCATCATTATCCATCTCAATAAGTGGTAAAACAGCGCTTTCAAGAATAGTATCGCAAATGACTTCATTCACAATAATTTTGCGCTGCTGTAAATTTACATAATACTGATAATCTACTACATCTGGCAGTCCACCGCCAAATTGTTTTAGTAAATCTTTAATTGGAAGTTCGAATTCTATATTCAACAGTCCTTTCTATAATGAAATTTTCAAACTTGAATTTGCAACAATAACTCGTGTACTTTTGCATTTCTTTTCAAGTTCAGAAGTTAATTTCTCTTTTAATGTTAACTTTGCTTTTTCTGATCCATGATGTAATACAATTCGATTTGTGTTAATAGAAGAGTAATAATCAAGAAGTTGACAGAATGGAGCATGTCCACTAAGAGATTTGAGTGAGAAACTTGCACATCTACAAGTATATTGTTTATTATCTATAGAGATCGATTTAACATTTTTGTCTTTAAGTAATGCAGCTAAACTTCCTGGCGTACTGAATCCTACAAATAGAACAGTAGCGTTAGGATTTGGAACTGCCTTTTTCAAATGATGTCTAATTCTACCATTATTACACATTCCAGACGTAGATAATATCACGCATGGTTCATTACTATGTACTAATGCTTTACTAGATTCTGCATCACGCACAAATACCACGTTATCCCAATTTAGGACTTCATCAAACAATTTTAATTCATCGCCAGATAAGATTTTACGATATTCGTTGAAAATATCAATTCCTAACGGTGTATCAATATATACTTTATAAGGGAAATCATAATCTTTCATGACCTGATAAATCATCGTTGTGAGAAATTGAAGCCTATGATTTGCGAATGTTGGGATAATGACTTGTCCATGCATTTCGCATACCTGTTGTGTAATAATAGAAAATAATTTTTCGATATCATTATTTCTTTCTTTTTGTCCAGTTTTTAAATCTGGGCGATCGCCATAAGTTGATTCCCCGATAACAAGATCTGCATGATCAATAGGAGTAAACTTATTGACATAATAATTATGTACTTTAGAATTTCCAATATCTCCTGTAACAAGAAGTGTTTTTTCTACATTGTTTTGCTTTAAATAAAGCAGAACTTGTACACTGCCAGGTAGATGTCCGTTTGGAATAAGTTTAAATGCTAAAGTCTCATCAACAACAACCTTTTCCATAACTGGATATTCGGACATATGTCTTATAGATGTTTCTACGTCATCAATCGTATACAGAGGTTCATAATTTTTACCATGTTGGTTATTGATTAATTCAACATCTCTATCTATAATAAACGCAGAATCTTGAAGCATTCTATACATAATCTGTTTATTGTTTTCGGCAACAATAATTTTTGCAGAACAACCCTCTTTATACAATCTGGGAATTATCCCCAAATGATCTTGGTGGCTGTGATCTACAAAGATATAATCAATGTCTTTTGGCTTAAATTCTTTGAATCTTCTCTTATTTACAAGAAAATCATCGTATTTACTATTTGACTGATGTAAACCAGCGTCAATCAAAATGTTGTGAGTATCTGTTTTTACATAAACCATAGAACCAGTAACATCCATGGCAGCAGGTTCATCTACAAATGATACTCTAATATTGTTTTGTTTTTTCTTCATAGAGAACACCTATCTTTCTCTATACTTTTTCAAAGCCTTCATTACGCTTCTTTTCTCACTTGCATAGTAAGTGGGATGTCCAGAATACGTCTGATGAATATCAGTTTTATCCTTGAATCCTTTTGAGCGAAGATAGAAAGCTTCATTTTTGGTGATCTTAATTATAGAAGATCCCTCCATTTCTTAAAATATTTCCAGTGATGCTTGACGCTGCACATATCAGTCGTCGTACATATTTACTGGATAAGAAAGCCTCAGACTGGATTTGAACCAGCTGTCCTTCAGGTCATGTCCTGTGCCTTTACCTGACTTAATGCTACCGAGGCATAATGGCTTGGAACGGATTTGAACCGCTTCACAATATTAAAAGTATTGCGTTCTACCAATGAACTACCAAGCCAGAAAGGAGTGGCAGACGAATATTAATCCATCTGCCTGTACTAACAATGAAAAAATCTTTGTTAAAAAAAGAACTGACCACCAAACAGCTCTTTGATTGCACAGGTAGGATTTGAACCTACGATCCCCTGAACCCAAATCAGGTGCGATAGCCAAACTACGCCACTGCGCAATGTTGGTAAGGACATTTACGTCCCTACCAATAAAGGATACTATATGAAAAATAAAATGAAACCTAGAAAAATAGCAGAAGGTGGATTTGAACCACCGATCTTCAGGGCATGAACCTGACGAGATAACCAAACTTCTCCATTCTGCAACAGGGATACCTAGACTTGAACTAGGCTCAAGACAGTCAAAGTGTCTTGTGATACCGCTACACTATATCCCTTTGGATGCATTTTTTGCATAAAATACAATTCCTACAGCTGGATTCGAACCAGCGACTTTCATCTAATGTTATCCTTGCTTTGATGACCCTCTAGCCTCTGAGGTATGTAGGAAAACTGACATGACAGGAGTTGAACCTGCAACACCAACGTCCGTAGCGTTGTGCTCTGTCCAATTGAGCTACATGTCATTACAACATTTACCGCATCTCATGCGTACACACTGGCGACACAGTATAATGTTAAATATTAAAGATATTGTGTGTAGGAATACCTTTAAAAACGACCTCAATCCACGTAGGAGTTTGAGATACTTTCAAGGCGAATAGAAGTGATGAACTTCCTCAAAATATTAGTAGAGGTATACGTTTCTGATATTCACTAGCCATCAGGGCGTTCGCATATTCTTTGATCTGCGCATCGTATGCATTTCAGATCTAATCGTCCGTGTTGAGGGAATCGAACCCACTCGTGACCGAAGCCATCTGATTTACAGTCAGATCCGCCTCCTTAGCGGGATAAACACGGATATTAGCCCACAAGTCCGAAGGACATTGTAGGACAACCTAACGCTGCGACTCAGACTCGAACTGAGACATCGTATCACTTTTCTGTATTTGTGTTGTTTTTGATATTGAAATCAACACAAATTTTAGTGAGTGAAAAATTCCTCACTTTTGGTATACCTATCAGATAGATAAGTGAAATATAAAATTTTCAGAATATACCATACACTTAATAGTGTAAATTTGTAGACCACTCTATAAAAAGACACACATTCTTTGTGCGATCAAAACACCTTGGATTAGAGTATCGCAAGTTTCTACACGAGTTCCACCTTGTACTTCGGCATCACTATTTTAACGATTTGTGTTTTCTTTTATCAGCTAATAGCATAAATCCACCGATCTTAGTCGGATCACTTCATTTCTTATACGGCACGCAAGGTGCAAAGTTTTATAATTTCAAAATTAATATCATGTCACTAAAAGGCGTCCAACATATTAGGGTTGATGACTTGTCGCCAAATATCCTATGGCAATTGACATGATATACGAACAATAATATCCGCTGGGGCGTACGCTCCCTATGATTTATGCCTCTATGTTTTGCATGGCGTCCCATGCTCACCAAAATATCTTCATTGATGCCCTATAGGCGATATTTCTTACGTGTGATAAAATTAGCTTTTTGTTACTTTACCACATATACTTTACGGTACTTTTTGCCGAATCTCTTGACCTGTGAGTGAGAAGAGAAGTACATGTCAATGTGTTTCCCTCTTACTCCGCCACCAACGTCCTGAGCTATATACCAGTGTCCATTAATTCTGACCTTAGTACCTAATTTAATTTTTCTCCTATCAACAGAAATGGTTCTGCCTTGTTTTGCTCTGCGACCAGAAGCAGTTCGGTTTCCCCAACCGCCAGAACATGATCGACAACCGCAGTATGCAGTAATCTTGTATGTCCCCAAACATTTAACTTTTTTATTTTTCGCAGAGACAGCAGTAGAAGTAGTGAATCCACCGACTGCCAGTAACATCGCCATAACTAATGTGATAATTGAAATTTTCTTTTTCATGATTTCTCCTTTGGTTGCTTTTCAGTTTCCTCTGGAGGTCTACTATATATTAATAGAACAGTTGCAAGTCTCGGATACCATCTCTGATTTTTGTTTTTGATTACATAGACCTCGGAACTCACGGTGTGAAATTTCTTTAGCTGCAAGCAGCGTGAGCATTTACACGAAGTGCAAATTGGTATTTTGAGAGTTTATCTGTTCTGATTAATCTTATCTTTCATGTTCTTCCTATACCGGTACTTAGCTAAAACCACAGACACCGCATAAACACTGGGTTTGAGCGGTGTCCAAAAATAAAAAGGGGAAGATTTTTGACGTTTTTTTACCAAAAAGTTTTTGTAAATTCCATTCCGTATAATAGTACATCGCAATTACAGTCAGAAAAACGGCTCTTTGTTTTGCGTTGTAATTGTATTTTTTTTATATTTTTATATTTATTTTGACATGCTAAAATTAAATCTGAATAAAAAAATAAATATTCAAATAAATATTTTTTTTCCTTAATTTTATCTTTATCTATGTATTGTAATAATCGATACATAGTATGTTGTGTAATTTTATATTTTTGCAATTTTCTATATATTTTATTTTTTTCTTGTAATAAAAGTTTGGTTTTGGTTTCATAGGAATACGTATATGTATCCAACTTCATGATTTGTTTATGAATTACAAGTAAATTTGATAATTTGTCTAAAATTAAATCAATTTGTTTTTTATTAACCTTTTCTTTATCGAAGTCATCTGGTTTAAATAAATCTGACAATAGGATAATATTTTTCGCTTGTCTTGCTGGGCTGAACTTTTCGATTATTTCTTCTAAGTAATCCATAGTTGTGTCAATTTGTTCATATACAACATTTTTTTTGCTATCATATCCTTTTATTTTTGATATAATACCTAAAAAATATGCTTGTTTTTTCAATCCCGATTCTTTATCAATCCCGACATGTTTATTCTGAATTCTTTTAATTTCTGCTTTGGAATCCACATCGAATTCTTTTTTTGCTTTATCAATTTCTATACAAGACATAACGTCTAACTGACAAATATCAAAATATAATTCTCGAAAATCTTTATTGGAATCATATAGTTCTTGAATAGTTATTTTGGTATTATTCGCTACATCCCACAATTGACTATTTAGTTGTTGTGAAAGATTAATAATTTCTCCAATTAAATTATTGCTTGTTCTTATGTCAAGATCTGCTTTGTCGCCTGATGTGTATGTACGTTTTACTTTTCGAGCATGTACGTTTGAAGTAGGTACTTTAAAGACGGTATAATTTTTTTTCGCTGCATTTAATAGTATTTTGTTATTTGTAATAAGCATTTGATCAGAATCAAAATCACATCCACTTAATCTTTCTAAGATATTGTCATTGATAGAATTCAAACAAACGATTTCATCGGTTAAATTAAAGTATTTTTTTATATCGTCAACGTAGATATTTTTTGATATTAAAATATTCCCAATTGTCACATGGGGGCTGCGACAACATAATAATTCTTGTTCATTGGGAAATCGAGTATTGTATATTTCCCCAGGATTTAAACTTAATTGAGTCGAATCAAAGATTCCAATTGATGCTTGTAACATTTCTAATGAATTTCCGAACAAAACTGAATAATTACCATCAACAAGAACATGTCCTTTTTTTAAATTTTTTCGATATGCCAATAATAAATTTCTTTTGAATCGCATAAACATCTTTGTATTTTTAAAATCTGGACAAATATTTAGCATTGTGTAGACAATATCGTTCATACTTTTTAAATCATCCTCTTGTAATACTTGACACTTAATATGATATTTAAATACATCAATGTCTGTATTTAATTTATTCATATAATCAAATGATGGTTGTAAGAATTCTTCTACATCATTTTTTGACAATTGAAGAGTATTTAATAATTGATAGTGACATTGTACCATTTGTCCGTCAAAAAAATGAGTTTTCTTTTCATGCTTAACAACCCCAAACATGCTTGGTAGATTATTTAGCCATTGTTCCACTGATCCAAACTTCAGATATTTAACACTGTTTGGCGTTGTGATCATCTTAATTTCTGATATATCTGTCGCAAGAGTAAAACCATTTAATTGTGAAACTCTTGTAATGTCATTATCTCGAAACCATTTTTGAATATTCGTATTAAAACAACATGATTTAAAAAATTTATTTCTTAAAAGAAGCATTCCATAACAAGAATATTCTCCCATGACAGATTTATCAATTAAGCTTTGCCCATCCCAAATTGAATTATGTATTTCAATTGTTTTTTCGTTTGTATGGAGCCATCCATCGTCGCCAATCGTTGTCTCAATTACAGTATCATTAAACACGCTCTCATAATCATCAATAATTAATATTGACTTTGGGTCGATTTCAATAACATCAATAATACTACTTGTTGGAAGAGCAATGTATGCTTCGAGTGCGGCAAGATCGATTTCTTGTCCATCCTTTACTTCAAGTCCACACAACCCCCATTTTTGCATATGTTTTGATAAATTCTTTTCGATGAATAAACATTTACCAACACGACTACTTCCTGACGATCTTTTAAATCTCACATAATTTCTGCCATCGCATTTAAATCCATCTTTGTATAAGATATTTCTTAAAGCTGCGACATCAACAATTGTTTTGTTGGCAGAAGTTTTAAGAATATACATTATTATATGTCTTGATGTTTCCTTATGTATTTTTTCCTTATAAGAAAATTGAGGTGGCAAATTATCACATAGGTACTTTTTATCAATCCATTGATTTGTTTGCACTCCAATAATTTCACCTGTTAATCTATTTTTACAAATACAATTATTGAATTGCATCTTTGATAATTCATACCCAAATTTCATATACGTATCAACTTGAATTCTGTTAAATTCCTTAACGCTATAATTAAATGTAACATTGATGACCATATTGCTGTACTCTTTGTCTGGATTGTGTTTATCATAAAATGAAAAAGTTTTTTTACCTATACCAAAATGTTTTCCATTTGTTGCGACATAATTTCTCAATTCAATTAAGTCTAAACTGAAATCATATGTATTAATGTATTTTTTTAAATTTGGTTCAAGTCCATTGTCTGTTTTTCGGAGAAGAGAGTATCCTTTCATACTCTCTTTTTTTTCTCCGATTTGGTGATTTGAGATATATAAATCTTTTGCATCGATACTTGGAATTTGTAATGGATTTGTATTTATATTTTTGATCATTAACATCTCTCCTTTGTGTATTTTTCAATAAACCAGATTGGTATTCTTGATTCATTTATTGTTCTTATATGTCCTGATAGTTCTTTTGCAATATACTGTTTCCATGAAATTAATGGATTTTGATTGTTTTCATCATCTTGATAATAAAACGTATTTTCAACAACAGTATCTTTTTCAAAGTTGAACAAATGACTAGAAATCAACGGGATGTCCACGTCTAACTTATCATGTGTTAGATTTCGCATAATCCATTTGAAATCCATAGATAACATAAATGACTCTTGTTTTTCAATATCAGAAATACATTTCTGCAATACAACATCATTAAATTCAAAATGCATAGATATATCTGTTGACGAAGATATGATTTCGGCAGTCCACAAATCATTGCTAGCACAATTAATGTCTGAGCATATAATACTAAATTGATTAAACGCATCATTCTTCACCAACTCCAGAAAACGCTTCTCAAAATTTTTAAATGTCATGTCAATTGCACTTTTAAACATATCTATATCAATTGGTGTATCTTCAAAATGTATTTTACTAATAATAAAATGATTATATGTAAACGCAACATTTGCACTATACGAAGTAAATTCATCCACTTTGAAGCGAATATCGTTCTCGTTCAGATTATATTTTTGTTCTAACAATCTTAATTTGTAATTGATATTCTTGATCTTATGTCTTATCTCTTCATCGTGTGAAACCATATATCGTAAATCTTTGATAGATTTTAATACACCATATCTGTCATCGATGTATTGAATTTTATCCATTGTCCAATCTATATTGTTTGTGAAGCTGATTTCATCACGGAAAATAATTTTCGAATTTAACAACAGAGGATTAATAAATTCTCCATTTTCTTTGTCAAAAAACGAAGATTCTATTTTTACATTAAACCGACTATTCTCAACTGTAATGAGTGTTGGGAATTCAAAAAATGCATTTATATATTTGTATTCGTGATTCTTTAAGTAATTTACTCCAGTAAAAAATTTCTCACTTACAGATTTATATCTTTTTAGCATTTTTTTATCTTCAGTTAGTATGGTTTCATCAATAGATACAGGTAGACCATTTGCATATTTTTTTAATTTTTTATAATCTGGAAAACTGAGAGTAATACCATTATTTTTTATATATAAATTTAAGTGAATGATAAATTTACTTGAGTTTAATTCCTTGACAGAAACTTGAAAATCATTTTCAAGATTTAAAATTCGAATAGCCTCATCCTCAATTTTACTCACATAATTACTAGATATATGTTTTGCAAGAATATTCTCCAAATCAACACATTTTATTCTTTTCACAATTGAAGCAAAGAAGTGTTTGTCATCAAAATGCAAATCTTCAAAACAAGACAAAACAAAAAAATCGTCTTCAGCAATTTCATGTTTGACATACAACTGTGTGTATTTCCATACCGAATCTAATTTATTCACATATTCTAAGTCTCTTTTCTTGGATTCAATGATATTCTTTTTTCTTTTCTCTAATTCAAGGTAAACGTCTTTGTCGTTTTTATCATATAATCGCCCATAATACTTTCCATCTTCAAATAACAGATCGAACTCTGGAATGTCGTCTGTAAAAGAAGAATTAATCAGATCTTTTACATTGATTTCTACGACAGGGCTATTTAACTCGCACCAACGATCAGCATAGTTTGAGTATTTCTTCTTATTAGAATAATTGATTTCAAAGAAAAATCTTTTCCCAGTAGTATCAATTACCGTAATATCTGGACAATATATTCCAAACTTCGTTTTATGATTTTTTTCAATTTCAATATTTTTTACAATATAAATCTGGTCATCGTCTTTTATTGTAAAAAGTGATCCTTCAGAAAATAGCCAATTTTTATACGTCCAATGAATAAGTGTTTCCGAATTTACACATGGACTTTCTGTTATGTGATAAAAATGTGGTTGCACTTTTTTACTTGACTTTGCTCTCATTTTTACAGGTTGATGACAACAAGGGCAGAAGTAATTGATATTTTCTTTTGCATCTTTAATATGTATATATTTATCATTTTCATCTTGTGCCACAATTAAAATTGGGACATATCCTGTATTTGCCATTCTATTCATCATCCTCGCTTTCTTCAAAAATCATGTCTGTTATCCGTTCCATTTCAGTTCTTGGTTTTCTGAAAGCGTTTTTATGTAAACTTTCTGCCTTGATCTGGCAATAAATATCTTCCGTAATCATTTCTCTGGTAGCAGCGGCTCTGCACATTCCTACGCCAAACAGTACGGCACCGCCAATCAGAATCGTAGATAAAACTATCATTCTACTGCACCTCCACTGTATTTGACTTACCGCTTAGGTAATCGCCTGCACATTCAAGAAGCTTGTAGATAGCATCAGCAGATTCAATATGTATATCAAGATCACCAGCTGTTTCAAGCTCAATTACCTTAGCCATCAGAGCTGTTCTAAGAGAATATCTCTTTGCTGTGATCTGTAAATCATCTTCAAACTGATGCCAGATTGGGAAATCTCCTGTCTCTTTGGCAATTGAAAGCGTTACAGTAAAAGTTTCGTCCTCTTTACCATTTTCGTCATTATGTCGGGCAGTAGCCAAAATTTTATGCTTTCTGTGATTGATCGGAATCTCAATGGTTGTCCCAAGGCTTTTATAACTGCGTTGTGGACGATTCTTTTTCTTCATTGCCTTCTGTTCTGCGTATTTTTCTTTATTAAATTTTCTGGATTTCATTAAAAGTCTCCTTATTTATGTATTTGTTTAGTTTAATTATTAATTTGTGTTTATTATGTATTTCAATAATTCTTGCTTACTGTTCTGGTAAAATATTTTTCTCAATCTTTCGCCAATCGTTGGGAAGAGATACCTTGAAATAAATGCCACGGGCACTCTTGTTTTCTTTGACCATTTTGCATATCAGCGTGTGCTTGTGAAACCGCAGCAATTCTTTCACCTGATACCATTTGAAACAATAATCAATGCCACCTGATCGAATGTTACTCAAGATATCGTTGATGAAAATTCGATAATACTGGTCATGCGTTGGCTTATAGACCACGGCATCTGTTGTACTATCTCTTGCTCGAATACCATCATTTCTTTTTAATCTTTTCTTTGAAGAAGGAGTAGTGCGTAGTCTCTGTGCTGCTAGTTTTACTGCAAACTGTTCTTGCGTCATGTTCTCAAATGAGATACGGTCAGAAGTAGCCAATAAGTCTTTGAGTTCTGTATTTAATTGTGTTGTCATGAAAATTTGTTAGATCCTTTCGTTATGTATATTATTGTTTAGTTAATTTTTAATTTGTGTTTACTTGATTACTCACAATGCTGCCAACAAAGTGATTAATCAAATGGAAGTTCCATATCATCTTCAATATGTTCGTAAATTTTATCTGCTTTTAATTGTTTTCTCTTAGAAGTAAGACGTCCTTCACATTCTTGAATTTCTTTTTTGTAGTCATAAATACTATCTAAGCGTCCTCTTTGTTGTAAATCGTATTTATATTGATTTGCAAAAATAGTTCTTCCAGTTAATAAATTTGCAGAGCCTTTAAATCCAGACGTATGTTTACATGCAATAATTCCCATTTCTACTAGATCATCCACACATTTTGCAATTGTGCTTTGGTTTAAACCCAAGTCATCGCTAATATTAGTGTAATATTGATGATATGTTTCTGGATATCTTTCTCGATTTTTCTTCGTATTATAAGCCGAACCATATCTTGTATTAATATTTAATCTTAAATACGACAGGACAAGTAATAGTTTCCATGGCTTAATTCCAGAATACGAAGGGCTATTCCATGATTTTAAAATAAAATCAATTTCAAAGTCATATAAAATCGCAAAGTGTTCCTTTGGATAAAACATTTGAGAATCTGAATTAATAATCAACATTGCATCTTTGGATGTGCTTATGTTAGAAGTTGTTACGTCTCCGAATAAAATCAATTGATTAATTAATTCACGGAATTGATCAATGTTTGCGTTTTTATGTCTATCTGGTGTTATTCCGATTAATTTAAATGCTGAGCTATAATTTAAATATATCATTGTTTGTTCTTCCCATGAATTAGTCAACGTATGTTTTTGAAGTAGTAGAAAGAACAAGACTCTATAATCATTAAACCTTGCATGGTCGTAGATTATATCGTAAGGAATCCTTTTAAAAAATGGTCGTTGTTTTGGTGGCGATATCGTCATATTACGCTCCTTTCTTAAATGTGTAAAAGTTTAATTGTAAATAATTGGTAAACCCACACTATATGTGGGACAAGAAAAAATTTCCACACAAAAATGTGCGTTAATGGTGTAAAATTTCCGCACAAAATTGTGTGGAAAGTGGGGTGCTAAAGAAGATTAAACCTTATTAGGGGAGATAATACTTCTTAAGCATATTAAACATTTGTAATACCGATTTTCATTTTTATTCATAGTTCACTACGTTCACTATTCATAAAAACAAAAATCGGTATTACAAATTCTAGCCAATGGTTTCACCATTGCCTTTGTTCGCTGACGCTCATCTCTTTTCTCTTTTGATCTTTCATCTGTCTTTTCTTTTTGTCTGTGTTATCTGTCTTGATAATTGTATTGATCATCTTTCCATTTCTCCTTTCTTTGTTTTGTTCATCATGTAGATCATATATGATAATTGTTTTATATTTTCTTCCTGCAATGTCCGTAATCTTTTTCTTGCTATCTCATTGTAGTACAACCACATATATGATATTGAAGATCTTGGATATAATATCTCAGAATGATCTTTCCAGTAATCATGAATCTTCATTGCAATTTCTTTTCTGGTATCTGCCAGCATATATTCTCTGAGAGAATCTTTACACAGATTACCATAATTGATTATCTGGCATATCATATCTGGTGTGATACCTGATGGCAAATTGAAAGAGAGTTTTGTCTCTTCATTGCAATTATGTATAAAATCATTTGTATTCTTCACGGTACATATCCTTTCTTTCTTCATTTTCTTTTTAAGCATATTGGTATTTTAACATACTTTTTGCACCTTGTCAACGGGTGCAATGAGGGAAGTTAGTTATATTTTTATCTGGGTAGAATGTAATTTTCTTTATACTGGATTCTGTACATTTAGAAGAGCTTTTCGTGATGAATTTCCATTCTATAGGTAAATTGGTATTGTTGGTAGTGGAAAGGTGTAAAATTGATTTATGATCTCTCAAGTGCATTTTTTCATAGGAAATATCCTTGTACTTTTTTACGTACAATATATGCTGGTGCAGACAATGATCTTTTCAATGTAAAGTGTGTCCCTATGTGGTATGAGTGTACGGTATAGGTCATGTGTGAAATTGCTTAGGGTACATTTGCAATGTTTAGACGAGAAATCGGATACTAATTTCCATTTTATATGTTCTTGCGATAACTTGTTAGGATACGATAGTAGAATTGAAATTTGCTCTTTCAGAGTACATTTTTTAAAGGGTATAATGAAAAGATATTTTTGCCTTGGATCTAAGATGAGTTGTAGCAAATGTCTGACTAGGGAATCTGCTGCATAATGGTAGGTGTTGATTATATGTGATTCTCAATGTTTAGAAGAGTATATCCGTCAAATATGGATTTTGTGGTATGTCGTGGAGAGTTGTTAGAGTAGATAGGTAAAATGGATTTATGATCTGTAGAGTGCGATTTTTTATAGGACTGTATGAAAGATAATTTTTTGCATAAAAATAATCCCTGCTTGCAAGGCTGAGTGTCTGATTGATAGATTGCTTGTGTTCACTATCTGTCACAAATCTGGTTGATAGTTCAAGGGATTCCATCTTATTAAAATGTTTTGCCTTGCGAGGGATTGTTTTTATTGATACATGGAATACATTGAATATCTTGTTCAATGCCATATATACGATTATATCATATAAGATACTTTGTTGCAATGAGAGATTGTTAATTGTAAAAAAATATGCCCAGAAAAATTTCCCTGAGCATAATTTCCGATAATGCATTTGCAGATACATTATCTGGGGTACCAACTTGAACCCATTAATATCATTTTTTATGTCTGTTTTGGCGTAGATGCCAAGGGTTGCCTAAGCCCTCAATGGCAGTATAACATGATTGTCTGAGAAATGGAAGAGTGTAAGTGATATTACCTGCGGTAGCAATGTCGAGAAGGAACGCTGATGCTTATCCTGTCTCTCCTAAACTGCGCAATAAATTGCTTGTTTACTTGGGATAAGAGAGAAGAGGTAGTTGTTGTTTTCTTTAGTGTTTGTAAGTGGTTTCTTGTAATTTATATATTTTTGTGCATATCTTTGTTGTGACCATTCTATATAGGGTGTCGCCAATTTCGTACGCAAAATGGTTAAAATTGTAGTGGTTATAAAGGGGAAGTGACGATTATTTTGTGCGAATGAATATGGAGATAAAATCGGTTTCGGGCTTGATTGATTGAATTTATACATTTTTCTGGGAGTAATTTTGTGCAAAGGTTGAGAGGTAATTTGTGTAGGAATTTACTGGTATTTATGAGTGTACAGATGGTCAAAATCGTGCTTCGAGAAATGTTAAAAATCGTGTTTCGGGAAATTGTGCGAAAGTTGTGAAATTTGGGCGTGAAAAATATAAGGAATTGCTTGAGTTTTTGAGGGTAAAACTTGTATGAAATGGCGCAAAACAAAAACATGTCGTCGAGAGAATTGGGGAAAATAAAGGAGGAAATGGGGCTGATTTTTTGAAAAAGTGCGATTTTTGAAAGAAGGGGTTCTGAGAGCGTCGAAAAAAGAGTAGTAAAATAAACGATTCGCTCGACGACGCCTCCGAGGACATGTTTTCGATTAGCAGAAAGTGTTTATCTAGGAAAGTGTAGGAAATTGCTTGGGAAAATTGGGATTTTGTGGGCAGGGTCGAAAAATTTTTGTTGACACGGTGATTGAACACGTCTGTCTAAAATAACAGTTATTTCCAAAAATGTAAATGTTAACATACCCACGCTTTTTGATCTGGTGGTATAAAAATTACATGGTTAAAATTGTAAAAATCTATTTGAAATACTATATTTTTATCAAATAGATTTTGTAAATGATTGTAAATAATTTATAGACAGATCAGGAGGCAGAGTACAGATAATTTCCAACTATTCCCACATAGTATAGGATACTACATAATATGGTTGTTCGATATAATACACAATCTGTACAATATTCTGTACGTGTCGTCATAGTCCAATATCGGACTACTAGCAAACGACTATTTATACAACAAGTGTTGTTTATCATACATATGTCTATTATCCAACACATTATGTAAAAGTGTTGGATAGTCTATCCACGCCATCAATACAAAATAAAACTTCACGCCACACCACACTAGCAAAACAATATTTTCTTTATCACTCAAAACCCACCTATAACGTCAACCTATACCCAACCACCTATATATACCTATAATCTATATCACTTGACAGCACAATAAAACCATGCTACACTACTAACCAAACAAGTGTTCGATGTTTGGCAGACTTCCAGCACTTGCGATAACTACACAAATTAAAATACAAACTAAACATATTAATATATAACAATCATACAAGATTAAACTATCATACATACATATATAAATACATATATAAACATAATATGATAGTATATCTCATACTACCACATTAAATTAGATCCAAACTACTATAACTATACAAGTGCATATAATAGTATAACATACACCTATGATATAATATATAGATATAGTACATATACATAATACTATATAAGAGTACACCTACGGCACAGATAACTATTATACACTAAACTATAAAAGATATACTTATACAATATATTTACAATGCTAGTTTGTTCGTGTTTCTTCTATATTACAAGATCATTCTTTACATAGTTACATTCTAAAGCATTTAAACGACTGTATAAGTGCTTATAGGTGCATACGGCAGAGTAAACAGCATTATTGATCTTTGCTGGTGTTATCTGTATTATCGTTCTTATTTAAAGATACAGATAGATTACAATCTAAAGCATTTAAAAGCATAAAAAGAGTGTCTAGTGTCATGTTTTTACTCCTACCGTTTAACAGATTGCTTATAGTTTGTTTAGATAGTCCAGTACGGGCAACTATGTCTTTTTGCTTTAACTTATTATCTAACATATAGTGCTTTATTTGTAAGATAAGATCATCTTGATTTTTTACAATATTATACATATAAAATTACTCCTAAATTTATTCAAAAAAGTATTGACATAGCAATACTAGTATTGTATAATTATAACTGTCAAAAGGATAAGACATACAAGTCCAATCCGATTGGTATTATTATATCACGATTTACTCAAAAAAGTAAATCAAAAAAATTGAAAAAAGTATTGACATAACAATACTAGTCATGATATAATAAAGACAAGTTAAAAGAGAAGCAAAACAAACGATCTTGATTGATCCGCAGAGTTTAAAATCTCACTTAACTTGATACCAGTTAAGATGCTGGTTACAAAAATTAAATAAAAAAAGATGATAAAGGCGTTCAGCCTTAATCAAAAAAGGCTTTCTGCCCATATCATCTTTGGGATTTCGGTATCCCTGAACCTAGACAATTCTAGGATACCATATCTTTTCTAAAAAGTCAATTCAGACTTTTTAAATCCCTATTTAAAACGGTTAAACACAACCGAATAAAAGAAGAAAAGAATACTTCTATAAAAACTCATGGTAACGCCATAACCCATGTAAAAAAGATGATAGGGTAGAGTGTCGCCCGATGCAATAAGTGACATTAAGGTTATTTAGCTAATAACCCATTAGTTAGTATGTATGGCTAATGTCGGGAGACACCAGCAACGCAGAACACTATACATTACATTGAACGGTATAACTTAAGGGTGTTTTATAAACACTCTGAAAAATCTTTTTTGAATTAAAACATCAAAACCAAAAGATTAACAATGAATCAACCAGTTATAAAGCTGGTTAAGATATCATAATTCTTTTATAGGTCGATGATGGGCTATAAATAACACTTTGCTTAGTATGCTCGCTTTACGCCATGCCACTGTCTAAGACACCGCTATTTATAGTCATTCATGAACTTATAAAAATCCAGCCTTGAAAAGCTGGTCGTAGTGTTAGGAGGTAAACAACTATGAAAAGAATGAGATACTATATTGACTATGTCGATAAAAAAACAGACATCGAATACTCAACTGGTTTTGCAACAAAAATTGAATGTTGGGCATTTATTAGAAAGAATGAAAAGGACATTCATTTAACTAAAAAACCATATACGAGTGATTTTCTTGATTGGTTTTTTAGTGAAGGAATAGCGTAAACCAAAGGCACGATCTAAAAAAGATTGTGTCTTTTTTATTTGTAACTATTTAAAATCCCGCTTTTATGTAGGGTAACTTAAGAAAGAAGGTATATTATTATGAAAAAACTAACAATCGCAGAAAGAAGAGAAAAAGAACTAGATATATTAATTAGTTATAAAACTAGCAACCCAACACCAGCGGATTATAAAGAAGCACGTAAAATAATGAATTCTTATTATCGTTTGTGTGGATTAGCTAATAGGAATTTAATGCTTACAAACAATGAAAATACTTATAATCGAGTAAGCACTCATAAGAGTGAAGAACGAGAAAGTAAATGGTTTAAACGATTACAAAAAACTTTCAAAGAAATCTATGGACTAGATCTTTTTTATGTGTCATGGTATCCATTAATTGGTGCAAAAGATACAACAAATGGAGGCATACAAGAATTAGTTCATGCTATTTTCTATAATTAGATTTAGAAAGAAGGTATATTATGAGTATTACATATAACAAAGAAATCAACAAAAAAATCAGAATCTATTTAACGGAATCAATCAAAGATTGGTTAGAAGCACACGAGTATGATAAAAAGGACTGTGAAAACAGTCCTTTTCTTACTTACTGGAATATCATAACAGATGAAATCAACGGCGGTATTTATGATAAATACACCAACTTTGAAAAGTGGAAACATTTCCACATGGGGTTGCGTGGTTTTGGTGCTGATATTTATTGTCTATACAAAGATGATGAAAGAGTATCAAGTATTATCATGAAAGACTGGACTGGAAGAGAAGTTGTTGACGTGGAAGAAACGGCAAACTTAATGGATTATCTTTGCTTTAGGGAGTTTAGAAAGCTACTTAAAAAAGAAAGTAATATTATTATTTAGGAGGTTATTAATCATGAAAATAATACATACAAACAACGATAGTTTATTTACAATCAAAGAAACGCCAAACGGGATTTTTGTTAAAGGGTTTGGTAATGACGATAATGAAATGTGTATACCCGATCATGAAATAGTAATGTTGTTAAATTATTACCATAATTGTAAAGAAGGGTTAGAATCACAAGATTATATTAACGATAAACCATATACACTAAACGATATTAAATAAAAGGAGTGTTTGAACGATGGAACAATATTTATATGCTGATGAATATGATGACAATGAGATTAAAATTCTAACGGTTGGGCAACTGTTAGAATTTTTTAATAAATCGGATGATAAAAAGAACGGTTCAAGTTTAGATGATTATATTAAAGACAATATAAGAATGGATCTTATTGAACCGTTTTGTCCACATAAAGAAGCAGAAACGGTTGTTTGTGATTTACAGCCATTAGCAAAACAGTATATCTTGCAAGAAGCTGAGAAGGTTTTTAATGGTATGCCGTGGGTAGATACTCAAGAAGAACTGGATAACGTGTATCATGAGAAAATCAAGAACTTATATGATACGGTTAATTTTTCAGAGTTTGTGGCGTATTTATAGATTGAATATTATAGACAAGTCGTGTTTTGACTTGTCTATTTTGTTGAACTTATAAAAAGAAAGTCCCGTAAAGGGCAGAAAGAAGGATATTATGACAAAATATAGAGTGATTTTTGGTTATTTCAGCGAACTTGTAACAGTTGACGAACCTACAACGGACTACGGCACAATTTTAGATCTTGCAATCGATCAACTAGAATCTGATGGAAATATGGGCGTATTTGTTTCAGATGAAGATATAGAACGTGATGGGATCACTGATGATATGTATATCACTGGTGGAAATCACGGACTGAACTTATATCACGGTGGTAATTTTATGATAGAAAGAGTTGACGAGTAGGAGGAGGAAAGAACAATGGAAAAAATACAATTACATAAACCACAACCGATAGATATAGCCGTTGCGATTGTAGGAATTGCAATGGCTATTATTGCGTTTATAAAGATCCCGCAAGCCTTTATATTAGAAGCGTTGTTGGTAATGATTACCGCTGTCTATATGCTTGCTTGCGTTGGATTTTTTGATGATGATACAGATACAGAATAAGAAAGAAGGTACAGAACGCAATGAAAACAAAACAGAATAAAACAATCAAGATCCTATTAGCCGTAGCACTCATGTTTACGGCTTTTTTAATCTTTGGAAATACTGTACACGCAAAGACAAAAAGAAGCACGTACAGAACGATAAACGGCATTTATAACAGTGACGGCACAATTGATACGGCAGATGGTTATTGTTGGAAAGTACGCAAGGGATCATATGCCTATCCAGGGACTACCGTTGTAACTGTAAAATTTAACACACACGCCACAAAGAACAAGCTCGATGATTCTATTGTAAAGATCAATGCAAAGAATAGAAATATCCAGCTTATAAACGATTATATACGGCATGAATACGATCTAAACGCCTATAAGGTAAAGTATATCAGCACTGGAAAACTAACGGATAAAATGATCCGTGAACGTGCTGTAAAGCATACGATTTACGTGGAAATTATTAAAAGTATTTCTGCTGGTGGTAGACATGGAACGTATGGAAAAAACTACTACATTGCCTATAACAAACGTGTACGCAAAGGAAAGCACGTAACAAGCTATTGTGTATGGAATCCTTGCAATAGTTACTGCGATGACGTAGAAGCCGTGACAGATAATGGAAAAATCAGATAAGAAGGAAGGTTGGAAATCATGACAACGATTACTATATACAGAAACAAACGCAACAAAAACAAATATATAGAAGTCCATAACGATGGATATTACCATAACTCTGTAAAACAGTATATGCAATGGAAAAAAGATCACAATGGAAATCAGCTTGCCAAACCTATCAGAAATGAAACTGGGGATCGAGTATTGCATAGATGGAAAAAAGCAAACCTGATGGAGCTACTGGAAGATTATGAACTGATTACAGCATAGGAGGATGGAAGAAATTATGAAAGATTATAGAACGATTATTGATAGTGATACAGTAGAAATGTTTTGCACGACTTTAAATAATTACTTAGAAGATAGTTTTGAAGGTTGTATGCTGGATAACTATTTCTTTGATATTGGAAATAGTAACATGAGATGGGGCAGAATCAAACTAAGAAAGTACGTGATGATCTTAGAAAAAGGCTTGAATGAATGGTCTAGTGTCAACGAATTGTACATGACAGACAGCGAAAAGAAGTATAGAGAACTGTTGGATATGTACTATAAAGATCGTGAAGAATATGAGAAAGAAGAACTGGAAACGGCATAGAATAGGAGGATGGAAGATCATAAAAGAAAGAGAAGTAAGAACCGCAAAGAAGTTTGGAATTTTAGATAAATGTCAAGAACTAGAACAAGAACTCTTACAAATTGGCAGAGTTGAAAAGATAGAATTTGATCTTAATGGATTTTACAGTGATATATATCAAGTAATTATCTTAGCAATATATGATATTCCAGCAACTTTGGAAAACTATTTTGAAACACGGAAGGAAGTCGTGAAAAATATCATCAAGGTTGCTGGAAATTATGGATTAACAAGAACAGAAGATGCTATCGAGGACTACGGAACGACATTTTATTTTGTGTTTCGTTGTTCTAAAGAATGGAAAAATAAAGAAACTAAAAGATAACCAGGAGGAACAATAGATATGATTGGAAATAGATATGAATTGAAAAAAGATGAAGCAGAACTAAAAGAAATTGAAAATGATCTTGCAAAATATCTTAATGTGCCATTTGTAAAATGTAGCTACGACAATGTAAATAGTCATAAGTATAAAGATAAGAATGAAATTGAATATAGAAATAAAGAAGCAATGGAAACTGGTTTATATGATATGTGTGATTACATTATTAACTATGAAAAATACAATACGCTAGATGGCTATAAACAAAATAATGGCGGATACGATGGGGAGGTGTATGAATTGTTATATCTTAAGGGAAATGGAAATTATATTGTGATTACAAATATCGCAGAATGATTTATAAGAAAGAAAAGGAGGAACGATAGAATGGAAAAGAACTTCAAAGATTTATACTTTGTATCTGTTTATTACAGTTTTGATTGTGATTCACCGCTTTATGTTTTTAGTACAGAAGAAGAAGCGGCTGCATTTATTAGAAAACAATATCAGCATGAATTAAACATAGAATGTAGAGAATTGGAAATTGATATGAGTGTTTCTGAAAAGGATTATAGTGATTATGGATTATTTGTCAATATATCCGATGATGGAAACTTTGCACGTATAGAACAAGTAAATGACGAACCATCATTTATTGAATGGAACCTAACAACATTAAGAAATGATTTGTAATAAAGGAAGGTACATAGAATGGAAATTTTAAAGATGACAAGAACAAACATGGTAGTGATTCAGACAGTGGAAAAGGAAGAACGTAACACTTTTGATATTGGAAAAATCAAAGTCGCAGCCTTGCCACCGATCGCAAAGAAAGATCTTATCGCAGAACTTAAAAGTAAAGGCTTCTGCGATGGAATGATTCATACGGCTATGCAATGTAGGTTGGAAGATCTAAACGGCTACGTGAACGTGTGGAAGTATGTAGCATATATCCTTGCGGTAGAACTGATGGAAAGATTATAAGAAATGATTAGGTTTAAATTTAAAGATCGTAACGGAAAGATTTTGTTCTATACGTTTGATTCAGTTAGTGAAGCTAGACATTTTGCAAAAGAAAACTTCTTGCATTTCTTAGGAATATGGATACGACTGTTTTAGAAGGAAGGTGGAAATTATGATCGTAAAAAATACTTATCCCGATGGAAGAACAGAAATTTTTTGTGATACGCCCGATGAATACAATGACTTATGCTGTGAGTACGATCTTGAAGATTGCGGCATGAGTGGAAAATACGTTGGATCTAGTTGGAGTCATGATGATAAGAACAATGTAGATGTTTATTATAAATGTACAGAACAGTAGAAAGTAGGTGGAAAGAATGCAAAAATTAAAGAATAATGTAAAGATTGTTGGAAAATATAATATCACCTTCTTTGATGCGTACGATAAAAAAGTGCCGTATCAAGGAATCACGGTAGAAGAATTCGATAAAAATGATAAGTTTATAGAAGGAAGTAAAAAAACAGTTTACTTTAGAGCAGATAGAAATTACATAATTCCTTCTTTTAATACAGAACAAGAAATAAACAACCTTAGTACATATAAAAATCATTCAAGGTTGAAAGCAACACGGCAAGTTATTATAACAAGTGACGTATATTAGAAAGTAGGTGGAAAAAATGAGTCGCAGAACGACAATGACAGCACTTGTGTGCCACGTAGAACGCAAGTATAACACGTTATACTTTACGGAAAATCCGCCAAACGCTGGAATTGACGATGATTTGTTTGGATACAGATATTTCTTGTTATTCAAGAACACGTTCGGAATTTTTCGGAAGTATAGAACGCAAGAAGAAGCAATTGACGGCATGACGGAAATTTTAAAAGAAGATCCAGCTAATCTATTCAATTTCTCTATGTGCCGTGCATAGCTTATTACATAGCCAATTAAAGGCTTTTACTGTCTGTAATGAAGCAGACTACACCTTAACGGAAATACCCGACTATTGAAGCTAATAGTTGCTTTAAATGAACGGAATGACTGTACTACTGATTGATGGTAGTGACGTATTGGAACGGAAAAACGGTGGCGTATGATAGATAAAAGAGTGCTTTTATCGGTGGGTTCAATTCCCACCTCGCTACTTCACACGATGGAAATTATCGTGTATAATATAAGAGAACTGTTAATATTTTAAAGTCCTAAATAGGCAGAAAGAAGGAAATTATGTACGAGTTTAAAGAATTGATCTTGCCTGAACATTTTAGACACGCCTCATACGGAGGATTTTGTGTAAAACCTGGAATGTTTTATGGTGTAGAGAAAGAAACTGGAAAATTAGTTGCTACAACGGGCTGGAATGTAAATGGATTAACAAACATTTATATCCAACACGAGCCAAAGTCACAATGGAACAACGACTTATGGGAAGATCTTTACGATGATTATGGAAAACCTTTAATCACGATTGAAGAGAACGACTTGCAACGGATTAGTAACAAGGTCAAAGCTTTTCAGGAAACGGCAATGGATTTTGAAACGTGGGCAGACGAAAACGGATATGATGAAGAATATTGTGAAGATCTTACTAGAGAAGAACTAGATCAGATAGAAGAATCTTATGAATGGTATTACTTTATGGAATATCCTGAGTTTGTAATCCAACTTTTAAAAGAACGTTGGGATTTAGAAAATATGAATATGGAGGAAAGTAAAGTTATGGAAAAAATTTATGGTGTAAGTAGTAAATTTGACTTCGGAAGATGGGATCATATTGTATACGTTTTTGAGAATCAAGAAGATGCTGATAGGTGGCTTGAAACAGAAGAGTTTGATTTTCGAGAAAGAGAACTTATGACAAAGAAAGAAGCAATTGAACTTGTTGGAAAAGAAGATGTAGATAATGCGATTACTTATGAAAGATAGGATGGTGGAAATTATGAAATCATATAAAGAGTACGAAAGAGAGTTTATTGGAGATAGTGATATTGCGGCTTTAATTTTTGTAGGCACAACAAAAGACGGATTGAAGGCGAATATCTTAAATTTTGGTTGTGATGGAAGATATAATGCTTATATTGTGGATGAGAACGCAAAGATCGGAGATCACTATACCTTAGAGATGGAATTTGAAACATCATCAGGATTCAGGGCATGGCTCAAAATCTATGACGATGTAGGATTGATGGCAGATTATAAGGCAGACAAAATTAGAGTATATCGTGCTGGAGATTTTGGTTGCATTATTCAGCTTATCGGGGAAAAAGAATAACGGAAAATTTAATACAAGAACAAAGTAATCTAGGAAGATGCAGAAATGTATCTTCCTTTTTTAATGGAAAGATATGAGGTGGAAATTATGAACAAATATAGAGATTATTATAGTGCAATTGTAGAAACAGAAAACGGATTAGATATTGATGTTTTGGAATTAGTTGATTGTGAGTTAGAACGACAGAAATATGGAGAACAACCAATCGTCGGAATGATTGCAAGTGATATTATCAATGAATTCAAAGAACATCAATTTACATGGCGTGACATTGTAGAGGTTCATGGAAAATATTATGCAGAGGAGTTCCCGATTAGCGGTATCATGGATTGTTCTGACGCATATCAGATTGATGATTTTTTAGATGCTGTAGCTGAAAAATACAATGTTGATCTTAGAAAAGAACAAATTAAAACTTATGTGATGGATAATATTGACTTCAATCCTGAGGAAGTAGAATTCGAGGCAGAGGATTGTGGTTGCTATATTGATGGAAAACCTGAATGGTTTGATATAGAAGAATAGAGGTGGAAATTATGGCATGGAATCATATTAAATTTGAAGATGGATCTAATCCATATATTTGTAAAACTGATAAAGAGCTGGAAAGAATGAAACGGAAATATGACCTTGTGCAGCTTGACGGAAATTTTTGGTTAGCAAAAGATCATAAGGCAAAAGCAGACTTAGGTGGATTAATGTTTTAAAGATTAGGAGAAATGAATATGCAGACAGTAAAATTTGTAACAAAGGAAAATGATAAAGCAATATGTTGGTGTACGACAAATGATTTTGTCACATTCAGAGATTTTATGCAATATATTCTTGATAATACGAATAATCCACATGATTTTATGATTGTTGATACCAAAAAAGATCTTGTCTATGACTTTTATAGAGTTGCAACGAAACAGTATGGCATGAGAAAAAGAACTTTTGAGGAAAGAATGAATGGTGTTCAGACAGGAAAATGGAGTAAATATACAAAAGAAGAATTGAAAGCCTTATAGAAAGTTTTATTACAGATAGGAGTGGAAATTATGAAAGAAAATTATATTGTAGTTACATCAGGCGGAACAGTACGTGCAACATTAACAAGTAGGGCAAAAGAAATCTTAACTGAATTCAAACCAAAAGGATGCCCGTTTGGAAATTATTCAATGTTAAATCTATTACAAGATTGGCTTGGTATGTATTCATGGCAGTTACCAAAGAACAAACCTATGTCATTAGTTGAGTGTGTTGAACGATTGGACACGGATGGAACATCTATCTATAAAGAATCAATGATTCGATTGATTGAAGCAGTAGCATAAAAGAAAAGTTTTATCGCAGAATAGGAGTGGAAATTATGATGATTTATGAATTAGAAAGACCAGATATTGATTGTATTATTGATTGTTGTGAGAAATTAGAAGCAGAAGAAAAATTAAAAGTTCTTTATTTTGGAGAAAAAGCCAATCTTATATTATACATCCACAAAGATGTGGATTATTGCAGAGCAACCGATGAGTTTAATTTGGTAACTTGTTCTACTTACAAAGACGGAAAAATCGTAGATAGTACGGATGATATTCATGTTACCGACGGTTCATTATACAGAGAACTCGATCGAATTTATCACAATGATTTTAGAAAGTTTATTTAAAAATAGGAGAGTAAGATTATGAATACAGAAACAAAACAAGAAATTATCGGAATTAAGAAGAATGGAGGAAATATTATGACATTGAAAGAAATGATTTTTAAAGGATTGTGTGATGGAACAGTGGAAATCATCAATAATTCAAATGATGATTGTATTGCTTGCCAGATTGGAGAATTTTGGTTTTACTTTATTGGAAGCGAAGATGAAGATTTAACATCTGATGAAGTGTATGAATCATATACTAAAGAAGAACTTGCAGAAATGATTTATTCAACACTGTGTGATATGGCAAATAATGGGTTTGATGAAGTTGAATATTATAAGGCGTTTTTGGAAGAAAAATACATGAATAAACGATGACTTAATTAGATAGGAGAGTGATTGGTTATGGAAAATAATGAAGTAAAAAGAATTGCAAACATCTTATTCAATATGTCTTTGGGAATGGACTATGACACGTTCGTAGATGATTGTAAAGAAGATATGAAAATGTTAACTGAAAGCATTGGAAATTTATCTAAGGCAATCGGAAAATTGTCTAAAGCGGATGATTCTCTATTTTATGTATTGCAGAATATTGCAGATAACAACGCAGATATGGAAAATAGATTGGTCAATGCAGATGGATCTATTAATTAATAGAATGTCAATTTTATCGTAGGAAGGATGGAAATAATTATGAGAGTTTTAGTAGAATCAAATTATGGAACAACGACCAAACCAGATGGTCTTGGTGCAGTATGTAAATTGGTATGCAGCCCAGACTCAAAAAGAAATTTCTATTGGTATGGAAATGATATGGAATTAAATAGTAGCTTAGGTCCCGACATCCGACAATGTGGAACACGAGAAGAATTGTTGGAAAAATTAAATAGACGAAAGAAAAATTATGAAATACGATTACAAAATCTTTCTTCTGATTTATTTCTTAATCAAAAAGGCAAAGTGGTCTTTGAGAACTGTCTTAAGCAAGATATTCTTATGTATAAGACTTTTATTGAAGCACTAGAAAAACAATAGGAAGGATGGAAAATTTACATGAAAAGATACATAATAGATGTTGTAGAAACATATAAGAGATCCGTGGAAATTAAAGCAGAAACAGAGGATGAGGCAAGAAATATTGTAGCGGAAAAGATCAACACAGGAGATATTGATATTCCTTGTGATGGATGTGGTTACGACTATGAGTATGAGTTATTCGCAAGTGAGGTAGAGGAAAGCGAAGCGTAATTTTCAAGGACTGTTTACTACAGTCAGAGAAGATGATAATATATACATATTAGTTGATGTGCCAGATGATCAGAGAAACTTAAAGAACAGAGCAAAGGAGAGTAAATTATGCCGTTGGTTTTATTATTAATAATTGTATTTATCATTCCAGAGGATACTTTGGAATATATGTTAGGAGCTATATTAGGTGGCGGTTATGGAATTTTAATGGTTATAGCATTTGTTGCTATTTTGTATGGGATTTATAAGTTCTTTTCCGATCTTTGGAATGGAAGATAGAATGGAAAATATTATTTGATAAAGTAGATTATATATGGAAGGAGTTATGAATATGAATAAATTCAAGCATTATGGGAAAGATGTATGGGTTCAGACATTTACAGAAATAAACTGGGTAGATGGACTAAAGAAAAACGGATTAGAATATGTAGCACTTCCAGATCTTGAACATGAAGTATATAAATATGTTAAGAATGGAAAAGAGAGGTATGCTCTAATTCATTATCCTGATGTACCAGAGGAAGCTTTACAGGAAGTGTATATAATAGAAAAGATCCCTGATGATCTTAGTTGGGATAACATAATAGAAGATTACAGACAGCAGAGTAGAGGATATGAACCGATGAAACTGCCAACACGAGCAAGGCTATTGTATGATAAAGCCGATCACATAGCATATGAATTGGAAAAAGAAGATCCCAATTTTGCTAAAAATTTTTGGCATAGACCTACAGGATACATTGATCCTAAACGATTTAAGTCGGCTCTTACTTTGCTTGGAACAAGTATCGAAGAACTAAGGGAAATGGATCATTCCGATACGCCAGAAATTGATGAACTAGAATTAGAGTGAATACAAATTAATATAGGTAACTAGGACACAATGGAAAATTCCAGAGTGTCTTTTTTTAATACAAATTTTACATAAGAAAGGTGGAATTAATTATGAATCTAAACGAAATGGAAATCCCTTGCGATCCAATTTTGGATAAAGCAAAGAGAGACGAGCTGGTGCAGAACACAGAGCTTTTGAAACAAGTAACAATCAAACCGATCCCGTGGCTTCCTGGACGAGATTATATTACTACGGAACAGGTAGCACGATTCTTTGATGGAGATGTTGATGAAGTCAAGAGGCTGTGTACGAAGTATCGTAAAGAGTTTTTGGAAGATGGAATGGAAGTTAAGACAGTGCAGGAGATCATTGATGGTCAGGACGCAGCAACGGAAAAACAGAAGGGAAGAATCATGGTAACGTATCCGAACGGATTAAATATCTCATTCGGCTATAAAGGTGCTAAGGTGTTTACTCTTAAATGTTTAATCCGACTTTCACTACTGATGGAAACTTCAAGCCTTGCTGAGAACGTAAGACATTATGTTTTTATTAATGACTACATCACGATGGAAGAACGAAGAGAACAAGAACAGGTAGAGGCAGGTGTGCAGCTTGTTGACACAACGGAAATTTTAGGCAGAAGAATTGATCTGTATAGAAGCATTGAAGATCCGTTGTTCTTAGCAAGAGATGTTGCAGAATGGATTGATTATAGTAAACGTCCTGATGGAAGTTATAGAACGGATAAAATGTTACAGGCGATTGATTCAGAAGAAAAATATAAGACCAAAATCTTAACCGCTAATAATGTTAGCGGGTCAAATTTAGGTCAGATTGATTCTACGGGAAAGACTATTAATCCATTTTGGTTTCTGACAGAAGATGGACTCTATGAAGTATGTATGCAGTCACGCAAACCGATTGCAAAACAGATGAAGAAACAGATTAAAGAGTACCTTAGAAACATCCGTAAGACAGGTGGTGCAGTTGACTTTGGAAAAGAATCACAGTTCATTGAACACTACTTCCCGTCATTCTCTGAGGACGTCAAGCTTGCTATGGTAACCGATCTGCGAACACAAAACAAAGAACTCAAAGAAGAGAATCAGAAGTTACAGAATGACAATAAGTTATTAGCAGCGGAAATTTTGACATGGGATGATCGCAATAAGATGAACGCTGGTATTAGGAAATTGGCTGCGGTAACAGGAACACAGTTTTCTGTGATGTGGAACGAGCTGTATAAGAACTTACAGTATAAATATCAGATTGATGTTAAGAAACGTGGAAAGAAACCATTTCTACAGTGGATTCAAGAACATGAATGGGATAAGGTACTGAAAGTCTTTTGTGCAATGTGTGAAGCTAGAAACCTATCTCCAACAGATATGTTCCAACAGACAGCACCAGTGGAAAATTTATATGATAATGAAGATGAGGATGATGAAGTATGGAATTAGAACAGGTTGTTCATTTCTTTGAACAGTTCTGCGGAATATCTTTTGTGTTATATGTGATTGTTTTCCTAGCTTGGTTATCGCTAAGAAAAATTAATCGTGAACATAATAAGGTATATTTAAGCAAATATATAGACGTATTAGAGGAAATATTAGAAGCTATTATGAAGCCTATGAAAGTAATTACGACATTATGGGTTATCGTAGCTTTCGGAATGCTTATTTATCAGCTGATTTAATTCCATATAATAATTTTGGCAAAGAACCGAGTGGAAGGTTCTTTTTGTTTTACGGAAATATTTGGCAGGAACCGATTTGGCAGGTCGGTTCTTTGTCAAATTTATTATACACAAATTAATGATTAACTAAGCATAGAATTGTTAATAGGTAAGGTGTTAATTACATAGAGAACTAATAGGAATAGAATAGGTTTCTATTAGGATTGGCACACTAATAGTTGGAATTAAATGTTGATTTTATTCCTATTGGTTTACGGAATACAGTTATACAAAAATAATGAGTGTAGAGAAAAATAAGACAGTTTAGAAAGGAAGATGAAGAATGAACCTACAGTTAGTAAAAACGGAAAATTTTAATGATATAGCGTGTGATTTTTATAGTGCTGAGGACGATATTTGGATGACAAGAAAGCAGATCGGAGAGGCACTGGAATATGGAGATCCACAGAAAGCAATTGATAATTTGCACAATAGATATAGAGATAGACTGGATAAATATTCAGTTACCCTCAAACTGGGGGCTACTGATAACAAGAAGTATGACACTACACTCTATAATGAACGTGGCGTGATGGAAATTTGTAGATGGAGCAGACAGCCAAAGGCAAACGCCTTCATGGATTGGGTTTGGGACGTGATTGGAGTGTATCGTCATGGAAATTTAAGAACAGGAACTCCTGTGACAACAGTAGAACGGTTTCTTACAGAGCAGACAGAACTTATGAAGCAGATGGAAAGAAACAATGAACGTCTGTATAACATCACTATTAAAGGTTTCAATCAGTTAGCAGACATTGTTAAAGAAATGAAAGCGGAGCGGAAAGAACTGTATAAGCAGATTGGCAAGCCTACGAAAGATATTCCAGTTGTGGATACGGAAAATGCTATTGCAGAATACAAACTTAATGAATGGAAATCCAACGTGTATTCAATCATCAATGATATTTTGAAAGAATCTGATGAGTTAGGAACTACTACAAGAGATATTCTTAAAGAGACATATAGGTATCTTACCAACACATATGGAATTGTGTGGGAGCAGGATCGAAAAGAATACAAAGAGAAGTATAATATCGGGGAAAGAGGTAATGTACCAACGATTGATCTTTGCTATGACAAATATCCTGACCTATTGGTTAATTCATTGGAAAAACTTCTGCGACAGTTCCGAAAAGAGAACGCACAGCCTGATTGGGATGAAATGAAGATTAAGATTACCAATTATGCTAATCACATTGGAAATAAATCTAAAGGTGGAACTTCTGTTTATCGGAAAATCTATAATAAGATGACAGAGAATGGCGTTAACTGGGATGAATATGCTCATGGACTGTCTAAATCTCAGCTTATTAAAACAAATGCAACTTTATACAACAGATTTTACGAAGCTGCGGTGGAAATTATTTCAGAAGAATAAGGAGTGTGATATAATTATGAAACAAAACAGAAAAGGAGCTGTCTCGGATGGATAAATTAGAAAAGAGAAAAGAAGAAGCTAAAGAATATAGGAAATTAGTTGATAAATGTTTAGCTTTAATGGATAAATATGTTGGAGTAACATTTGGAATTCCTGTATGGGTAGATCGTGGCTCTCATACACTAGAATTTAAAAAGAATGGAACTGATGAATGGAGACTCCTAACAAAAGAAGAAGTATCTAATATTATTGAAAAATATGAGATATTAGATTCTGTAGCAGCAAAGATTACAAAAGAAACCAATATGGGATATTGAAATGAAACAAATATTTGATCAGAAGGAGTGAGAGTAAATGGAAGATAGATATATGTATGAAGATATGAGCAAAATTTTAAAAGATAGACAGATTGGAGATTTTAAATTGTCTCATTTTACAATAAGCAACCAGGATGGATACGCCATGTGTCATGGAATTGCACCAGGAGATTATGTGAGATTAGAACATAGAGGAAGTGTCTTAATGTCTAATACACCAATGGAAAAAAGAACTAATGAAGATTTTGTAACAAACGCTCACGGGAAAGTTTTTATTGGTGGACTTGGAATTGGTTTGATTCTACTTGCGATTCAAGATGATCCAATGGTAGATAAAATCATTGTAGTGGAAAAGAATCAGGAAGTTATTGATTTGGTAGCAAGTCAGTTGCCATTGAGTGATAAGGTGGAAATCATCTGTGCAGATGTGTATGATTATATTCCAGAAGAATTATATAATACGATTTATATGGATATTTGGAGCTTTATTAACGAAGGTGTTTGTTACGATGAAATGTATCCACTCATGGATAAATACGAACAGTATTTAGATGTTAATGATGAAGATAGATATATTGATTGCTGGTGTAGATATGAGGCAGAGCATGGTATTAGAATTTAGAAATTGAGGTGATGGAAATGATTAAGATTTTTAAAGATATGAGTGATAGCGACTTAAAATCTATTTGGGAAAAATATGTTAGGGCTAAAGAAGTTGGAAAAACCTGTGAAAGCTTTAGAGAATATGCGAGAAAGTGGAAAAATGAACTTTATTCAGAAGACACTTTGCAATTCTCAGGGCTTGTAATCGCAGTGGAACAACAATTTTTTGAAGAAATAGCGAAAAGATATTTTGAAAAGGAATGATGTAAAATGGAAATATTAACATTGAAGGGCAATGGAAAATCTAAATTTCTCAGTGATTTTATTGATAGTTCTCGATCAGAAAAATGCTTTGTAATCATATTTGAAGATGAAAACATTTCTCGCAGTCTGTTTTCAAGATGTGATAATTTTATTTTAGATGATTCGCAGAGTATTAAAGAGGAAATGGAAAAATATTTAGGAATTGTTGAAAATTGGAGTGACAAACTGGAATATTTAATAATATATAGTATAGATAAATCCGAAAAAGATATGATCAATTGTGATGTATATTATTTATTAAATCAGATTAAAGATCAACCGTTCTTTAAAGAGCTAACTTGCATTGTAGCTTGTAAAGAATAAAGTAATTAAAAAGGAGTGATTAAAATGGAAAAATCTAAGGCATATACACCAGAAAAACCATATATGTGTGTTTACGAAACAAAAGAAGATGGAATTGGTTATGCGACATTTGACAACGAAGAGGCTTTAATGGAATTGTTAAATGAGTGCAGAGAAAACGGAGATAAGATTTTAGATGCCTGCAAGGTTGAGGATCGTTATGAATTCAAAGATGGAAAATTTGAGTCTAAATATCAAAGAATGTATGAATATGCAGTCATTAAAGCGATCAAAGATAAGCATAAGGAATTATGTAATAAATTAAGAAAAGTAATTAATGAAAGGATCGCTATAGAAGAAAAACTAGCAGATACAAACATGCCGTATCAAAAATATATGCATTTATTGCGTGAGAAAGAGGATATTGAAAAAAAAGAAGAAAAGTTAAGTCAGAGGAAACAAATCGTAAGAGATATGTTAGATGTCTGCTATGAAGCGGTATGGGAATGTGATGATCATATAGATAAAATGAAACTTTGATAGAAAGGAAAGTGGTAAGTATGGCTAAATATGAAGGTACTTACGCTTGTGGGCATGATGGCGTAGTAAATGTGATTGGAAAAATGAGTGAAAGACAGAGAAAAGCTGACTATGCTTTTTCTCATTTATGTCCGAAATGTGCAAAAGAAGAAAAAGAAAGAAAAATTGCAGAAGAAAACAAAAAGTCTAAAGAACTATCAGAAGAATACGGATTCCCAAACCTAACAGGAACGGAAAAACAAGTAGCATGGGGTAATACCATTCGATTGGGTTTTTACAATGAGTTTGAAAACGACAGAACGGCACAATCTATTATTGAGAATGAAACGACAGCTTCTTTTTGGTTAGACTTAGACCGATTTATTAGTAAACAAGATTTTCTGCGAAAATATAAACGAACTAAGAGGGAGAAAGAACGTCGAGAAAGAATCATTAGTATTGATGCTGTGGCACCAGAAAGATTAGAACATGAAGGTGTTGTGGAAATTGTTAAAAAACTTGATAAAATATGCCTGTTTTATCTGAAAGATCAGGACTTCATCAATTTGGTTAAATCAAAAGATTATAGATGGAATGAAGATGATTGTTGTTGGTGTCGTTGTCTGACCGAGAAAAGCGGAAATTATGCTGATAGAGTAGCAGAAATTGGACATGGCTTATTGCAGAATGGGTTTGCAATTTGTATTCATGATAGTGAAATTACAGAAATGGCAATCAGTGGAAATTATAAAAAAGAAAACACTCGTTGGATTAATTACGATTCAGAAGATAAAGTTCTAACATTGCGTTGGAGCGCAAGGAGTAATGAAATTTACAATGCTGCAAGGAAAATTATGAATAATCGGTATAGTCGGGATAAAGGGTGTGTGGAAGTACCTATAGCCAATTACAGGTCTGTAAATAACTTTGCGAAAAAGTATGATTTTTGTTATACTGAAAATGCACTTGATGCTATCGAACAGTATAAAAAAGAAGTCAGAGAAATGAGAAGGGTTAAGGTGGACAAGTAATGGAATATATTAATCATTATACTCTGTTGACAGGGCATATGAGAAAATCTTATTCAGAGGAAATCAGTAGTGAAATAAGAACTAGAATGAGAGAGCTTATTGAATTTGATAGGAATGTATCATCTAATTACACAGTACCGTTTATGGATGGAACTAAATTGCACATTACTGCGGATGGAGCTTTCTATTGTGCAGAAGTTATATTAGAAGCTGAAGGCGAAAATATTGTATTGCTGACAACAGTAGGATGCAAAGATAGAAGCGGATTATCCCTTGCAATGAGATCAATAGAGTGTGCGTACAAAGATTTGTTTGGAAAATCCTTGGGTGAATATCACCCAGAACTGCCATTCATTGTAGATATTCCAACGCCATTTTGTACCATAATCTCAAACTGGTCAGGGGATTTTTGCAGAACATTGGCATGGTCAGTTTTTGATGACAAAGATGATCAGCCGACAGAAGAAAAAGTAGAAACAAATACAATTCGTAGAAGTGTAGAAGATCTTCACGGAGTAAAGAAAGATAATTATAAAGGACTTCCAGAGGAATTAAAAGAATTCAATTATTATTTTGCTGATTGTGGACATTCTATCCTTGCAATTCCAGAATGTAAGTTAGACGAAGCAATTAAAGATGGAGATTTGGATATGTTTGAATGTCCGTTCCCTGTAAAATATGTTCTTGAAAAAGGATATAGAATGTATAAAGATCATGTAGTTTGTGACGCAGAATATCATCCTGCATTTGGGTTAGTAATTGACGAAGAATGGGATGAATTTTAGAGCAACTTAATAAGATAGAACAAGTTAAAGCATATCATTTTTTGTAATGGTATGCTTTAAAAATATAGAAAGGAATGAGAGTAGGTGAAAGATAAAGAAAAGAAATTTATATCAAAAGGAGATATAGATTTTGCTTATGGTAAAGATGGAATGATGCATAGGGTATGGCAGCTTGAAGATTTAAGAAGGTTATATCATGGTGTTTTAACAGATGATATGATAAAAGATATGCATTGTACCTATAATATTTATGATCTATTCAGTGGAAAAGAGTTTCTACAAATGGTTGAAGAAGATTGTATTATAGATTATGATGGTTCTCTATCGGATATTTTCGTCGATGGATACAAAAGTAACTTAGGACTTGTAGCTAACAATTTTTGTCAAGGAAAATTCTTAGTAACAACGGAAATATTCAGAGAATTATGTGATGAATATGATATTCAAGTTAACTGGGCAAATAAATAAGCAAATGGAAAGGAAGTTGGATAAATGAGAGAAAATGCTAGGAAAGAAGGAGATTATATAATATCAGAAGATGCTCTTGGGACATCATATAAACACCCATCATTTGGAATGTTATCATTCAATCGTACTCATGGCGGGCATAGCAATTTATTTGGCAGTAGCATTCAGCATAACGATACAATCCATATGGTATTAAGGGAAGGTGTGGTTACAAGGGGGCTCAATGATGATTGGTATGTTGGAGAAGATGAGATTCTGGAAGTAGAAATGTCGCAATCACAATTTGCGGAATTAATTACTTCTATGAACGTTGGAACAGGTACTCCATGTACTATTAAATATTTACGTGGTAAAGGACGTATTAACGAAGCGGATTTTATCAATAAAAGACAGCAGATAACAAATGAATTTAAAGAGTCTATGAACGAGCGTATGAGCAATGCAAAAGAATTTTATGATGAAGTCAAGGAGCTTTTTACTACGAAGAAATCTATTGGAAAAGGTGATCGAGAAATGATTCTAAGAAGACTTGCCAACGTGACTCAAGGTATGGAATCTAGTTCAAAATTTATCTTTGATCAATTCCAAAATCAGATAGACAAAACAATTACAGAAGCTAAAGGAGAAATCGAGGCTTTTGCACAGAATAAAATTAATGCAATAGCTCAACAGGCTCTTGTAGAACAGAAAGAAGATATTTTAAAATTAGAGAATCCTGTTGATGTAAATCATATGGAACTTGATGAAGAATAAAACGAAAATTTGATAGGTGGTGGTACGAATGGTGGATTTGAATGATCACAAATGTACGTTTGAATATACAGATGATGAACTGTTGGAGCAGGGAAAGTTAGACATTCAGGTAAGATCACATGGAATAAGAGACGATAGAACTTTTTTAGAACAATATATAGTCTTGGAAGAAATCGGCAAGCGATGGATTCGAGAACATGAAAATATGAAGAAAGAAAATATCGTGAGTAATCAGTTCAAAAGCTGGAGCGATGATAAGTTGTTGAAATTTTATAAGGAACGAAAAGAAATTTATAATGGAAATTTCCCTATCTCGTATATTAATATGTTAGCGGAAATTTCTGATCGTTGGATTAAACAGAATGAAATTAAAGAGATAGAATTAGAAGAAGGTGCTAAATGAGAAAACCAATAACAAAATGTCCGCACTGCGGAAGTGATCGTGGAATGGCTGTTAGGTTTAAAGCTACTGGAACCGATATATATAGTTTTGATGGACATTTTCAAGATGAAGAAATTATTGAATACTGTACATATAATAAATGTATGACATGCTGTGACTGTGGTAAACGTATAATGAGTTATGATGAATTTATGACACATTATGCAATTGATGAATTAACAGGTAAGCATTTAAAACAGTGAAAGGAGAATTTTATCTCCATATATAGAGGGGAGTGATGCCATGAGTAACACAGGATGGATTAAACTCCATCGGAAAATTACAGATCATTGGCTATGGGAAGACAAACCATTTGCCAGAGGACAAGCAATGATTGACTTACTTATTCTCGCAGGTTATAATGATCAACCTAAGTATGTTGATGGAAACTTAGAAACAGTCGAGCGAGGATCGATGGTTACTTCAATCAGAAGATTGTGTGATCGATGGGGGTGGAGTAATTCAAAGGTTATCAAATTTTTAAAGACACTGGAAAACGACAGTATCATACATGTAAAAAGCGACACTAAAAAGACGGTCATAACTATAGTAAATTACAGTGTTTATCAAGGTTTTGTAGACGAACAAGCTACACAGAAACGACACCAAAACGACGCAGAAGCGACACATAAAAAGAAAGTAAAGAATAATAATAAATATAATAATAATAATATAAAGCGATTCACACCGCCTGATTGCGAGCAAGTCTCCAGATATTGCCAGCAGAGACACAATGGAATTGATCCAGAAGAGTTTGTGGATTATTACACAGCCAAAGACTGGATGATGGGCAATAGCAAAATGCAAGACTGGAAGGCAGCAGTACGAAACTGGGAACGTAATCAGGCTAAGAAGAACGCTAAACAAAAGTCCAAGGTAACAAACCTTCCACACTTAGAGTGTGATCGTAACTATGATTTCGATGCGTTAGAAAGACAGCTTTTTGAGAAGCAGATGACAGGATAAGTTTGACGAAAGGATGGAAAAATGTCAGAAAATATTTATATTCACTACGGAAGTGATAAGTTTGAGAAAGAGTTGTTTATGTCAATTGTGAACAGAAACATGATTAACAAACCATTTGGAGGTTTATGGGTATCGGATATAAAGGCGGATCAGCCGTGGGAGAAATGGTGTATTGATAATGATTTTAGAATTGATAAACTAGACAAAAACTTTAAATTTACATTGGATGATTCGGCAAATATTGTTGAATGGACAGCGAAAGCCGATTTAAAGCAGGTTCCAACGCAAGATCTATCGGGATATCTCCCAGAATATTTATTTGATACAATGGGCGTTGTGCCAGATTTTGAGAAGATGGTCGAAGATGGAGTTGATGCAATTAAGCTTAATTTATCCAAAGGTGATTATGAGTTATATTATGAGCTTTACGGTTGGGATTGTGATAGTATTCTGATCATGAATCCTGATATTATTAGACCATTGTAGAAATTGAATAACAGAATGAGATTGAGAAGCTTATGGCTTCTTTTTATTTTGCCTAAATTTAGAGAATAGGAGTAAGAATTATGGAATTAATCGAAGTAGAAATTAGACCAGAAGTACGTGAACAGTGCAATAATTAGAGAGGAGATTGGAACAATGAAATTATACGGAACAGTGAATACAGAGGTTGATGTGAGTAAATATAATATATTAATAGCTGCGGCTCAAATACTATACGATGGACATCTATATGATAGTTGGGGAATTCATACAGAGTTATTGGAGTCAGATCATAGAGAAAATAACACTGGTAAAAGAGCATTATTTAAGGTTGAAGATATATCATATCATGGTTCCCCAGTATGGAAATATACATTGATTACTGACGATGAAAATGCAATAAATGATTTTCTGTTGGCACAGGAAATAGAAAAAGTAATTAAGAGAGTGTAAGAATAATTAAGAGAGGAGAGATTATCATGGCAGCAACACAGTTTGAAGTTATTAAAACAGCAAACAATAATAACGCAGAAGAACCTGAAGCAAAGATCAAAAGACGTAAGGACGGAAATCCTAAATGGACTCGATCTAATAAACAAAAAGGCGTATCATCTTTAGTGTATCCAATTAAGAACAAAGAAAAATTTGCAGCCTTTAATGCATATTTTAGAGACCAGATTGATAAATCGTACACAGAGTACAAACGATATGTAGCTGCCAGAAACAATCTTTTGGTTGCAGTTGGAAACAATACAGCATATCGTATCTCTGATATCGTCAGACTCAAATGGGGCGATTTATTAGACGATAAGACTCGTAAGCAGGAAAAGAAAACAAAGAAATTCAGAACTGTATACTTTAACGATTTGGTAACTGAAGCAGTGGATATTTTCTTTGAAGCTGTTGCAGGAACTAAATATGATGTCAAGATTGATGGCGAAGTGCCAATGGATGATTATGTTTTTGGAACATGTAAGTCTGGATCAGGACACATGACTGAAGCAAATGCTTTGGATTTTGTTAAAAAAGGTGCTAAAGCAGTTGGAATTGAGGACAATATTGGTACGCATACATTACGAAAGAACTTTGTGTATTGGACACTTGTCGATCATAAAGATGATCAGAACGTATTGTATACACTTATGAGATTATTGAATCATAGTAGCCCTGCAATGACATTTCTGTATGCAACAATCACAGAGGAAGAAACTCATGTATTGTTTGATGATATTGCGCAGACATACAAGGAAATTATCAGTGGGGCTTTTAACGGATTGAAGGAAAATGTTGTTAATGTGAGTTATGATAGAGTTATGGAGATTATCAAGTTTGCTTATAAGACTGGCAAAGATGATGCAGATCAAGATGATAGAGTACATGAAGATAATATGCAGGCATTAGAAGAGTTATTGGAAGGAGTCATTGTATGATATTTGTAACAGGAGATACACATGGGGATTGGATGACTCGATTAAACAGTCGTTCTTTCCAAGAGGGAGTTGAGTTAACCAAAGATGATTATGTGATTATCTGCGGAGATTTTGGACTGTGGCATGACACAAAAGAAGAACGATATAATCTGGAATGGTTAGATAACAAGCCATTTACTACATTGTTTGTATGTGGGAATCATGAAAATTACGACCGCTTATATCAATATCCTGTAGAGAAATGGTGTGGCGGAAAGATTCACAAGATCAAAGACTCTGTATTTCATCTTATGCGTGGACAGGTGTTTGAAATTCAAGGAAAGAAATTCTTTACATTTGGCGGTGCCAGTTCCCATGATGTGCAAGATGGAATTTTAGAGCCAGACGATCCAAGAATTAATGAATGGTACAGAGATTATGACAAAATGTTTAGGATTAATCATGTGAGCTGGTGGAAAGAAGAATTGCCATCTGATAAAGAGATGGCAGAAGGTGTGATGAATTTAGAGAAAAATGACTTCCAAGTAGATTACGTTATTGCACATAGTCCATACACATCTGTTTTAAGACAAATGGATCAAGGATCAGGAGTGTACAAATCTGACAAGTTAACGGATTATTTACAGCAAATAAAAGACAAAGTGATTTATCAAAAATGGTTCTTTGGGCATATGCATGTGAACCAGAACTTTCCAGGAGATAATGCGATTGCAATTTACGAACAAATTATTAGGATTTTATAGGAGAATTTTGTATGAAGATAAATACGATTAGACAAAATAAGGAAGAAAAGAAAGCAAACCAGAATCTTATGTGGATTTCAGCAGAGATTCCACCATTAAAACCAGATAATGCATCACGTTACATGAGGTATAAAACATATCCTGTTATTGTGGATTACAAATATAATGATGGATGTGTGGACGAAGTGCTTGATTTTTGTGACTATGATTTTGAAGAAAAGAAATGGAAACTGGATAAGCCTCATAAAGTTAGACAGTATTTCCCCCTTCCAAGTAAGCACAAAGTAAAGTGTTCGAACAAAAAGAGAACATCTGTTCGAAAAACATCTTGATTTTGTTCTATGGTAGCATTATAATAAGAAATGTAGAGATTCTTTGTTCACAACAAAAATTAACTTTCTTTCTTGCACCTATTGACAGGGTGCAAAAAGTATGGTATATTTAATTCATGAAAACAAAAAATGCAACTGGGGAAAGTTGAGGGACGTAAAAATGAACGGATATACTAACAAAGAAAGAAAAGGAAACGATAACAGAAAAAGAAAAGAATATGTATATGGCAAATATCAAAATCCTCAAGTTTGGGGAATATATTTTGCAGATTTGCCGAAAATTGAAGGTAGTCATATCTTGCATGGGAAAAGACCAGTCATCGTATATTCTAATAATATTTGTAATAATACGAGCACAGAGATTAACGTGTATCCAATTACAAAAAAATTAAGGAACTGGATACCGACACATGTAACCATTTATCCAAATACCAGTAATGGATTAAAAATGGTATCACAGGTGTATTTAGAGCAAGGAAGAACAATTCCAAAGAATAATCTTTTAGAGTATTGGGGAAGAATATCTGATCTATCTTTAATGTTAAAAATAGGACATGGCATTTTAATACAAAACGGCATGTTATCGTACATGAATGCAATGGCATCCTAGAAATGGAGAATATTATGAATAATAAAGAATTGATACAAAATTATATAGATTCTCACGTATCAGAATCACGTCGCCCAACATGGAATTGGTTGTTAGATTCTGATATTGCGGACGACAATGAATCTGGGTTAACGTATGCACCAGGTACAATCCAAGAGGCTATATTATCAGATACTAGAGGTAAAAAAACCAAAAGTATGAATTCTATTAAAAAAAGATATGACCAGCTCGTTAAACTATATACTTATGCATATGAACAAAATTACATTAAATATAATCCATTTGTTAATGATAAATTTATAAACTTGCAATTAGCAGTTGATATATATTTTTCAAATAGAGTTAATGTTAATTATGTTACACCAGATAAAATAAATGCGTTTATTTCGAATCTGATGTCGTGCAATGCATCAGCCGATACCAAATTGAATACTAGATTTCACATTGTGAGTTTATATAATGGGATAAATGGAAAGGAGTTAAGAAATCTAAAATTCTCAGATATTAATCAAAATGATTTAACAATTCTTGGGAAACCAGTCTCCAAAGATTTTATCGAGACATTGAATGAATATAAATTGAAAATGGGAGATACGAATATATATGATGATTTTGTATTAATACCACGAAAAAAATGTAATAATATAGAAGAATATCAAGCAGAGCAAAAGAGGATCTATAATAATGTGCAGTCTCAATTAGAATTAACTGGTAACACTTTATCTTATGAGAAATTGACAACCATTGATGTTATTAATTCTGGTTTTATACAATATTTAAAATCTAAAATGGATATCAAGGCAATTGCAGATTTATATTATATTAAATCAAAAGAAGGAATCGCACGATCTGTAATCGCACGTCAATTTAGTGATATTGCAATTGATTTTTATTATAATTATTATATATCATATAGAATAAAAAAGAAACAATTTAGCGATCGTCAAACGGTAATCGGTAAAAGTATTGGTTACCTATATAAAGACGAGGACTATAAGAATTATCGTGCACATCAAATAATGGCAGAATAAAGGAAGGTATATGTATGGACAATCAAATATTAGAAATGTTAGCAGCGAATCAATCAAATCAAATGCATATTGATGTACTTGATTTACACTCATCAGAAATGTCATCGTGGTTTCTGAGCGAATATAAGATTCGAGCAGATGATAGAAAGATGAAGATCTATGGCAAAGATAAAGATCTTTCATATCATTGGATCGAATTTATTCAAGATGAGAATTTGTTCTCTCATATTAGGCAGGACGACATATTTGACATAATCAAATGCCTGCAATTTACATACAAAGAGAGATACAATGTTGGCATAAAAATACAGACAATAAAAAAGAAAGCAGAAGTCTTTGGTAAAACTTCTACTTTCACACAAACTAAAAATTTCAACTAAACAAATCATAGATAACAAAAAAAGATTTTTTGAATCTACCGTGTTGGCAGCACGATAGAAAATCGAATTTGATATTTAGAATTGTTTAATCTGAAAGGATAATAATATCCTTAAAATCATTATAACAATTCTAAACATGTTCGTCAACATGAAATTTTTTCCAAAAAATACAACTAAATATAGGAGTGATGTATGAAATACATAATTACGAATGAAGAGTTCTATGTGAAAAGAGATCATGCAAGAAATAAATACGTTCGTGATAATCGTAAGTCTGAAGCTACTCAGTTTACCTCCAAGCAAGCAAAGCACATTTTAGGTTTGAAGCATAAATATACGTGGATGAAAGACGGATTTTATGCCAGAGAAATTGAGCTAGGTAAAGTTGGAAAACCTATGGAATCTAGTGAAATAATGCGTAAAGGTAATGGAAATTGCTTTATGGATTGGGAATGTGATAATACATTGATCGACAACATAGAGACTGAGGAAAGAGCTATAGTAGGACTTTTAGCATATGACTCAGATCAATTAGGAGAAAAGAAGTTTGAATTAGAGCAGGCATTATCATATGCCGATTCTGCCAGAAGTGATATTCTTCATGCGATTGAGTTTAAAAAGATTGATGCTGCGAAACGTGCAGTGATTGTTGGGTATCTTAAAACCTTACAAGAATTACACAGAAAGATCAAGAATTGTATTCGATACATAGAAGTGATGCAGAATTGCATGGATAATCAGAAAGATATATGTACTTTGAAGAAAGAATTAAAAGATGCAGAACATAAGTCGTATGTCGGCAGGACAAAGTATTATGAGCTGATCCAGAATATAATTGGGTAGAGTTTCTTCCTTATTATATATGATGACTCGCACAGGCATTTGTGCAAAATTAAAATGTAAATATTATGTTAGAAAGGAGAAATATGGACATTTACATACAAAAGTTTGGAAAATTAGAACAAAGATATTTTGAACCAGATGAAATAGAATATAGTCCACACTCAGGAGACTGCATTAAAGTATTAAATAAGCAAAATGGAAAAGAAAAAACATATGTAGTGATTAATGAAGATGTAGGTGATCTACGATTACATACAAGAGAGTTAATGCCAAGAGTTCGTTATACAATCTGCGATGAAAAACATTTGGATAATATTTGTATGTTTAGTGTTTCAGCTTTGCTTGATAAAGAAAGGTGGATATTGCGTATATATGATTCGTTTGGTATTGAAAGAAAACGAAATGGAATATATTCGTTTGTCGATACATTAGATCAAGATATCGCTATTACCATTTTGATAGGAAAATACAAGCGTGAAGATACGTTTAATGTCAAAATACCTTGTGAATTGAAAAATTAAAAGAAGGAGAATTATATGGAAGAAAACAAAACGGGCGTTTGGGTGCAGACTAAAGGCAGACACAGGAAGAGACTTGATAGTGATGATGAAATTCGTTTGAGCATTGGAGATTATATACAAGTATTTTCCGATGTTGATAATGTACTTTTCAAGGTAGTAAGTGTCGAATATAACAGAAGTAGAGGATCGAGCTTTCAAAAACTTTTGCCTGTATGTAGTGTATTTGGGGAAGATGATAAAGCCATTGATCCAACAGCTACGGGGTTACATCGTTTAATATATACGAAAATAAATAGTAATAATAAGATGTGGTTTGATGGTGATTTATATAGGTATATTAATTGTGTTGTTCGAACTTCAGATGAACTACAGGTTGTGCTTATTCGTGGAACAATGAATAAAGATATTGAGATTCAGACAGGTACGATTTCAGCCGACAAAATACAGGTTGATACATTAACCTTACCGCCACTTTCAGAAAGAAGAGTGTCTGCTCTGTCACACTATCAGCAAAAATCAATTACTGCAACGTCAGAACCAATAAAGAATGAGGTTGGTGAGCTTTCAGCCACAGGGAAATCATGGATGATACATGACGACCGTGGGTTGAGTCCTTATGCACCAACACATATTGATTGGAATGGTGAAATGAGTGCAACTTTAACATTTGCGTCAGAAAAATTGGATGAAATCATGAGTGAACTTACAGGAAACGAAGAGGAGAAAGAAATGTATACAAAGAATTTAAAAGAAATGATCAAGAAACCGATTTATGTTGACAAAGAAATTACTGTGAAGGAACCAATGTTAGATAACAACGGTAAGCAGATTGAAAAAGATGGTAAGCCAATGTTTAAAGTAAAACATTATCATGGAATGGTTAAAATCTTATGGGTTAGTGGAGCAGAAACTGTTGCGTATGTAGAAGGAAATGATGTGTATGACAGAGAAAATGGCTTCAAAACCTGCGTATTAAAATACCTTTGCGGCAACGCAGGTGCTCATGATGCAGTTGACTTTTGGACAAACAAATATGTGAAATATCCAAGCAGCTGTATTGAGGTAACAGAGAATTTATGTAAGTTAGAAAAGATTCTGGAGAAAGACAAGAAGAGAGAAGAGAATCGGGAAGGGTTATCTCATGCGAAGTTCTTAAGAAGAATAGGTTTGCTTTCAGGTGGTTCTGTTGCTGGTAAACTGATTTACAAAAACTGTGATATGAAATATGTTAATGAATTCAAAAAACTTGCCAAGAAATATTTTCCAGAACTTAAGGGTAAAGAAATTTATGTGAATGGTAACAAGAACGATGAAATTTTTGTAGCAATTAAATAATACATAAAAAGGAGATAAATTATGTGCACACCAATGAATGAAAACTGGAGCAATTTTTTAAACAAATTGTCAGAGCGTTTAAATAAAATGCTCGACTATGTAGAGAAAAACAATTCTACATTGTATGAAACTGATATTGATAAAGATGAGCTTTGGGAAGTATATTTGAGCAGTTTCCCTGAAGGAACAAACAAAATGTATCGTAAACGACGAGAATATGACTGTGGTCATTGCCGAAACTTTATTAAAACAATCGGTGGAGCTGTGGCAATTGTTGACGGTAAGATTCATACGATCTGGGAAATCGACACTGATGATGTCGTATTTCAGCCAGTAGTTGATGCTTTACGAACATATGTAGAATCAAAGCCAATCAAAGATATTTGGAGACATTTTACAAATACAGTTGGAGTAAAAAGTACAAATGAGTATACAGAAGATAAGCAGATTATCAAATGGACTCATATGTATACACCGATTCCAGAGAGATTACTAGAAAGAAAATCCGATATTCCTACAGTAAAAGCAAAAGTTAGAGATCGAAAGAACGTGTTCAAAAGATCGCTTGATGAAATCACAGAAGAAGCTGTTGATACGGTATTAGAATTGATCGCTTCAAATACTCTTTATAGAGGACAGGAATGGGAAAGAGTATTAAAAGATTTTAGAAAATATCAGCGAGAATACAACGGTTTGTCAGATGAAGAAAAAGATGCATACACATGGACAAAAGCCATGACGATCGGAGATGTAATTGGTCGTATTAGAAACCATAGTATCGGTACATTACTTGTGAATATCAGCGAAGGTATGGATTTAGATAATGCAGTAAAAGCTTATGAAAATGTTGTAGCTCCTGCGAATTACAAACGACCTAAAGCAATCTTTACAAAGAAAATGCTTGAAGATGCAAAGAAAACTGTAACCGATTTAGGATATATGGATTCATTGCAGCGTAGATTTGCAAGACTTGACGATATTACAGTAAACAATATTCTGTTTTGTAATCGTGATGCAGCACCACGTATCCAGGGCGGTTTAGATATTTTTGATGAGATGAGTAAGGAAGTCGCTGTAAATCCTAAGAAATTCTCTAAAGTAGAAGAGATCAGTGCAGAGAAATTTGTATCAGATGTTCTTCCAACCGCAAAAGAATTAGAAGTCTTGTTTGAAAATCGTCATAAAAAGAACATGGTTTCACTGATCGCACCTGTAAATAAAGATGCTAAGAATATGATGAAGTGGAGTAATCCTTTCAGCTGGGCATACTCAGGAAATATGACAGACAGTGAAATGAAAGAAAGAGTTAAGAACGCAGGCGGAGCTGTCGATGGAGTCTTAAGATTCTCAATCCAGTGGAACGCAGGAAAAGATTGGAACAGAGATGACTTTGACGCACATTGTAAAACACCTTGCCAGCATATTTTCTTTAGCCATATGGTTGATCACGTGACACAAGGCAGACTTGATGTTGATGTAATTAATCCAGAAAAAGGTAAACCTGCCGTAGAAAATATTACATGGGCAGATAAATCTAAAATGGTTGATGGAGATTATGATTTTTTCGTACACAATTATTGCCATAACAATGGTACATCTGGATTTACAGCCGAGATTGAATTTGATGGTCAGATTTACGAATTTGAATATGATCAGCATTTAAGACAGGGGCAGAACGTGCCAGTGGCTACAGTTACATTAAAAGATGGAGTATTCACAATCAAAGAGAAACTTCCATCAACAACATCTTCAAGAGAAATCTGGGGAATCAATACAAATCAGTTTGTGCCAGTCACAGTAATGTGTTATTCACCTAACTATTGGGACGAACAGACAGGTATTGGACACAAACATTATCTGTTTATGTTAAACGGATGCGTAAATGAAGATACACCAAATGGATTCTTTAATGAATTTTTGAAACAGGAATTAGTACAGCACAAGAGAGTATTCGAGGCTTTAGGAAGTAAGATGCATGTCGCAGATGATCCGAACCAGTTATCAGGAATTGGTTTCAGTTCTACAAAACGAGATGATGTGATCGTCAAAGTCAAGGGTGCAACAGAAAGAGTTCTTAAAATTAAATTTTAACATAAAAAGGAGATTAAATTATGACAACAGAAAAGTTATTCGAAATGGCAACAAGAAGCAAATTGAGATTCCCATCAACAAAGGGAGAATTATCCGTAGAAGATTTATGGGATTTATCTGATAAAGATTTAGACGTGGTTTATAAAAATCTGAAAGATCAGGAAGTTAAATCTTCAGAAGAAAGCCTGTTGGATGATGCAAATGTTGATCCAAAATTAACGGCTGCGATTGGTATTGTAAGATACATCTTTACAACAAAACGTAAAGAGAAACTTGCCGAGAAGGAACGTATTGATAAGAAACGGACACAGAAAAAGTATATTGATGCTCTTTCCAAGAAACAGGATGAGGCTATTGAGAAGATGTCAGAAGCGGAATTACGTGCAATGATTGATTCTTTCGAAGATTAAGATGATATGCCTACTCGTCATATTTGACGGGTGGGTGTTACATAAAACAGTAATTTAAAGGAAAGAGAATTAGAAAATGGATAATAATAAAATTTTAGTTGTCATTGATATGCAGAATGACTTTATTGATGGGAGTTTAGGAACGAAAGAGGCACAAGAAATCGTACCTAAAGTAGTTGAGAAAATTCGTAATTTTGATGAAGATGGAGATTTGTATGTAACAAAAGACACACATGATGAAGATTATTTAGATACACAAGAGGGAATAAAACTACCAGTAAAACATTGTATTTTTCTTGAAGATGGATGGTATATCAATAAAGATATTTTGAAAGTTATTGAAGAAAGAGGATTTGACAGTGTAAGAAGGTATTTTAATAAACCTACATTTGGTTCATTTAGATTAGCAGATCATTTTAGGAGAGAATACAAATATGCTTCAGATCTTGAAATTACATTAGTTGGATTATGTACCGATATTTGTGTTATTTCAAATGCGATGTTAATTAAATCGGTATTACCAGAGGCAAAGATTACTGTAGATGCATCGTGCTGCGCAGGCGTAACACCAGAGAGTCACAAGAACGCACTCGAAGCAATGAAAATGTGTCAAATTGAAGTAATTAATGAATAAAGAGGTGATGAAAAATGATTAGTATTGGTGGAGTGGCGGTTATTCCTAAGTCTTTCCCAGACGGAACACAGAAAATTGATTTTTCGTTAGGTGTGATATCTCAAGAAATCATAGAAAACAAGACAGTGTATATCACATGGTTATATGAGTCAGATCAAGAGTTGTTTTCTTTGTTGTGTATTTCTAAAAATATTAAAGAACATTTTCCGTGGTTACAACAAGCATTAGTGATGCCGTATATACCAAATGCAAGATTTGACAGAGTAAAAGAGCCAGACGAATGCTTTACATTAAAATATTTTGCAGAAATTATTAATAGTCTGGGATTTGTACAAGTTATTGTAACTGATCCACATTCCGATGTATCTACTGCATTGATTGATCATGTAGAAGTAATCCGTGGAGCATCATATATTACACAAACTTGTAGCAAAGTCCTTAAAGCAGAACCATCAAGAAATCTTGTAATTTATTTCCCAGATAGCGGATCACTAAAAAGATATTCTGAATTTGTATCAGATGATTATCCGATTGTCTATGGAATTAAAAATCGTGATTGGAAGACAGGAGAAATTTTTGGTATTGAGATTCATGGAGATACAGATAAATTAGACGAAAATACGGCAATCCTTATGATTGATGATATTTGTAGTAAGGGTGGCACATTCTATTATGGATCAAAAGAATTAAACAAATACGGTTGTAAAGATATGTATTTGTACGTTACTCACTGTGAAAACACAATTCTTGATGGCGAATTACTAAAGGCAGATAGTTTGTTTAAAAAAGTATTTACAACACGTAGTATTTTTACAAAAGAACATGAGAAAGTTGAGGTGTTAGATTTATGAAACAGACAAATCCAATGTTATTAATTGATTTTTATAAAGCAGTTCATGCTGAAATGTTACCAAAAGGTATTACAAAATCTGTTTCTTATTTTACTCCACGTATGAGCAGAGTAAAACGATGGAATGAAGTAGCCATGTTTGGATTACAAGGATTCATTAAAGAGTATTTGGTCGATTATTTTAATGAGTATTTTTTCTTTGAATATAGAAACAAAGCAATTGGTACTTATAAGACAGTAATGGATGCAGCTCTTGGAGAAGGTACATATGGATTACAGAAAATCGAAGATTTATATGATCTTGGCTATCTTCCAATTGAGATTAAGGCTCTTCCTGAAGGAACTTTAGCACCAATGCATGTGCCGATGTTTAGTATTGAGAATACACATAAAGATTTTGCATGGTTACCACAGGCATTAGAAAGCTTAATTTCCGCAGAAATGTGGCATCCGATGATCGCTGCAACTGTTGGACATACATACAGACAGATTGTTAACAAGTTCTATGAAATGACTTGTGATGACGATATTCCAAAATCTAAAGCATTAGGGGCTTTCGATTTTCGTGGCGAAGAATGTTTACAGTCTGCGGTTAAAGCAGGGGCAGGATGGTGTTTATCATTCTTGAATACAGCAACAGTTCCAACAATTCCGTATTTAGAGAGAAATTATAACTGTGATTGTACGAAAGAGCCAGTTGCTTTTGGTAGTCCATCGACTGAACATTCAGTTATGTGTAGTAATTATGCAATTGATGGAGATGAAGAAACATTAATTAAGAGATTACTGACAGAGATTTATCCAAACACAAGTTTCTCAGCAGTGTTAGATTCATATGATTATTGGAATGTTGTAGAGAATATTCTCCCAAAACTCAAGAATGAGATCATGAATCACAATGGATGTTTTCTTGTCAGAGGAGACTCAGGAGATTGTGTAGATGTAGTAACCAGAACGGTATTCAAGTTATGGGAAGAGTTTGGGGGAACGACAAACAGTAAAGGATATAAAGTTTTAGATCCTCATATAAAAGCAATTTACGGAGATTCAATTACAGTGCAGAGATGTGAGCAGATTTATGACATCTTAGAGAAAAATGGATTCGCAGCAAGCAATGTTGCACTTGGTGTCGGGTCATTCTCATTCCAGTGCATTGAAGAAGATGGAGTTTTGAAACCATTTACAAGAGATACATTTAGTAGCTGCATCAAAGCAACATATTGTGAGATTAATGGCAGACCATATCCAATTTTTAAGAATCCCAAAGATGGCGGATTTAAGAAATCTCAGAGAGGTTTATGTCATGTCTATAAAGGATCAGACGGCAAATTGACATTTAAAGATGGATATAATTCAGAAAATCTTCCAATGAATAACCTACTTGAGACAGTATTTAGAGATGGCAAGTTGGTAAAAGAGCAGTCATTACAGGAGATTAGAAGAGTGTTAAACGAAGGAGAATTTTAAGAGAGGAGATATAAAACATGAGTTTTAATGCAGTAGAAACCAAAGACAGATTAGTACAGTGGATCAGAGATTGGTTTAAAGTTAATGGAAGATGGTGTAATGCCATTGTAGGAATTTCAGGAGGCAAGGATTCATCAGTGGTTGCAGCCTTGTGTGTAGAAGCACTCGGTAAGGATCGAGTAATTGGAGTTATGATGCCACAGGGTGTGCAGAGTGATATTGAATATTCTCAGATGTTGTGTAATCACTTAGGCATTGAGAATTATACAGTAAATATTTTTAATGCTTGCAGAGATATTAAACATGAAATCAGAGATGAATTAGGTGGTAAATGGAGTAAACAGAGTGCTACAAATTTACCTGCTCGTATCCGAATGGTTACATTGTATGCTTTTGCACAGAGTATGAATGGAAGAGTAGCAAATACATGTAATTTATCTGAAGATTGGGTCGGATATACAACAAGATATGGAGATTCGGCTGGAGATTTTAGTCCATTAAGTGATCTGACTGTGACAGAAGTTAAAGCAATTGGTAAAGTTCTGGGACTTCCAAGAGAGTTAATCGAAAAAACGCCTACTGATGGGTTATGTGGCAAGACAGATGAAGATAATCTTGGATTTACATACGAAGTGTTGGATGAATATATCAGAACAGGTGAATGCAAGGATAAAGGAGTGAGACAGATCATTGATGAAATGCATGAGAAGAATGTATTTAAACTTGCTCCAATGCCTAAATTTATATCTGGCATGTGGATCGAGGCAGGAATGGAGTTGGATGATTAAATATGGAAGTTAAAGCAAAATGGACAGGTCGTGGTTTTGTACTCTGTGTTGGAGAATGGAAGCTTTATGTTGACGGTAAGGATGTCACCAACAAAATTCAAGAAGATCTACGTACAGAACCCATGAATACATATAAAAAATATGAACGATGGTATTTCAAGGGTTGGGTTGAAGAATGGGAATCATATTATGACGGACTGAAGCAAGATGAATGGATTGAATCTAATAAGTATTGGTTAGATGAAATTACAACAGACATTGAAGTTCAGCGCCAGATCTTCAAAGCAATCAACGAAGAGGATTTTCGCACTAATTCTTGTGGCGGATGTATTTAGTAACTAGATTATGACATCTGTATATGGTGTTGTGATAAATAATTTTTATAACAAAGGAGATATTTATGATTGAAGTAATTGGAACAGTAGTACCAGTGGTTGTTGCAGTTGGTGGTGTAGGAGCTATTATTGGTAGCGGTTATGTTAAAGCAAGTCCAGATAAGGCTTATATTATTTCTGGGCTTAGAAAGACACCTAAGACATTAATTGGTAAGGCAGGATTAAAAATTCCATTCTTTGAAAAAGCAGATCATCTTAATCTTGAGTTAATTCCAATTGATGTTAAGACATCAAGTTCTGTGCCAACAGCAGATTATATCAATATCAATGTAGATGCAGCGGTCAATGTAAAGGTTAGTAGTAATCCAGAAAGATTGAAACTTGCAGCAGAAAACTTCTTAAATAAGCCAGTAGGCGATATTGGACAGGTCGCAAGAGAAGTTCTTGAAGGTAATATGCGAGAGATCGTTGGAAAGATGAGTCTCGAAGAAATGGTTTCTGATCGTCAGAAATTTGCACAGCTTGTTACAGAAAATGCGAAGCCCGATCTTGCCGCAATGGGATTAGATATCATCAGTTTTAATGTGCAGAATTTTATGGATGATAATGATGTTATTGAAAATCTTGGTGTAGATAATGTTGTTAAAATTCAGAAGAAGGCTGCAATTTCCAGAGCTGAAAGCGAAAGAGATATTGAAAAAGCAAAAGCAATGGCTGAAAAAGAAGCGAATGATGCAAGGGTTGAGTCAGAAACAGCGATCGCAGAAAAGAATAACAATCTGGAAATTAAAAAATCTGAACTTGAGAAGATTTCAAAAGCAAAGAAGGCTGAGGCAGATGCAGCATACAAGATTCAGGAAGAAAAATCACGTAAAGAAATTGAAATTGTAACTGCGGATGCTAATATTATGCGTCAGGAAAAAGAAATTGAACTGAAACGTAAAGACGTTGAGGTAACAGAGCAGACATTAGATGCACAGATCAAGAAACAGGCAGAGGCTGAAAGATATGCCTCTCAGCAGAAAGCAGATGCAGATTTATATAAGAGACAGAAAGAGTCTGAAGCTAACAAATATGCCAAAGAAAAAGAAGCTGAATCTACAAAATATGCTATGGAGCAGGAAGCTGAAGGTATTCGTGCAAAGGGTGTAGCAGAAGCCGAGGCAATCAAAGCTAAAGGTATTGCTGAAGCAGAAGCAATTGAAAAGAAAGCAGAAGCTATGAAACAGATGGGTAAAGCATCTATTGTAGAAATGATGTGTCAGATGTTCCCAGAAGCAGTTAAAAATGCAGCCGCACCATTAGGAAATGTAGGAAGTATCACTATGTATGGAGAAGGAAACACAACAAAATTAACAAAAGATATTATGAATGTTGTGAATCAGGTATCAGATGGTGTTAAAGGATCTACAGGTGTTGATCTTGCAAAGATGTTAAAAGATTTTGTTTCTGAAGATAACGAAGTAGAATCTACAGATAATGAAAATCTTGTAACACCAGAGCCAGCAGATTACCGTGAGTTCTAATAGGAGAAATTATTATGGCAATTATTATTATTTGTGTAATTGTAGTGATTATCGCATATTTACAATTTACTAAAAATGGAAAGCAGATTAAAAATGTAGCATCTGGAACAGTTACAGAGAAAATCAAAGAAAATGCAATGACTCCAGAGGGAGCTAGAGCTAGATATAATACTGCAATTAAAGATAAGCAGGACTTCTACCAGAAAACAATGGGTACATACACAATGGTAGCTGGTCGATTAGCAACAATGGAAGATGACCTCAAAGAAACAAAAGAAGAAATTTCTAAAACCGAGGCAATGATCAACCAGTATATTGATAACAATGATGATAAAAAAGCAATGTATTATGCTCAAAAATTAGCCACGTTAAAGGCACAGAAATCAGTGTACGAAAAGAAGATCCCAGAGTTGCAAGCAACAAAAGATAAGCAAGAAGAAATTAAAAACCAAGCATATGATCAGCTTATTAAACTAAAAGGCGAAAAAGACACTGTAGTTCTCCAGATGGAGGCAGATCAGCAGATTGCAGAATTGCAGAAAAATTTAGATCAATACAATAGTTCAAATGCCGCTCAGGAAGGTTTGGAAGAGGTTCGAGAAGGAGCAAAGAAACTTAGCGAACAAGCCAAAGGCGTTGCTATTGCGTATGAATCTAGTGCAGAAACATTGGATTATCATATGGAGCAAGAAGAGCGACAGCAAGAAGCTAAAGCCATATTAGATCAGATGAAAAATGCTCGCAAATAACGGATAAATTCATCTACAAAAATTAATTTCACAAACATAAAACTGGCATTTTATGACTCTATAAAACACAATATATAGTGATTATCCAATTATTGAACCACTATATATAGTTGTATAAAGTGCCAGTCATGGAAACATAGCTCAGTTGGTAGAGCAGGCAATACATAAACATTCATTTTTCTACCTCCATATAAGTATTTTTATTTATTTACATTTAATTTTCATCACATATAAATTGCCGACACAGGTTCGATTCCTGTTGTTTCCACTAAAAAAGACCTCAACCTAAATGGTTAAAGTCTTTTTGGTTAATCGTTTGGTATGACCTCGATAACATCTTCAACTTTGCAATCAAGATATAAGCAAATTTTGTCAATGTTTTCGAGACTGATATACTGATTCTTTGCCATCTTGGCAATTGTACCAGACCCCATATTTAAAGCGGTTCGTAAATCAGATTTTGTCATACCCTTTTTCGCTAAAGTTACGAAAAGCGGTTTATAACTTATCATATGATATACCTCCACATCTATATTGTAACATATTATATACAGGATGTAAAATAAAATATTCAAGAAGTTGAAGATTTTGTATTGACGCTATGTGCAAGAAGTGGTATATTATATTCAACAAATGAAAGGTAAACTTCAAGAAAATGAAATATGAAGGAGTGAGAAAATGTCAAATAAAATTTATAGATATTATCAACCAAACGATAAAGATACAAAAGACAATCATTCAGATTGCGTGATCAGAGCATTAACAAAAGTGCTTGATAAAGAATGGTTAACAACATTTGATGATTTGTTACCATACGCAAGGGATATGCAGTGTATGCCATCAGAGCGAAAATGTTACGAAGAATATTTATTCGATAATGGGTTTGCTTATCAAGGTATTAGCAACCGAAAAGGATCTAAACGACCAACAGTTGAAAGTTTTGCAAAAGATCATAAACAAGGCAATTACTTGGTAAATGTTGCGAATCATGTAGTTGCAATTTCAGACGGTTGTTATTACGACACATGGGATTCTGGAGATTGTTGCTTGTATGGATATTACTATAAGGAAGAAGGAGAGAAATAAATGAGAAAGAAAATTTTGGCAACGGTTCTAGGAACAACGATTTGCTTAGGATCAATGACAGGATGTACCGCAGGATTCAAAAGAGGAGTTGTTGATATGAAAAGCAATTGGAATGGTGGTATGAATAGAGTCATTACAGTATACACGGCAGACGGTAAGAAGATTGCTGAATATAAAGGAAAAATTGATATTGATACAAATGATGGTGGATATGTCAAGTTTGACTACAAAGGTAAGAGATATATTTATTATAACTGTTTTGTAGAGAGTATCGCAGATATTGATTAGAGAGGAGAGAAACAAATGAATTTAGAAGAAACTATCAAATGCGCAAATGATATGGCAACAAAGAAATACACAGAAGCCATGTTGTGTCATGCGAATCCAGACGATGAAGAACTTGATGGATTGATTGACTGTGCCTTAAATCATGAGCAACTTGCGAAGTGGCTGGGAGAATTGAAAGAGTTAAAAGAATATAAAGAAAAGTATAGATGGCATGACTTAAGAAAGAATCCTGATGATCTGCCAGAAGATATTAAGTACGTTTGGGTTTTTATAAAAGGTGAATGCACTCATAGGTCATGGCACGATTCTCATGGATGGAGAAGGCGTAACAGTAACATTTTATACTATAACGACGAAAGTGTTTTGGCGTGGAGAGAGATTGAAGAGTTTAAAAGTGAGGGGAAATAAATGAGTACAACAAAAACAATTGATATTTCAGTGCTGCCAGAGGCAGAACAGGATCTAATAAAAGCATTATTTGATAAATGTTGTGAAAGAGCGAAACCAAAAGAAAAAACTAATTCAGGGTCTAAAGTTTGGAAACCAAAATACGGTGAAAGATATCATTACATTGATGGTAGCGGATCTATTTATAGTGCAATATGGTTTAATAGCATTGTCGATAACGGTAGATGGGTATTAGGCAACGTATTTAAAACACAAGAAGAAGCAGTATTTGCAAGAAAGAAAAGAAAAGTAGAAGTTGAACTTGAGCGGTATGCAAAGGAACACAATGGCACAGAATTTGCCAATCGTTGTTATTGTATTCGATGTGAAGAAGACGGAAAAAGACTTCTTTGCGATACATGGGCTACAACAAAAATACAGGGTACAGTTATGTTTACATCAAAAGATGTTTTAGTTGATGCAATTGAAGCAATCGGAAGAGACAGAATCATTAAATACATCTTTGGAGCATAAAGTGAGGTGAAAGAAAATGGGTACAGAAAAGACAATTGATATTTCAAAATTATCTGAAGCACAACAGAATTTATTCAAATCATTATTTGAGCAATTTTGTGAAAGATCAGAAAAAGAAGAAAAAGCTAATTCATGTGGTTTAAAGAATGGGGATACGTATTATTTCATCACTGATGATGGGCATATCTGTATGGCAAAATGGCAAGGTAGAGCATCAGATTTTAGAAGATTAGCTTTAGGTAATGTATTTAAGACTGAAAAGGATACAGAGTTTGCTATTGAAAAGCAGAAGGTTAGGGTTGAATTGCAAATATATGCTGATGAACATAATGATCCTGATCAAGAAGAATGGGATGGAGCGAATTTTCATTATTATATTGGATATGATGTGACTGAGGATGATTTGGCAAAAATCCCTGCCGTACAACTTAGACGCCTAAATGAGGTATATTTTTCTTCTAAAGAAATCGCTGAGGATGCCGCCAACAAGGTTGGAGCAAAACGCATCATAAAATATCTATTTGATGTTGATTGTGAGGTGGATGAATAGTATGAAAGTTTTATACAAAGGTAAGCCATACAAAGTGTATGGGGTATGCTCAGATAAATATACGAAAGGTTACGAATTCGAACATTATGCAGATTTCTTAATTTATAGAAAAAATTGTTGGCGATGGGTCTCATCCGATTATTGTACACCATACAAAAAGAAACATAAGAAGCCCAGTAAAAAAGAGGATTAAAAACATGAATTATAATCTAACATTCCCTGTCGTAGTTCTGAAAGATGAAAATGACTCAGTTCCATATATGGCATATATCCCATATTTTGATGTAATGACGCAGGGATATGATGAAGAAGAATTGCAGATGATGATCAAAGATTTGTTAAATCTCTGCTTAGAAGATAAGGAATCTTACACAATTCCTGCATGGGCATATAGTTATTTCAATGAAGACGATGTTAAGGAACGAGGCAGAAAATATTTTGAAGAGCTTGATGATGGAGACGATACATATTTTCAAAAGAATTTTTACACAGTATGGTGGTTCGATTTCAGGCGATAGTAGTAGATAGAAAAGGAGAAAGATAAAATGGACGTTTTGTTTTACATAATTTGGGTATTGGCGTTTATGGTAATCGTAGCAATTGGAATTGGAGTACCATATATGACCTATTACAATTACAAAAGAATTAAGGCAATGGATAAGAAACTTACGGGTATGTGCACAGGTCTTGGCATTATGTTAAGACCAGAAGAGGGTGATGAAAAATGAAAGATATGAGAAATAATCCCATTGAAAATGGAAATCTGTGTTTTAGATCAAGAATGGTAAATGGAGAAACATTGATGGGATATGCATTAGTTATCTCAAACAAGTTGTTTTGGATAGACGGATGGAATAACTATATTTCTAGTTACGACAAACTTAATTCTAAGCAATTAATTGTTATCGAACACCTAAATGATGACGAAAAGAAAATGAGAAAAGAGTGGTTAGAGTTTATGGCAACAACAAAATCAAAAAAGGTTAAAGATGAAGATAAAGAAATTGTGAAAGACTTATTGAGTAAAAAATGAGGTGCAAGGTATTAAATGAGAAGATTAATTTGGTATATAAGATCTTGTTTTTGTAAGCATGATTGGGAGTTAATATTTGATACCCGCTACGAAGAAGAATCTTATGGTAAATGGTACGACATTATTACAACTAAAGGTAGGCAAAAGGTTTATCGTTGTAAAAAATGTGGTTGCGAAAAAAGATATAGAACGTAAAATCTGAGTTTTATGTAAAGGGAGGATGATTAACATGGAAGTCAATATTGAGTTTGCCATTGGCTATGCCATTGGGTTTTGTATCGTTGGGGCGATCGTATTTCTAAGACATGAAAGAAAGATGGATCGCCTGAGGCAGACAAATGTAAATCTGATCTTAGATAAGATGTCGTTTATGGCTGATGCTAACAACAAAGAACATGATACATATAATAAGGAAGAAACTCGTTCAGATGTTAAGGACGCAGTGAAGTATGCAATGAAGAAAAGTCATCCAGATAATGGTGGCAGTGCAGATGATTTTAGAAAATTTAGAGAGCTTTATGAAGAAATGAAAGGTAAGTAAATGCTAAAGGTCGGAGATAGAGTTTATATTTATAGAATGAAGCCAGCGGCTAAAGGAGGTTTGGTTAGAAATAACGACAAAGGTACAATTACTCGCATCGGAACAGATGAGATTGGTCGCAGATATGGGTATAGATATATGACCGTTAAATTTGACAAACCAGTAAATACCTCTAATCGTGATATTTACTCTTTAGAATTTTTTGAAAACAAGGATGATCGTAAGATAGGTAGAATACGAGATATTGGATTCTTACTATATGGTAGAAAATGTGAGGAATAAGACTCATGAGTAAACAAGAATCATTGAAGTTTTTGCAAGGTTTGATTGACGAAGTAGAAAATTGGACAAAAGAAGATATTGAGCGAGGTCGGAAGTTAATGGAGAAAATATATAAAGAAGAACCAAAAGAAGTTGAAAATAGTGATGGGTATTGGGAATTTATAATGCCAGATGGTAAGGTAGTGAAGTAGATATGGCTAAGAAACAAAATAAAAATTTTAAAATATTTGGTGTGTTTTGGGAATATAAAAATATTCTGCTCAAATAGTTTTTGAGTACGTCAAAAGTGAGATTTGTTATAGCACTCACTAAAATCTATGTTATTTTGTCGGATTTATGTTATTTGGGGGTTTGACAACTATTAAAAATAACATAGGTACAAAACTATATGGTATTTTTCTATGTTTCATGTAATGTTTGGTAACTATAACAAATAACAGAACTAAAGGAATTTAAACAAAAAAATGAAATCAAGACAGCAACGTAAACAGGAAATAAAACGATTCTTTGATCGGCTGAGTCCCAGTGAATTGGACAGGCTGTTAGAAAGAAATGGGATTAATGACAAAGAGTCTGATGAGGCTCTTGCATATAGAATTATTAAAGAAGAAATTGAGAAAGGAGAGATATAATGAACAACTTCTTATATATTGAATCACGGGAAGAAGAGAATACATCCCTCGATTCTAAACGTGTTTTATTGAATGAAGAAAATTACAAACATATTATTTCATCATTAGATCATTATCCACCGACGGCAGACGAAGTTAAGAAAGCAATTTGTATTTTGACGGGACGATTGATCTACAGAAGCGTTTGGAATATGGAATCTGATATTGATAGTTTAAATATGAGTTTATCACCGCCAAAAGAAATGACGGTTGCAGAAATTGAAAAGGAACTTGGTTATAAAGTTAAGATTGTAAAGGAGAAATAATGCCAATGGCAAAAAAGAAACAAGGAATGTCGTTTGAAATGATGATGCAAAATATGGAAATTAATCCAAGACAATTGTATCGTCGTAGTTCGTGGAAGAAGACACGAACAACTTATGATTATGTGTTTATGATGTGCGAAGAAGAATTAAATGAGATTATTCCATTTGATAAAAAATATAAAATGAAACCACTCTTATGTAGAGACCAAAATGGAGTTATAACATTGGGATGGTTGCCTACACAAGAGGATATTTTCGCAAATGATTGGGTTGAGCAAGGATGGGATTTTAACAGTAAAAGGAAGAGGTGAGTAATTAATTGAATTTTATAAAAGCAATGACTGCAATAAAAAAAGACAAAACGACTATAAGAAGAGGCATTTGGGGAAAGGAAAAGTATTTGAAAATTTATTCGTCAGAATTAACTAATGTTTATTTTGAGTGTAATGATATGGGTGAATATAAGCCAGATTCAATTATTTTTTTATTTGATAAAGAAAACGCAGAAGTTTGGATACCTCTTGCGGAAGATGTATATGCAGATGACTGGGAAATATATGTTGAGTCAATTAATAAAGGTGAGCAGATAAAGGAGGAAAAATAATGAAGTGTTTTTATCATGTTGATCAAGACGGAATCGTGTCTGGATTCTACGTCAGAAAAGCTTGTGAACAGCGAGGTTTAGCATTTGAACCAGAGGACTTCCGAAAAATTAATTACGGTATGAAATTCCCGTTTCATGACATTGAACAGGATGAATTTGTATTTATTGTAGACTACAGTATTGAGCCAGAAGAAATGTGGCAGTTGCTTAGTATCACAAAGAATGTATTCTGGATCGACCATCATCAATCTACGATTGAAACGTATAAAGATTTTAAGTGCGATGTAAAAGGTATTCGGATCACTGGAGCAGGTATCTCAGGAGCGAATTTGACATGGTTATATTTTAAATATATGTGTGACGAAGATTGGGAGCAAATTGAGAGGACGGACGAGAAAAATGTAAAAAGATTACTCAATATATATAAATATAAAGAAGATTATCCAAAACTGGCAGAATATACAGCCATGTGGGATACATTTTATTTTGGTGCAACGTCAAAACAATTCATAAAAGCATTTCACTATGCATTTGAATCGTATGATTTTGATGCGTTAAGTCCATTGCTAAACACGTTAAATGAAGATCAAGGAATTTATGAAGCAGCAAAAATTATTGGTGATATGATAACAGATGGCTTATCAATTATTGAGTATTTAGCAGCAGAAGCAAAACAGTACCTTAGAGCATATGGTTTTGAAACTACATTTGAAGGACATAAAGTTTATGCAATCAACAGAGCGTTAATCAATTCTGATTTCTTTGAATCTATTGATGCTTCTAAATATGATATGTTCATCGGTTTTTCATTCAATGGAAGTATGTGGGAATATCAGTTACGATCCGCAGAACAGGATAAAGTAAATGTGTATGAGCTTGCTGTGGAATATGGTGGTGGCGGTCATCCAAATGCAGCTGGGTTCAGGAGTAAGAAATATGTATTAGGAGTGTGAGATAACGGTGAAGGGCATTAACGTAGAACTATATAAAAATCGAAAGTTTGACATTGCTACAGGGGCTTGTATCGGAGATGAATCAACAAAAATTACTTCTATTGTAAGCAATAAAGAGATAGATCGTATGTTGTTCGACTTTGATTATAAGGAGTACGTTGTAAGCACTCAATTTTCTTCTTGCAAAAATAAAGATTATGTAAAAATTGAAGAGTTGAGAGAAGTGTCTCCAATGATATTATCTTGCAAAGAAATAAAATTAAAGGATGGCACAAAGTTTCATATCGATAATACACAAATAGATATTTCTAATGATTGTGAAGTATATAAACTGTATTCGAACAGCACATATTTAGATAAAACATATTACAATCAAACAAAAGAAATGGTTTCTGAGTGGGTGCGTGTAGATTTGCAAAGAATTCACAAGATAATGACTAATATTGCAAATGAAATTTATGATCAATCAGTCCTTGAGTATAAAAACAGTAGTAGGCTCTATCGTTTTTTTAATACTCCAGATCTCCCTGATTTACAATTAGTTTATTCTACATTAGATTTATACAGAATGACATCATTAGGAACATTAACATATGATATTCGTAATCGTATAGAAAAAAATGTTTCAAATTTAAAATATGTAAAAAATTGGTGGGAGCCAATGAGACAACGCAAGTATTATTTAGCATTAGACTATAGAGAAAAAATCAACAACTTTATTAAAGAACAGGAGGCTAAGAAATGTGGAGAAACTAAATGATGAACAGCGAAAGCTGATTGAAGATAATTATTCTTTGATTTGGCATTTACATGAAAAGTATTTTACAAAATTTAAAGATTTTGATACATATATGGATCTTGGTCGTATGGCAATCTGCAAGGCAGCATTAAAATGGGATGAGTCAAAAGGAACTTTTGGTACATATCTCTTCTGGGTATTACGTTCAGAAGTGAATCAATATTATACAAAATGGCACAGACTAACAGAAAAAATGAATAGGAATGCTGAATCGTTAGATACGCCATTGGCAGGATACGAACCAGAAGATGATATTACAATCGGAACAACACTGATGAGTAAAGATAATGTAGAGGATGAGGTGCTTACAAAGGTACATTTTCAAAATGAGTTTGATAAATTGGCACCGAGAAATAAAAAGATTATCACGTTAAAGCAGAAAGGTTTAACACAAAGACAAATTGCAAGTCAGCTTGGAATCACTCATCAGTGGGTTAGTCAAAATATTGTACAGTTTAAGAAAGCATTATGTGGATAAAAGAGGTGAGACCATGACAATTGAAGAAGTAAAGGATTACATAAACTCGTCTACAGAGTATGACTTTTTGCGAGATTATCCGCACAAAATCGCTTTTCTCACGTTAGGTGGGAGTTATGCCTACGGAACAAACACAGAGGATTCTGACATTGATTTACGTGGTGTTTTTCTTAGTGATAAAAGAGAGATTTTGTTGAATAATAATCAGAACAATCTTGAGAAGACCGATGATCATAAAGACATTGATACCGTGTTACATTCGCATATTAAGATGATCAATATGCTTGCCAAGGGCAATCCTACATTTTTAGAGTTGCTATACTTTGCACCAGACCGCTATTTGTATGTATCCGATATTGGTATGGAGTTGATCAAAAATAGAGACATGTTCTTATCTAAGAGAGTTTATCATGCATATAAAGGATATATATGTGATTGCCTGACTCGAACGAGTTTTAAGTATTATAAAAATAAAGATTCAGAGAAAGAAAAGCAAAAGGCGGAACGATACGCTAATAAATCAATGATGCACGCAGTTCGATTATTGTTACAGGGCATTGAATTATTGCATAACGGAACAATGTTAGGATCTATGGATGACATAGGAAAAGATCTTGTAAAGATCAAAGAAGGATATAATAGTACGCATAAAACATATAGATTTAGCAAACACAATGAGCATACAGAATATTTCCCAAATCAGTCATACGATGTTTTTATTGAAGGATTACTTTATCAATTTGATTATGATTATATGAATACTGATTTGCCAGACGAACCAGACTGGGATCGTATCAATAACTTCTTGATGACAACAAATGAACGAATTGTGAGAGGAATGGTGTAAAAATGTATGTAAAGATTGGAGACGAAATTGCTTTTCATCCTGGCGAATGCTTAGAAGAATTTGTTGAATCTTGCAGGATGACTCCTTATCAGCTTGCGAGTAAAATTGGCATGGATGTTGATTATGTTCAAGGGTTGATTGACGGATCACAAAGTGTTACAAAAGAATTTGCGAAAACAATGGCAGACCATTATGGGTTTGCTGATGATGGGCAGTTCTGGTTAAATTTGCAAGAAACATTTGATAAGAAAGTAGGTGATAGGGATGTTTAAATTAATAAAACGCCCACGTTCTGATAACGATAAATATACTAAATATGATGTTGTGCTTGATAAAGAATATACTGTAGAAGAATTTATTGATGCGATTGCAGATGGAAGAAATGGAACGCATGGTCAAATTACAATAAAAAATGATAAAGAAGCCATTGAATCACTTGTCTATAATATCGAGAGTATTGATTATAGACATTGTGTACTTCAAAATGCTGAAGAAAAAATTAAACAAGTATGGGCAAATGGTAGCTGGTTAAAAATCAATTATACTATTTTACTTGAAAATAAAAAGGAAACACAAAAAGGTGCGCTCAGATTTATTGTTAAGAAACCAGATGGAGAAGAATCAGTGGTTGTTATTTTTAGGAACAAGTCAGATGGCACATATTCATTTGTTAATTTGACCAAAGAGCATATTTGTTCATGTAAATTTAAAACAATCGATGAAGCCATTCAGGATATGAATGACCGACTAAAGAAAGGATTGATTGAGTCCTATGTTATGAAAGGAGAAAGAAAATAATGGATGTACATATTGGAGATTTTTGGCAGAGTAAATGTAATCCAAAAGTAATTCAACATGTAGTTAATTTTTCATTTAGAATGGGTGGATTTCCAAGTAGTAAAGATATGCTACTGATCTGTGAAGAATTTCATTATACAAAGATAGGTGAGAATCCTGCCTCTGTCGAAGAAGATTCCAGATTCTTCTCACATATTACAGTGGATAATTTTAAAAAGATGAATCAATGTATTCTAAGTGCTGAGAGGATTATGAAAGATACTCAGGCATTTAAAACAGATAAAGATATTTTGGATTATTTAACAAAGAAAGTGGAGGAGAAATTAAATGCAAAATAATGTATTTCAGATTTATCTTGCAGGCGGTATGCAGGATTTATCATTTGAAGAGCAGAATACTTGGAGAGAAAGAATTTGCAATCAAATTATTGCTATGCGTAGAATACTTAATGTTAATATGAAAGAAGTCAACATTATTAACCCCGTTGATTATTACAATTTTCAAACAGAGTTACATGATACAGAAAAAGAAGTAATGAGATTTGATACAAATTTTGTTAGAAATAGTGATCTTGTTGTGGTAAATGCGAATGATCCGAAGAGCATTGGTACATCTATGGAGATTGCAATTGCATATGAACGTCATATTCCTGTACTGATTTTGAATACAGAAAAGAAAAGATTGCATGCTTGGTGGGTGCAAATGTCTGACAAGATATTTGACGATGAGAAAAAATTATGTACATATATATATGACTTTTATCTCAGGATGAATCATAGTAGTATTCGAGCATGGGTGTAAATGCAATGATATAAAATAGGAATTTGAGGCAAAATGAAAGGAGTTGAAACATTATCACAGCAGAAAAACAAGGTAAGTTTATTATTTTCCATTTGGATGATGGTAAAACTTGCAAATATGATTTATCAAATGGTGATTGTTATGGCAAAAGTGGTAAGAAAGTGAAAGCTTTAAATAATATTCTGTCTGGACATTCAGCTGATGAATTGGATAAATTATTTGTGTCCGATCCACATTATGCGGAGTTTTTAAAATATGTAAATTGGCGAAAAAATTGTGAAATGGGAAGAACTACATGGGGCTTCATTGATTATAATTTAGGAACATTGTTTAAATATGCAAGTAAATATTCGGTATGTGAGCAGTTCTTTGCCATAGGATTTACACACAAACAAGTCACAGAAGATTTTAAATATTCAATTAATGAAGTACCAAAATGGTTGAGGAATTATTGTCTTGGTGTGAAGAATAGACGATTGTTAAGTAATGATTTTGTTGATTTTTATAAGATGTATCCAGATTATGTACAAACGATTTTACAGACAGAGTATATGACATTAACTAAAGAATATTTAATAAATTTCTTCGAGGATAATCATAGATATCGTTTTACGAAAATTTTGGAGGCTTTAAATCAGGATTATGGCTATAATCTTGCAGATGTGTTTGTTTATATAGATAGAATAATTACATTTGAAGCTGCTACCAATAGTATAAATTGGTTACTCGGAGAATTGCGTGATTATGCCCGTATGATGGACGCAATCAGTCATAAATTTGATAGATATCCAAGACATTTCAAAACAACAATGGATATTGTCACAAGAAATTACAAAAGATTGCAAAAAGAATTTTCGGAAGAAGTCTTTAAGAACCGTATTAATAAAGAATACGAATTTACATATAAAGGACTGAGATTTTTTTATCCAGATTCCACTCAAGACATTAAAGACGAAGCGGTGCAGCAAAATAATTGTGTGGCAAGTTACATAGATCGAGTCATTGATGGCGAATGCCATATTATGTTCTTGAGAAGAGTAAAAGAACCAGAAAAATCGTTAGTGACGATTGAAATACAAAATGGACGAATCGTACAAGCGCTGCAAAGATTCAATGATCCTCTAACTGCCGATCAGCAAGAAGCGGTCGATGCATGGAATGAACATTTTAGCAAGAAAGGTAAGGTGGCAGCATGATTAATATTAATGAATTAACAACATATCATAAGATTAAATTAAAGAAACCAATGGGATGCTTCGATAATCTTGGCGAGGTATGCGAGATTGTTAAGATTGATACAGATGAAAATGTTATCAATTTTAGATTTGGTGCGAATGGAGTACATCTTGGCGTGATGTCAGGAGATGAATTAGAAAAATATTTTGATGTTATTGAACCACCTGTTATTCCTGATGATTATGATTGGCATACATATGGTTTTATTGAAGATAATCAGGTTATGTATCATGCTCTTAAGAATGGTAGTATTTCGATGGAGACTACATATGATGGAGATGGAACAATTTCTGTTGTGTATGAGCACCCTGAAAATCCTTATCGGCAAATTAAAAATGGGCAAAGAGGTAGGTTTTATTGTGAAGATTTGAAAGTAGCATTTTTTAAATTAAAGAAAACATACTATGACAAATTATATGAAGATATACAAGAAGAAGTCATGTTGGATTTTGTTAAAAATAAAGACAAATTAGAGCTAGTTGAAGTCAATGAATAGTAAGATGCAATGATAGATAATGTTAAATTAACAATCAGAATATTTTCAATTGCTGTGTGCGTATTGTTGTATGTAGTTGCTTGGGTTTGGTTCATAATTACTGGTCGTGATGACTCGGACAATTGGGATTCACCTGTCCATGCGGTATTTCTTTTCTGGATTATGTTACATGTAGTATTCTTAATTGAGCTAATTCTATGGGCTTGGTGTTAGAAAGAGGTGATAAAGATGGGCGATTTCAAAGTTGGAGACGAAGTGTATTTTGCTTGGTACGATGAACCATATACTGTTAAGTCTGGAATCATTACGGAGATTAAATGTCTTGGCGATCTAATATATATAATGATACAAGACAGTATAACGCATGGTTTATATATGGTTCTTTTAGAAGAGATATATCGCACTGAATCAGAAATAAAAGCGGTTCTAAAACGAGAGTTTTATGGCAAGGTAAATGAGGTTAAAAAAGACATTCATACCTTAGAAGATTTGCTGAAATTTATGTATGACAATGATCTCACAGATTGGTCATCACCACATATAAATGGTTGGCAGACAGATTGGGTAAGTCGTGTTGCAGTACGAGAACTGGCAAAAGAAATTTGCGGTATTGAGTTAGGAGAGTAATGTAGATGGAGAAGAAACTTTTGTGCGCATATTGTCGAAAGCTGGTTGATTATGAACTTGAAACAAGGTTTACAATTGTTCCAATGATAGGTGAAAGAATTTCGTTTGCAGAGACATATGGTATTTGTAAGATTTGTGGAAAGGAAATTTTTATTCCAGAGGTACATGATCATAATATGGAAGCTATGGACAGAGTATATCGGATTACAAAAGAGCGAAAGGGGAATTTAGCAATGAATCAAACCTATCAAAATTGTGGTATGTACTGCAAGGCACAGAATTATGATACTAATAAGTGGATTACTGGGACATACATCGGTAAAGGATGGTTATTATTCCCAAGATGTGAACCAGCAGACCATAGTGCTATGTATGGGTGTCAAGTAAAAGAAGATACTATTTGTCAGTCAACTGGCAGAGAAAATGAATTCGAATATGATGTTGTACAATTGGTTGATGATGACGAAGACGTATATTTGATCATTTATAATGATGAAGATTTGGCGTGGCAGATGTTATCTGTTTATGGTTCTGATATGATTGATTTAGGAGAAATTAAACCAGATCAATATGTGAAACTTGGCAATATCAAAGAAGATGATTATTGGAGAAAGGAATGGGAAAGACAGAGTGAAAAAAGAAAATAATAAAGTATTTACATACGGGCAGTTAGAAGAATTAAGAGATAGTTTAGTAGTTCCAATGGATGAGGTTGGATCAAATAAGCAAGATCATATACTTCGAAAATATTATAATATATGTAGTTTACTTGATGCGTTTCAATTGACTAAACCACTAGTTGATGAACTGAAATGTCAGCCGATTGCAGCGAGATATTTTGTTTTTTCGCTATGGAACGAATTGGTGAATTCGTGTATTAATGCGTGCGATACATTGACTGTGAACGACATAGAGAATCGAGATTCCGAAAAGCTACTATCTACTAAAATCAATGCGGCACAGTACATCCATGTATTAAATGATATGATTTCCGTAAATGATTATACAACAATTCAAGATGAGGCGTTGCAGTTTGCAATTGATACAATTAAGGAGAAATATAATGGAAAAAAGTAAATTACATACATCTGAAGAAATTTTAAATGCATTGCATGTAATTCAGGATACATGTGAGTATTATCTTCATGGCAATGATGAAGATTGCGAAAAATGCCCATTATGTACAATGACAGGGAGGGCGCCAAGTTGCACGATTAGAGATTCTGATCCTTGTATTTGGGAGATTGATGATGATCCAGATACTGTATGGCGAGCATTTGGAAAGTAGGAGGTGTTTATATGTTTGAGAAAAATTATGGAGAGTACACAGAAGAAGCAGTGGCTGCTGCACTAAAAACAATTCAAGATATTTGTACTATTAACGAAGATAGTTGTGGTTGTAATATCACATGTCCGTTTTTAGAATTACTAGATGGCGGGACTAGGCAAATATGTTCTATTACCTATAGTCATCCTGGTTATTGGAGATTGAACGAATTTCCGCCTAAACAATGGGTGCCTTTTTGCAAGGGATAATTACATAAAAACAAGTAAATAAAGGAGTAAATGTCGTTGAAATTAAATGACGAACAAAGAAAATTAGTAGAACAAAATCATAATTTGATTTACTCTGCTATGCGGAAATTTGGTATCCGCAGACAAGATTTTGATGACTATTATGGATTCGCTGCTATTGGGTTGTGTAAGGCAGCAATTGATTATGATGAAACACGATCTAAATCATTTTCGACATATGCATATTTATGTATACAAAATGAGATAATGGTATATAATAAATATAGATTTCGGCAGAGAAGAAAAGGTGATATGAATACTATTTCATATAATCATATGTTAGATGATTGGGATGAAGACAAAAATGAAAATTCATTTCTTTTAAAGGATGAAGAAAATTTTGAAAAAAATATTATTTTCAAGTTGAATTTTCAAGATAAATGTTACACACTAAATAATAAGGACAGAATGATTGTTGATTTAAAATCAAAAGGTTATACATATCAAGAAATTGCAAAAATGTTTGGTACATCATTTCAAGCGATACAACAAAAGATTAAAAAAATGCGATCAACAACATTTTCCAGATTATAAAAGTTGAATAACGCAAACAACTTTTATTATTTTTTTGACGCGTTTGTTATAAACGTAATAGAACGATTATAACAATATAAGCCGATCAGATAAAATTATTTTTTGTTCCTGTTGACTTTGGCAGAGTTGACAGTGGATATAAATTGATGACTTATTTACAAACTAAAAACTAACTAAACAAATTTAATAACAGAAAGAGGTAAATTTATTTGGCAGAAAACACAAAATCTAAAAGACTTTTCAACTTACCAGAAACTAAAGGTACATTTCAGTTAGAAGGATTAATCACTGATTGTGCAAAAGACGACTTTTATAAGGAAGGTAAAACGCAGAAAGGCAAAGATAAACGAACGTTATCTTTCGGAGTTAAGGTAGAACCTGACGTAAAAGTTAGATGTAAAATCCAGGCATTTGAAAAACCAAAAGTTTATTTCCTTAAAAGAGAAAAGAACGGTAAAAAAACTACATACAAAACTAAGGATATTCCTTGGGCTGACCGTTTTAAATCTGTTAAGGAGCTTGGGCTTGGAGATGATTGGTCATTAATTGGTTCAAGGGTTGGTCTTGAGAAAGAGACTAATGATAAAGGACAGGTCGTTAACAAAAAACTGGTATTAGATCCATTTGATTTAACAAAATATGCTTCAGAACACATGGCAGATAACCAGAGTGTATTCATTAAAGGAGATATTGAATATGGAAGTTTTACTGGGGAAAACGGAACTAAACGCCAGTGGTCAAGAATGTCTCCAACACAGATTAGTTTAACAAGTAAAGAAATTGATCTTGATGATGAGGAGCATAAAGTAAGATCTGATTTTAAACAGACAATGGTTTTTACAAATATTGAACAGGAAAAAGAAGATGATGTGCCAACAGGACGTTTTATCGTTTATGGAAAGATTATTGGTTATTCATCTGTTGATGATGCTGAATTCTATATGACAAATAAGAAATTAGCAAAAACTTTTAAGAAGAATGTTAAGTCATATTCATCTATTGAAGTTTGGGGACATATTAAGACAGAAATTCAGACAGAAGAAGTTGAAGTAGAAGATGATGGATGGGGAGAAGCAGATCCTACAAAGAGAGTCGTAGATTCTGCAAGAAAAGAACTTATTATCACTGGCGCAAGCAAAGATAGTATTGATGCAGAAACATACACCAGAGAAGCAATTGATGCAGCGATTGAAGCTATTAAAAAGGCAGAAGCAGCAAGAAGTGATTTCGGTGAGTCTGATGACGAACAGGCAAGTAGCTCTTCTACAGATGATGAATGGGGATCTGGTTTTGATGATTCTTCAGATGATACTGAAGGCGATGTTTGGTAAGAACAATTCTAAATCATTTCACAAATAAATAACAAAACAATATATACATAAAGGAGTTTTACATTTGGCAAAAGCAAGAAAAGCAGCAAAAACACAGAGTAAATTGATGACTATTATTTATGGAGAACCTTTTACTGGTAAAAGTACACTGGCAATGCAGTTAGCGTATTTTAAACGCCCAGATGGGAAACCTTTCAGAGTCTTATATTTAGACTCTGAATCAGGAAGTATTGATGATTATTTACCAGAATTAGAGGAAAATGGTGTAAATCTCGAAAACATTTACATTGTTTACACTCAGAGTTTAGGAGAAGTAAGACATTATATTGATACAGTTAAAACAAACGGTGACTTCTACGAGCTTGATGACGATGGAGAAGAAACTGATGATGTAGTTTTAGACGCAGATGGTCTTCCATTTAGAGCTGACGCAATTGTTGTAGATGGATCAACAATCTTAAATCTGACTACAAAACAGGGATTAATTGAGTTCTCTAAGAAAAGAAATCGTGTAAAAGCGGATGCTGCAAATATGACAGGTGAAGCCAGACTTGTCAAGATTGAAGGTGCAGGTATGGAATTAAAAGATTACCAGACTGTAAACTTTAAAGGTCAGGATTTAATTCTTGATTTATTAGCTTCTGGAGCACATTGTGTTGTAACAGCAAGAGAAAAAGATGAAACAGAATCTAAGATGATTGATGGTAAAAGAGAAACTGTTACGACAGGTCGTAAGATTATTGACGGATTTAAAGGTATGGATTATAACGCAAAAACAGTAATTCGTACATTCGTTGATAGTGAAACTGACATGGTTTGTGCTCAGATAGTGAAAGATAGAACACATACATATAAAAAGAACGAGATTGTAGAAGATCCACAGATGTTAGCTTGGCAGAAAGTTATTGATAATTCTGTTGGAAACAAAGAGTTTACACTTGGTAATGCTCTTACAAAAGCAGTAGATGTTGAACAGAAAATCTATAAGAGAGAAATTCTTGGAGAAGCAGGTAAGCCAGTTTCCGAAGAGGAAGCAGAAAAAGAAGAATCTGGTGTGTCATCCAGTGAATCATCTAGTAAAAAAGATTCTGTTCAGGATGTAAAAAAACGAATTTCTGACAGAATCAAAAAATTAGCTCCTCCAAAACGACAGGAAATGAAAGATAAGCTCGCCAAAGAAGGATTACCTACCGCCTTTAGTCGTCTTAATGATCTTGATCAGCTAAAGAAGATTGAAGAAATCTTAGTGAAAAAAATCAAAGAAGATCAGGAAGGATAAGGTGAAATTACAAAAGGGTTTATGTGGTAGCCATTTTGGCTACCTAATCCTTTGATATTGGACGAGGAGTAACTGTAGCATGGCAGATGTTTTAACAGTAAAATGCGCTTATTGTAAAGAAGTAATTGAACTTGATTTAGATAAAGTGCAAGAGATTGTTAAATATGACAATAGTTATTATCACAAAGAATGTTTCCGCAAAATGTGTGAAGCAAAATTATTATCCAAAAATACTAAACATGACAAATGGTTATCTGCATTGTCTAAGATTGATGAATATAATCAGAAAGCACGAGTGTTACTTGAACCAAGATTGTTAGAAGACAAAGTATATCGGTTTATTCTTGATAATTATAACTACATTGGTTCTGTACCAGCATATGTTTTTACAAAATTGAAAAGTATTTATAAAGGTACATATCGTGGTCTGGCGAAACCAATTCCACCAAGTGATCTTTTAGATATGTGGAAGCGTCAAATGAAATATCTTAAGAAAAATCGAACATTTTTGATACAAAAAGGAACGATGGATGAAGATAATCCAACGCACCAGGTTAATTATGATTTGGCAGTTTTAGTAGGAAAGTATGATAGTTATTTACGATGGAAAGAGAAACAGAAATTAAATGAAGTAGACAAAAAGAATAATGAAAAATTTGCAAAATCTTTTGTTGAAACAAATAATATCACAACTCAAAAAACTGTAGTAACAGCCACACAAGACGATAACATGGATGATATTTTAAGTGATATTTTTGGTGAGGGACTTGATTGACAGAAGAAACAGTAGAACGTAAAAGTGTAACTAACATTCAGAGTGAAATGATGTTTATCGGTGCTTTGTATAAACAACCAGATTTATATGTTTCTTATGGTGGATATATGAGAAGCCAGTATGATTTCAGTGATGAGGCATGTAAATTCTTCTATGATATGTTTGAGATTATGTACAAAACATTTACTCAGACGATTGAGGAAGACAAGGTAAATATGTTCATGAGTCAATCAGATGAAAGACTTAGGACATACAAAAGATACAAAGGGTGGAAGACAATTTCATCATGGATGCAGGTTGCAGATTGTGATGATTTTAAAAAATATTATAATCTCGTTAAGAAATACTCTCTTGTAAGAGAATATGACAGAAATGGATATCCTGTTCAACGAATTTTAAACCATAGGTTATTTGAAAAATGGGAAGCAAAAGATATTTATAGAGTGATTCGATCTCAGGCAGACAAAATTAACACTGTGATTAGCGCAGGCGAAGATTCTGTCTTATTGAATAGTGGTGTTGAATCACAGGTTGAATCATTTTTATCAAAACCAGATTTAGGGATTCCGTTACCTTGGGCGATTCTCAATAAGATGTTTAGAGGATGTCGCCTTGGAAAGGTAATTTTTAATGGATTCTTAAGTAATGAAGGAAAATCAAGAAATATGATGTTGTTGATTGCATATATCGTATTGGCAATGGACGAGAAATTTTTATTACTCAGTAATGAGATGGATGAAGACGATTTACGAAATTGTTTAGTCGTTACAGTAATCAACAACAAATGCTTCAAAGAGCTTCATGGGATTGATATTGAAAAGCCAGAAGAAGAAATAGTTCTTGGTATTTACAGAGATAACAATGGCAATGTGATTGAAAGAAAAACAAATGAAAATGGAGACTTTATTGAAACAGAAGAGGAATACAAACATAGAGTAGCCACTACGTCAGATGAGTTTCAGAAAGTTATGCAAGTTGCAAAATGGGTAGATCAGAAACGTCAAGGAAAATTATATTTCAAAGATGTTGGCTCTGATTACTCAGATTCGGCATTAGAGTTTGAATTTAGAAAACATCGTATGTTATATGATGTGAAATATTGTGGTTATGACACATTAAAAGGTTATCGTATTGATGATTGGCAAACAGTGAAACAGACAGCCACAAAAATTAAAGAACTTATGAAAGAGATCCATATGTTTTGCTTTTCTGTATTCCAGTTAACTGATGATACGGTGTATACAGATATATTCCAGCTAAGTAGTAATAATATTGCCAATGCAAAACAGATTAAGCACGTTGCTGACATCTTAATGCTTGGTAAAAGATTACATCCTGACGAATATTACAAATATCAGTATATATCAATTAGTGATTGGGGAGAGCCACAGGCACACGATCTAAAAAAGGACAAGACATATTTCTGTATTAAGGTTGATAAAAACCGAGGCGGTAACAAGAATGTTATTCCAATTTTTGAAATCAATTTGGATTTAAATACTTGGGACGAAATAGGATATGTCATAAAACGAGAGAAAAACGGAGCGTAGGTTATGGATGTAGCACAGCTAAAAGAATATATATACGACAATAATTATGTAGAAAATATTCTGAAAGATATAGGCTGTCATCATATTAAATATCATTCGTCTGGATATTGGAGCTGCGCAAATAAAGATGGGGATAATGAATCCGCAGTTATTACATATAACAACGAAAACCTAAATTGCACAAATTATACAAGAAAAATGACAGCAAAAGAAAGACAGACAGATTTAATTGACTTGGTATGCTTTACAAAAAGTCTGTCTTTCCCAGACGGTTTAAAATATTTAGCCAATTTGATCGGCATAGATTATTATCATGATTTTAATGAGCAACTGCCAGAAAGTTTGCAGATCACTCAATTGATTCATGATATGAAAGAAAATATAGAAACCGAAGAAGATAAACCAGTCAAACCAATTTCAAAACGAATTCTTTCTTATTATAGGGACTATGTTAATGATCTGTTTTATGAAGATCATATTACTTATTTAACACAGAAAGAATTTAATATTGGCTATGACGAAGATACAAACAGAATTACAATACCTATTTTTTCTGAAATTGGTGATTTGGTAGGTGTTAAAGGACGATTGTTCAAGAAAGAGTTAGATAAACATGATTTGAAATATTTATATATTGAGCCATGCGCTAGACAAAGAATCTTATACGGATTGAATAAAACTCTACCTTATATAGAAAGGGCTGGAAGAGTATATGTTGCTGAAGCAGAAAAAGCTGTCATGCAGCTATGGTCATATGGATATCAAAATGTTGTGGCGACTGGCGGCAAGCAAGTTTCAAGACAGCAAATTGACATGTTAACAAGACTCGGAGTTGAAGTAGTATTTATTTTTGACAAAGATGTTGAGTTAGAAGAGATTCAAACGCTTGGCGATCGTTTTATTGATGGAGTTCCGATTTCATACATTATGGATAACTCAGAAGAAGGAATCCTTGATGAAAAAGAATCACCTACTGATGATCCTAAAAAATGGGAATTATTGTTAAACAACTATTTGTATACACTTAAATAAGAACAGGAAGGTTATACATATAAAATACAAATTATATGAAGGAGGCACAAATGATACCTCTAATGTTGTGCCAGAAATTTTAAGAAATAGAGGGATTGATGATTATAAAACGTATTTGAACCTCGATGATAGCGTAATTCAAGATTATGCCGATTTAGATGGTATCAAAAACGCAGTAAATACAACGACTTTTGCACTTGAAAATGGACATAAAATCGGTATTTTAATTGACGAGGACGTAGACGGATTTTGCTCAGCTTCAATGGCATACATGTACTTAAATCGTATTAATAATGAACTTTATGATGGTAAGAGTAACATTTGTTACTTATTACATAAAAAAGCAAAAGCTCATGGATTAAGTGAAGATATTACTATACCTGAAGACGTGAAACTTCTAATAATTCCAGATGCAGGCACCAATGATGTAGCACAATGTACAGAACTTGTAGACCGTGGCGTACAGATTGTAATTCTTGATCACCATGAAAAAGAAGAATCTGAAGAAATAATGCCAGAGGAAGTTGTAATTGTAAATAATCAGTGTAGTCCACGATATAGAAATAAAGACTTATGTGGGGCTGGGATTGTCTATAGATTTTTACAGGCAATGGATGATGAATTATGGATTAATTATGCAGATGATTATTTAGATTTATGTGCATTAGCCAATATTGGTGATGTGATGGATATGAGATCCTTTGAAACACGTCGTTTAGTCAATAAAGGAATACAGAATATTCAGAATGAATGCTTCAAAGCGCTGATCAATGCACAAGATTATTCAATGCACAGTATTGTTAATATTCATAATATTCAGTGGTATATCGTTCCAATTATCAATGGTATGGTGCGATTTGGTTCTTTGAAAGATAAAGAATTGGTTTTTAGAGCATTTATCGAAGACTATGAGGTATTTGATTATAAGAAAAGAGCAACAAAAAACAATCCTGCGGAAGTAATCAAAGAGAACATTTACGATCGTGCTGCTCGATTATGCAAAAATGCCAAAGGCAAACAGGATCGTCAAAAGAAAAAGATGGTTCCAATTATTATGAAAGAGGCTGAAAAAGATAAAGATAGCAAGATTACTATTCTTGATGTTACAGAAACATTAGATAGCAGTTTAACAGGATTGGTTGCTATCAAGATCGCTGAAGATATGAACAGACCATGCTTATTATTACGAAAGCATACTAACCCAGAAACAGGATTAGTAGAAATGAGTGGTAGTGCAAGGAATGTAGACCATAGCCCAATTGATAGTTTGAAAGATGTAATATCCGAGACAAATTCATTTTTATGGGCAAAAGGTCACGCCAATGCATTTGGATGTTCGACAGATAATATCTCTGAAGCAATCACAGAATTAAACGACAGACTGAAAGATGTTGAATATGATGCAACTTATAGAGTTGATTTCATCGTAGATGCTTACAGATTAGACTTTGCGTTACTACAGGAAATGTCTAAGTTAGATGATATTCGTGGGCAGGGTATTGATGATCCGATGATCGCTGTTAAGAATATTACATTAAATAAGGAAGAGATTAATGTTGTTGGTAAGAAAATGGACACAATCCAATTTAAAATTAATGATATTCCATGCGTGATGTTCAAGTGCGATGAGAAGAATAAAATCTATGATTGGATTATGAACGATTTCTCTGACGAAGGTACAGTTACATTTGAATTAGTAGGAACTGCGCAAACTAATATTTTTAATGGTATTAGACAATATCAAATTGCAGTTGATGATCTTAATGTTCTGAGCATTACAGCAGATGAAGAATTAGACGAAGATATTTGGGATTGAGGTGAAAGTTAGTGAGCAGTTCATTACATACACATTCGCATTATTCATTATTAGATGGATATGCATTACCTGAAGAAAACTTACAAAGAGCAGAAGAGATAGGACTAAAAGCACTGGCTATCACAGAACATGGCAATGAGTATAGTTGGTGCTATTATGATAAGCTTCATGAGAAATATCCAAGTGTTAAATTGATTTTTGGAGTTGAATTTTATGAATGCTTTGATATGACAGAACAGAATAAGGATAGCAAATATTTCCATTTAATTGTATTGGCAAAGAATGAGAATGGTAGAAAAGCAATTAATCAATTGGTAACTGATTCAAATTTTCATGGATTTTACTACAAGCCACGAATTGATCTGAATGCGTTGAAACCATATGCTAAGGATCTGGTTGTGAGTAGTGCTTGTTTGGCATCTAAACTTGCCAGAGAGCCAGATTATCAGAAATGTATTGAATATGTTCGTGAATACAAAGAGATTTTTCCATATTTTTATTTAGAAATGCAGTCACATTCACATCAGGATCAAGTGGTATATAATCAGAAAATCATACAGCTTTCCAAAGACACGAAGACGCCATACATTATCACAACTGATAGTCATGCTGCTAGAAAAGAAGACCTGTATTATCAGAACTGGCATGTAAAGCTTGCTCACGATACTGAAACCGCAGCGGAAATTTATGAAGGATGTTATTTACAATGTGATGATGAAATTCATGCAATTATGGATAGCCAAATTGGAGAAGACGCAGTGACTAAAGGGCTTGAAGAAACTGATAGGATTGCAGATTTAATTGATGAAATTCACATGCCATTTCAAGCACCTCAGTTACCATCTTTCCCATTACCAGAAGGATTTGAAGATAATTATTCTTATTTAAAGTATCTGATTGATACAGGGTGGGTAAAACGAGGATTCGATAAATTACCAGAAGATGAGCAGAAACTCAGAAAAGAAAGAATTGATTATGAGTTAGATATTATTCATTCAATGGGATTCGATGGATACTTCTTGATTGTTTGGGATTTTATCAATTTTGCAAGAGAAAATGGTATTCCAATTGGTGCTGGTCGAGGTAGTTGTGCAGGTAGTTTGGTGTGTTACACGATTACAATTACAGACTTAGATCCTATCAAATATGGACTGATTTTTGAAAGATTTTTAAATCCAGAGCGAATTTCAATGCCAGATACAGATACAGATGTTGGTACACGAGATGAGATTATCCAATATTTGATCGATAAGTATGGCGAAAACAGAGTATGCCAGATTATCAATTTCAGTTTTATTACTCCAATTGTGGCAATCAAAGATGTTGGTAAGGTCTTAGGGTTCAATTATCACGAGATGGACAAATTAAGTAAAAAATTCGTATATGACACAATTGAAGAATCTTTGTGGAATAACAGAGATTTAGCAGAAAACCCAAGATATGAAGAACTTTTTGATGTTGCATCACATCTTGCAGGCAGAGTCAAAACAGTATCTTCTCATGCAGGTGGTGTAGGAATTGTTGATACAGATATTAGCGATTATATGGCAATGAAACTTGGAACTGATGGCGAACACGTCATTCAAGTAGATAAACGTATCGTTGAAGAGATTGGGATTATCAAATTTGATATTTTGGGTGTTGCTACATTAAACACTGTAAAAGAAGCCGAAATTGACGCAGGGTTAACTGAGTTTGATGTAAATATTAATAATCCAAAGTTTGAAATGGATAAAGGATCATATGAATTATTGCGTAGTGCAATGACGAATGGTGTTTTTCAGGTCGAAAGTGCTGGTATGAAGGACTTGCTGGTTAGGTTACAGGTATCAAATATGGAAGAATTAGCTGCCGTATTGGCATTGTATAGACCAGATGCAATGGACGTCTTGGAAGAATTCATTGAATATAAACATCACCCAGAGAAAATTACATATATCCATCCAGATATGGAGCCGATCTTAAAGGAAACGTATGGATGTATGATTTATCAAGAGCAATTACTTGATATTGTGCGTAAATTTGGTGGTCGAAGTTATGGAGGAGCCGATTTATTCCGTAAGGCGATTGGTAAAAAGAATATCGAACTTGTGAAGTCTGAATCTAAGAAGCTGTATTATGAGATTATTGAGAATGGTTACCCCGAAGAAATTGCAAAACAGATTAGCGAGACGCTATCCCAAAAAGGGGGATACTTATTCAACAAATCGCATGCGTACTCCTACGCTGTATTATGCTTACAAACAGCGTTTTTAAAGAAGCATTACGCATTATGTTTCTTTAAAGCTTTATTGAATCGCAATAAAGATAAGGCAGGAATGGTAAATAAATATATTCTTGATGCCAAGGCGTTTAAGATTCAAGTGTTACCACCAAACTTAAATAAATCAATGATGAATTTCAGTATTGATGATGTGTATATATTGTTTGGATTATCGGCTATCAGTGGTATTGGAGAAAAAATTGCAAAGGTAATTCTTGAAGACCGTGATAAAAATGGTAAATTCATAGGATTTGAAAACTTTTGCAAACGTATTAGTCCAAGTAAATCACAGGTTATTCAGTTGATCAAAGCAGGTGCAATTCCAACAAAGAATAAACGTAAAACTTTAATTCAGTATTTGAAATCTATGTATCAGCCAACAACATTCAAGCCAGTTGCAAAAGCACCGAGTTACAAACAATTACTTATTAAATGGGATATTGACGCTGAAGATTACCGTATAGGTGAGAAGAAATATGATTACGACAAAGATGCAATATTGAAAGCTTATAACGATAAAAAGTATGAATTGTACAAAGATAAGGAAAAAGAACGATTTCAGAAATTTATCGCACAGAATCAAAAATATCTTGAAAATGAAGATTTTTGGGAATTTGAAGCATTGCAAATCTTTATCAACGATAACCCATTTGATCAGGCATACAAGTATATGTCAAAACAATTTCAAGATGTTGAAAATGGAGATGATTGCACTGTGGTTGCAGTGATCGCTAAAGTTGATAAAAAGAAAGACAAAAATAAAAAGACATTTGCATATGTGAATTTATATTCTAGTTTTGGATTGACTGAGGCAATCGTCTGGCATTCGCAATTAAAAGAATATGAAGATATGATTGCCAAAGGAAATCAGATTGCGATGTTATGCAGAAAAGATTCAGACGAGAAGGTTATCGCAAAGAAAATTAAACCATATAAACAATGGCTAGAAGATATTAAGAAAGTGAAGGGGGTTGTCGCCTAAAGTGGTGGATAGTACAAAAGAATATGAGTTTGAGATTGTCCCATTATATCAGATTTATTATAATGAAGAATCTTTATTTGGGATTTACACATTCTGTACAGCAGAAGATTTGCCAGAATGCAAACCATATAACAATAATGATTTTGATGACTTATCCGATAAAAAAATGAATAAATGTGGCAAATTGGTTGGTAACATGCAGGAGTTGTATTTAGGAACGAAATATAAAGTTAAAGCTAATATGACATATTCTAAGAAATACAATGAATACCAATATAAACCACTTTCTATAGTTGCTGAAGTTCCTAAAACTTTTGAAGCCCAAAAGGTATTTTTAAAAACACAGACGAATGCAACGATCGCAGATCAGTTAATTGCGAAATACCCTAATGTTGTTGAAGATGTAATGAATGGTCAGTTAGAAATGATTGACCATTCAGAAATCAAAGGATTGGGAGATAAGACTTGGAAGAAACTTAGAGATAAAATTATTAAAAATTATGTGATTTCTGATATTGTTGTAATGTTACAACCATACGGAGTTACATTACCAACGATTGAAAGATTGTTGAAATCTGAACCTAATCCAAGTGTTTTAAAAAAACAGATTGAACAAAATCCATATATACTCACTAGAGTAAAGGGCATGGGGTTTAAACGAGTTGATGATATTGCACTCAAATTAAAACCAGAATTGCGATGCTCAAATCAACGGTTAAATGCATTTATTTCCTACGACTTGCATCAAGTTGGTGATAATGATGGACATACATATGTATATATCAAAAATTTAAGAAGCGATATTAGTAATGCAGCGTCTGAATGTTTACCTATGTTTGACGAATGGCTTGATGAAGAATCAGATAAAAAATTACCAAATTATTTATATACATCTGGAGATAAAATTGGTCTGAAATCGTATCATAAAATTGAAATGGATATTTACGAATTAATTAAAGATATGGAGAAATATTCATTTGGAAACACGACAGATTACGAACCAATAACAGATAATGAGATTAGTCAGACGATTTCTGAGGTTGAAGATGAAGAAGGGTTTATGTTTTCAGAAGAGCAAATTACAGGAGTTAACAAAGCATTAAATTGTCAAGTTGTGTTTATTTCTGGAGAAGCTGGGACTGGTAAAACAACAATTCTGAAACCAATTATAAAATGCTACCAAAAAAGAAATAATAGCATTGTTGCGTGTGCATTATCTGCAAAAGCATCCCAGCGAATTAAAGAAGCAACAGGTTTGGACTCACGGACTATTCATAGATTACTTGTGGCAGAAGGTATTGATAGTTTTTGCTACAACCAAGATAACCCATTACCTGCTGATGTTGTGATCATGGATGAAAGTAGTATGACAAATGCGAGCCTTTTCTATAATTTTTTATTGGCAATTCGACCAGGAACACGATTAATTTTTTGTGGTGATTATATGCAGTTGCCACCGATTGGATTTGGTAATATTTTCTCTGATCTGTTAAAAAAGAAAGGTTTGAATAGCGTTCAGCTCACCAAACCGATGAGGCAAGCAGAAAAATCTGGTATTTTAACGGATGCAAGAAAGATTCGTAGAGGAATTAACCCATTGGATAGTCCACAATTAAAAATTGTTCATGGTGAACTAAATGATATGTTTTATTTGTTCAGGAAGAATAGAGAATCGTTATTTAACATGGCAGTAAAGCAGTATATTAAATCTGTTAAAGAGGAAGGACTTGATAATGTTGTGATTATTTCCCCACGAAGAAGCAATTGCACGAACAGTACAGATGAATTGAATAAAGCAGTGCAGAAAGAATTATTTGCTGGTAATAATAAACCATTTGTCGAATTCAAAGATCGTAAATACTATTTAGGAGATAAGGTATTACAGACTTCAAATGATTACGAGCGAGATGTATTCAATGGTGATATTGGATATATTACAGCAATTGATAAAGAAAAAGAAATATGCTTGGTATCTATGAACGCAAATATTGAAGAGAAGATGATTGAATATTCTTTCGCTCAGTTAGGACAACTTCAATTGGCATATGCATTAACCACGCATAAACTTCAAGGATCAGCTGCACAAACTGTGATTGGTATTATTGACAACACACATTACAAATTGCTTGATAACTGTATGTTATATACGATGCTAACACGAGCTAAGAAAAGATTTGCGCTCCTTGCAGAACCAGAAGCGTTCAAGAGATGTATCGTAACAAATCATAATAAGAGGCGCACTTGGTTAAGCCTAAAAAATTAACTTTATTCTTTGCACCTATTGACAGGGTGCAAGAAGTATGATAAGATACCAATATGCTAAGGAAAGGAGATGTGAAAATGAGAAAAAGATTTTTAATGAAAGTTGTCTCGTTTAGTTTTTTAGCAATGTGTTCGGGCTTTATGACTCACACGGTTAAAGCAGAGGAGCGACCCTCGGTGGAGACTTCAACCTTATCAACAGAGACAACTGTTGCAGAAAATAAGCAAGGCAATGTGATTTCAAACAATCCAATCAGTCAAAGCGTTGAATTAAAAGACGTTCATGAGCATTATCAGAAATGTAAGCAAGCTGATGAGGAGAAAGCAAGACAGATTCGATTAGAAAAACTTCGAAAGAAACGATTGCGAATTAAACGACAGCGGTTGAAGCGAAAGCAAGAACTTGAAAAGAGTTCACTTGGAACATTTTTGATCACGGCATATTGTCCATGTTATGAATGTTCTGAAGGATATGGATCTAAGATTGCTTGGAATCATGCAGGGCATAGATTTGCTCGACCGTATCATACGATTGCGGTTGATAAAAACATTATCCCTTATGGAACAAGAGTTAAGATTGAGGGATACGGTGATACAATCTTTGTGGCAGAAGATTGTGGAGGCAAAATAAAAGGAATGCATGTAGACGTGTTCAAATCAACACATTCCGAAACAATAAATGTGCAACAGCACAGAAAAATATATGTAGTGAAGTAATTGGCAGTTACTGAAAGACATAGAAACACAAATTAAAATAATTAACTAAACAATATAAGCAAGAAAAGGAAAATCCAAAAATTATGAAAACTGAATATGTGAAAGAAATGAATGTCTTGATCGACAGAATCAATGATGCTTCATATGCGTACTACGCAGAGGATAATCCGATCATTTCAGATAAAGAATTTGACGATTTATGCGCTGCTTTAGAACGACTTGAGAGAGATTCTGGCGTTGTTTTGAATAATTCGCCCATCCACCACGTTCAAGGATTTGTAATTGATTCTCTGGCTAAAGTAAAGCATACACGCCCAATGTTATCAGCTCAGAAGACGAAGGATGTCAATGAGGTCAAAAAATTTCTTGCGGATAAAATTGGTGTTTTATCGTGGAAGGAAGACGGTTTGACGGTGGTACTAAGGTATGAAAAAGGACGCTTAAAACAAGCAATTACAAGGGGAAATGGAGAAATTGGAGAAGATGTGACTCATACGGCACGTATGATTTTCAATTTACCTCTTGAGATTCCTGACAAGCGTAGTATTGAGGTACGTGGCGAATCAGTTATCAGTTATGAAAACTTCCAGAAAATCAATGAAGCGTTGCATGGTAAATACAAGAACGCAAGAAATCTGGCAGCAGGCACAATTAGACAGTTAGATGCGAATGTAGCAAAGGAAAGAAAGCTCGCCTATAAAGCATTTGAGTTAGTCAAAATTGATGGCGTATCTGAGGAAGAAATGCCAAGTATTGCAGATAGTTTTAAATATCTTGCAGAGCAGGGATTTGACGTTGTAGAACATCAGATTGTTAATCGAGATAATGTCGAAGAATATATTGAGAAATTTGATCCAGAGACATATGAATATCCTGTTGATGGTTTGATTTTTACTTATAACGATTATCAGTATGGTAAATCACTTGGAACAACAGGACATCATCCATTAAATATGATGGCATTAAAGTGGATCGATGACCTCTACGAAACAACGATCAGAGATATTGAATGGAATACATCTCGCACAGGACTAATTAATCCAGTTGCAGTATTTGATCCAGTTGATCTTGATGGTGCAGAAACTACAAGAGCCACATTACATAATGTAAGTTACATTGAGGGATTAGAACTTGGTGTAGGCGATACGATTCAGGTTTATCGTAGTAATATGGTAATTCCAAAAGTACACGATAATCTGATAAGAAGCAATACATTCAAGATTCCAGATACTTGTCCAACCTGCGGTGGCGAAGCAAAAATCATCAACGAGAATGGCAGTAAGGTTCTGAAATGCATGAATCCTGATTGTAAAGCTAAATTGCTCAGCAAATTTGTGAACTTTGTTTCCAGAGATGCAATGAATATTCAAGGTTTATCTGAGGCAACACTGAAAAGATTTATTGATCTTGGATGGCTAAAAGATTATACAGATATTTATAATTTAGCAGAGCATAAATCTGAAATGAAGAACCTTGATGGGTTTGGTGCAAAAAGTGTTTCTTCCTTATTAAATAGTATCGAGGAAAGTCGCAGATGTAAACTGGTTAATTTTGTAACAGCACTTGGCATTGAGCTTGTCGGGAAGTCAACAGCAAAGGATATTTGCAAGCTTATTGATAAGATTTCTCTATCAAAAAATGAGAATCCATACAATGTGTTTATCGAAAGAATCAAACAGAGGAAATATTTTGGTCATATTGATGGCATCGGTATTACCACTTCATTGTCAATGGATGATTATTTCAGAGACCATCTTGAAATGGTCGAGAAATTAGCCAAAGAGCTTGAGTTTGAGATGCCAGAAAGCAAAAAAGAATCAATGGTTGATCTCACAGGAATGACTTTTGTTGTGACTGGTAAAGTAAATAAGTTTGCCAGTCGTAATGCGATCAAAGATGAAATTGAGTCCAGAGGTGGCAAGGTTGCAGGATCTGTATCAAAGAATACGAATTATCTTGTGAACAATGATGTGAATTCTACAAGCATTAAGAATAAAAAAGCACAACAGTTAGGCATTCCGATCATTGATGAAGATGGATTAATCAAGATTCTGAAGGGAGATACGAGTGAATAAACTAACCATTTATGAATGTTTTGTTAGACTGGGAATCCCAGAAAGCAAAATCGAAAGGTTTGTTGTAAAAGATAATTATGTAGAATATCGCATCTGGGAACCGTGTTCAATCAGCTATAACGGAGAAACATACAAATATGGTAGACGTTGTAAAGTAAAATATCTCACTACACCAGATGAGATGGATCTAGTTTTTGACGAGAGTTACTTCGTTAAAGATGAAGATGCAGAGTTTTGGACAGAAGATTATGAATTCTACAAACAGCAGACAGGCGTAGAACCTTCAGAAATTGATTGGTCAAAACAGAAAGAGATTAAACGACCTAAGTTTTAAAGGAGAAAATTGAATATGAACAAAGAGAAAAGAACAGCATGGAAGATTCCAGTAATTATTCTAGTAGGAGTTGTGGCGGTATTTCTAGCCTGTACATTTGGAGTTCAGAGTTCGCAGAACCATGCAATTTCATTAGAAGAACAGGTTGATAAAGCAAAATCTGACATTAATGTACAAGAGAAACGCAGGGTTGATCTGATTTATAACTTGGTAGATTGTGTGAAATCTTATGATAAACATGAGGCAAATACACTTAAAGAAATCGTTAAAGGACGTAGTTCTAAAGGAACTGTTGAAAATGCAAGCACAGCAATTGCAGCAGTTACAGAATCTTATCCAGAACTCAAGGCGGATAAGAACTATAAAAGGTTAATGAATGAATTATCTGTCACAGAGAATTTAATTGCCGAATATCGCAGTAACTATAATCAGCAGATCAAAGAATATAACAGATATGTAAAGAAATTTCCAACACGAATTTTCTTAAATAATCTTGGATATGAAACAAAGAACTATACTTATTTAGAATATAAGGATGCTCCCGAAACTGCACCTCAGCATTTATTTGGAGAGTAATATATGAAGCAACACAAAGGATTGGATTTTGGTAATTATGAGATAACTCCAAGGGAAATCTTAGCGAGTGTAACATTGATCGCAGTCATGCTTGTGTTTGGAATCGTTATCAGTAGTAATATTGATAATTCCATCCTTGATAAAAATGAAGAATACAATCACGCCCTTAAGATAAAAAATGATGATGTTTTTCAATATGGTATGGAAACCAATGTAGGTAACGCTTTTGTTTATGGGAAGTTAGAACCTGTAGACACAGTTACATACAAAGAAATTGGCGGTAAGTATTATTATGTCAGAAAAGTCAGACAAGAGTATCGCAGACATGAAAAAATTGAAAGAGTAAAAGGCAGTAAAGGAAAAGTCCATTACAGAAAGAGAGTTTGGTATTCGTGGGATGACATGTGGAGAGAAAGTAAGACTTGTAAAAAGATTAAATTTGCAGGTAAAAAATTCAAACAAGATAAGATTGATTTCATAGGAAGTCATTACCTAAAAAGAATTTATCATTCTTCTCGTGTCAGGTATGAATATTATGGTATGGAAGCAAAACCAGTTAAGGGAACTGTTTACACAAAACTAAAAAATAACACTATGACAACTTGTGATTTAAATAAGTCAAATTTACATAAAACGGTTGAATCATATAAGTCGAGTGGCGAAGTTTTGAAAGCAATATTCTGGATTTTTTGGATTATCTTCACTGGCGGTCTAACGTATGGTTTCTATTATATTGACAATGGTTGGTTGGAGTAAGTAAAGGAGAATTTATTATGGATTTTGGAACAGCAATTGATGCAATGAAAGATAAAAGAAAAGTAGCAAGAAAAGGTTGGAATGGGAAAGGTATGTTTTTATATTATGTTCCAGCAGGAGCTTATGCGCCATGTACAGATATTGCAAAAAGTATTGTGAATGAAGACGGATTAGTCGAATATGGAGCATATATTGCAATGAAAACAGCACAGGGTAACGTGGTTCCTTGGCTTGCAAGTCAGACAGATATGTTAGCTGAAGATTGGATGATCGTAGAATAGGAGAGTTAAATCATGCAAATTAAAACATTAAAGGATACAGCAGAATTAATGTGCAGCGAAAATTATAGAGACAGATTTGTTGCAGAATGTAAACAGTTAGAAATTAGATATCAGGGATTAAAAAAGATGTTAGATAAGTGGGATCGTGGAGAATTAGAGTTCACTCCAACATGTACGAGAGGAATCTATGTCAGGCAGCTTATGTGTATGGAAAATTATCTGTCTGTATTATACGACCGAGCGCAGATTGAAGAAATTTGTGTTAGATAAAATTAATCTTTGATGAAATAAGAAATATACTAAGGAGTTACATATGAAATTATTTAATAACTGGATTAATGGTGATTGTTTGAAAGAATTAAAGAAGATGGATGCCGAAACAGTAGATATGGTAATTACATCTCCGCCATATCACAACCTTAGAGTTTACAGCAATGATCCAAGTGATCTATCAAATTGTGAGAGTTACGAAGAGTATTATTATCTATTAGGACTTGTTATTGCAGAATGTGAAAGAGTTTTAAAACCAGGTGGTAAATTCATTATGCAGTTTGAAGACTACAATTACACAATTGGTAGAGATAACAAAATGGGACAGGAAAGTCTAACAGGTGCTATTAACCAGATTTTCTTAGATAACAATTTCTCACTTTGGACAAAAGCATTTTGGAGAAAATATTCTGCGCAGAGAGCCATGTTAGCGCAGGGAAATCTGTATTACAGAAACATGAAAGCAAGAGATACAATTCTTGCAGCTAATGTCGGATTTGTTTACGTATATAAGAAAGCAGGCGATTGCGAATTAATCAAAGCATCTGATATTACATTAGCAGAATGGGCTGATTGGGCAGATGGCGTATGGAATATTAGTAATTCGGGGATCGGACATACAACCCCGTTTGCTGAAGAATTGGTTAAACGCTGTATTAAACTGTGGTCTTGCCCAGGTGATACAATTTTAGATCCATTCGCTGGTGCAGGAACTGTTAACAAAGTTGCTATTGAAAATAGTAGAAATGCAATTGGTATTGAACTTAATAAAGAATTCTATGATTTAGCAAACGAAAAACGTTTTGACCTATGGGATGATTCAATGTTTGAAACAGATAACTCTATTGAAGCAATGAAAGAGCGTTTTAATGAGCAGTTGCTGATTGGTAAAGAACAGAGCGCAAAAGCAAAGGCAGCCAAAGAAGAAAAGAAAGTGTTGACAAAGAAAAAGAAAGATATTCGTACAGAAATTAAAGAATTAGAGGCACAGTTAAATGCTTTAGGTATGAAGAAATCGGAAATCAAAAAACTTAAAGATGCTGCAAAAGCAGAAGTAGGTGAGTAATTGGTAGCTTTAGAAGTTCCAGTAGAGAAAATTCCATATATCAGAACGATTGAAGGACGAAAATTCAGAGCAGGAAAGTGGGAATTCCCTGATTCTGCGATCACTAAATTACAGCAATATGGTTTAATTGATGCCAATATTGAAATTCCAAAGAAGGAGATTGTTCATTACGAACTTTCTCCACATCTGAGGAAATATCAAAAAGATATTGTAAATAAAGCATTGAATGAAGGTAGTTATGGTATTTTTTCTGATACTGGTACAGGAAAGACATTGATGGGTCTTGAAATCGCAAAACATTACGGGAAAACATTGATTCTTTGTCCTCTATCAGTTATTGAAACTGCATGGGTTGATGATTGTAAGAAATTCTATCCAGAATTGATCATAACAAATTGCTGGGCTAATTCAAGTAAAAAGCGATTTGAAGCAATGGATATTAACTCAGATGTTTATGTGATGAATTATGAGAGCTTTAAGATTTTGAAAAAGAAGATTTTAACAATGGATTTTCAATGCGTGATCGTTGATGAAAGCCAAGTAATGAAAAACATGGGTGCTCAGATTACGAATGAATTATTGCAATTGATTGATGTGATCCCTCATAGATTCGTTTTAAGCGGAACACCAACTCCGAATCATAATTCCGAGATATTTCCACAGATGAAATTTGTTGACGCAGATGTATTTGGTAATAACTTTTTTGGTTTCCAAGCCCACTATTTCACACAGGATATGCAGAATCCTCATAGGTGGTATCAGACGCAAGAGAATAAAGAAGCATATTTTAATCGTTTAAGAGAGAAATCTGTATTCTTAAAGAAAGAAGATTGTGTAGATCTACCGCCAAAAGTATTTCAAATTAAAGAGTTTGATCTTGGTAGTGAACAAAAACGACATTATAACAATATGGTTAAAAATATCAAAGACAATATCAATGAATGGTCTAAATTTGAATTTACTGCGAAGCTTATGAAATTGCGAGAGATTGTTAGTGGATTTGTTATCAATAAAGAAGGTAATATTGACGATTTCGAAACAAACAAAGATAAGGTGCTAGAGCAATCATTTGAAGAAATTGGAGGCAAGCCAATTATTATATGGTGTCAATTCCAGCATGAGATTGAACGTCTGGCTGAAAAGTATAATGGTGTTGCCCTCACATCTAAGAATAAAGATCGTGATGATATTATTCGGAAATTCAAAGCTGGCAAAATTCAGAAATTATTTGTGCACCCAAAGCTTCTTGGTAAAGGTTTGACATTTGTAAATTGTACTTACAATATTTACTATTCGTTAAGTTTCAGTTATGAAGAGTATCGCCAGAGCCAAGATCGAATACATAGAATTGGGCAAGAAAATAAATGCACATATATTATTCTACAAGGCAAACATACGATTGATGAGAAAATTTATAGTTGCCTCCAGAGAAAAGGAAATGCAATAGATGAATTGTATATGGAAATGGGATTGAAAGGAAAGTAGATTATGCGAATGAAGAAATTATTAACTTCACTATTTGTTGAAGACAAATATTATGCAGGAACAATCTTAGGTACAATCTTAGGATTAATGGTTGTAATTGCTGTCAATTTTGCAATCGTAAATTTGTTTATTTGGTTGTTACATTTTGTTGTGGTAAATCCGCTAATTGTTCCAACGAAAACAAAATGGATTATCGCAATAATTCTTACAATTTTAGAAAACATCTTTAACAGGTAGGTGATTAAATGGCTTTGATTGGAGCGATTCTAGGAGATATTTGCGGTTCTCAATATGAGTTCCGCAGATCTCACGATTTAGATTGGAAGAACTGTGAATTGTTTACAGATAAATGTAAATACACAGATGATACAGTTCTCAGTATTGCAACAGGTATGTGGTTGTTAGATGATGACGATGAACACAAGCATAACAAAGAACCTTGGGAGTTCTACTTAGAATATGGCAAGAAATATCCTGGTACGGGATATGGCGCAATGTTCGAAGACTGGTTACACGATGATGGCAGTCGTGTTAATGAAAGCTTTGGCAATGGATGTGCCATGAGAATTTCGCCTATCACAATGTATTTTAATGGGTTTGCTGATCGTCCAGACGTATTGAGTTATTACATAGATTTAGCACAATGGACATGTGAGAAAACTCATCGTCATGTGGAATCTTACAAAGGTGCATCGATTGTAACAGGCTGTTCTTTTATGGCGCTATGGGGTAAATCAAAAGAAGAAATTTATCAATATGCATTAAAAAGTTATCCATCCAGTCAATATACATATGGTGTTGATCGACCACTCGATGATTATAGAAAGAATTATGTTTGGTCTGCGACAGTTCAAGATAGTGTTCCTGTGGCAATCAGATGTTTCTTAGAGAGCGAAGATTATGAATCATTCTTAAGAAATGTATTGTCTTTGCCATGTGACACAGATACGATTGCTGCTATTGGCGGTGGTATCGCAGAAGATTTCTATAAGAAAACACTTGATAATTCGAATGAGCTTTTAGAAAGATATTTGCCAAAAGAGTTGTTGGATGATGTGAGTAAAATTTATAACGAAATACCATAAGGTAGGTGATTTAATATCATAAAGAAAATCTTAAAATTTTTCTTGTCGATGATTGTACTGACCATCGTCTGGTTTATTGCAACATTCATATCTGTTGGTGTATTTGCATTTGCGTTTTGGATGATAGCAAATATTGTAATATCAATTGGAGTAGTAGTAATTGTAGCAATTGTATTAATGGCGATCGCCTTCTATGTGGTGGCATCGTTCATGGATTGATGATGTATAAAACTAAAATATAGTATAAGGAGAAAATGAGTATATGACAAAATTAGAGCAGTTAAATTTATTAAAGGATAGAAAAGCCGTCTTAATCGCTAGAGGCAAAGATAACGGCAAAATCGTAACAAAAATCAACAGAAGAATCAAGAAATTAGAAAAGGACTTATAGAGATGGTAGGAGATAAAAGTAATGTTTTAATCGCTCTGGTGGGGCGATCTGGAGCAGGCAAAAGTGTCTCAGCGAAGTATCTGGAAGACATTTATGGTCTGAAATATCTACGATCATATACCACTAGAGAGAAGCGAGCAGATAAGCTTGATGATCATACATATGTAAATCTAGCCCAGTATTCAAGAATTACAGGCAAGGTTGCAGAGAATCATTACACTGGCAATTGGTACTGTGCTACAGAAAGTCAGTGTGATGATGCAGACGTATATGTAGTTGATGTTCCAGGATTAAAACAGTTAAAAGAAAATTATCATAAAAAGCATATCTTGGCATTGTGTATTGATACTCCAAGTGCTACACGTATTCAGAGAATGAAAGATCGTGGAGATACAAGAGATGCGATTGATGAAAGAATGAAAAAAGATGAATCTGTTTTTGAGGAAGCATATGATTTATGCGATGCCGTTATTAACAATGAAGGAAGTTTATCTATGACTTGTTTGAATATTATGGCTGAGCTAGAAAGATTTAAAAGACAGATTAGAGACACGGAAGGAGCGACAACAAAGGAAGTTGATCAGAACAATTAATCAGCTTAGAAATTTAGTTTCTAAACTACATATAGAAAAAGAGGTACTTGTTAAGGATGTAGAAACAGGTAAGACAATGATAATTGAAAGTGTATCAACCGAAAAGATTGATGGTGATGGTAACGATGCACGATATACGTTGAACTGCAAGAAAGCAGGAGACGGGTGCGTTACATATAGATGATGATATTATTACATAATTTATTGGAGGTCTTTTATTGAAAGTAATTAAAAGAGATTGTACTGTTGTAGATTTCGACAAGACCAAAATTTACACAGCGATTATGAAAGCAATGAAAAATGGATCTGGGTTAATTAAGGAAGATATTGCAAAACAAATCGCAAGAGAAATCGAAAATGATTGCAGTAAATTACCAGAAGAAATTGACATTTCTGCAATTGAAGCAATGGTATTTAAGAAACTTGTTGAGAAAGGGCAGGAATTAACTGCTAAAGCTTATGAAGGTTATCGCAGTGTTCGTGAGTTCCAGAGAGAGAATTATGACTCTATTGATAGCGAAGTTCTTGGACTTATCGAGGATTCCAATGAAGAAATTAAAGATGAAAATGCAAATAAAAATTCTGTACTAAATCCAACAAAAAGAGATTATATTGCTGGTATTGTTAGTGAGGATGCGACAGAACGCTATTTACTTCCACCAGAAATTGTACAGGCACATAAGGAAGGTATTATTCATTTTCATGACAGAGATTATTTTTTACAGAAAATGCATAATTGTGGGTTATTAAATATTGAAGATATGCTTCAGAATGGAACTGTAATTAGCGAAGTTTTAATCGAAAAACCGCACTCATTTTCAACTGCTTGCAATATTACGACTCAAGGCATTGCACAAGTAGCTAGTTCTCAGTATGGCGGACAGAGTATTTCTTTGGCACATTTAGCACCATTTGTGGATGTGAGTAGAAAGAAAATTAGATCTGAAGTTGAATTAGAATGGGCGCATGTTGATATTCCATACAAAGAGCAACATATTGAAAAAATTGTAGCCAATAGATTGTATGAAGAAGTCAAAAAAGGTATACAAATTATACAATATCAGCTGATCACGCTTATGACGACTAACGGACAATCTCCATTTATTTCCATTTTTATGTATCTGAATGAAGCCAAAACACCGCAAGAGAAAAAAGATTTGGCTTTATTGATTGAAGAGATGATTAGGCAAAGAGATGAAGGAGTTAAAAATGAAGATGGCGTATTTGTTGCACCAGCATTTCCAAAATTAATTTATGTTTTAGAAGATGATAATTGTAATGAGTCTACAGAATATTGGTATCTGACAAAATTAGCAGCCAAATGTTCTGCAAAAAGATTGGTTCCAGATTACATCTCTGAAAAGGTTATGAAAGAGTTAAAAGGTGATGTTTATACTTGCATGGGGTGCAGGTCGTTCTTAACACCCGATCGTTTCACAGACAAAGGGATTGGCAATATTGCACACGCAAAAAATTATGATCCAAAGCAGCATAAATATTATGGTAGATTTAACCAAGGAGTCGTTACATTATCTCTTCCAGATATCGCATTATCTTCTAAAAAGAATATGGATGAATTTTGGGCATTGTTTGATGAACGAACAGAATTATGTCATAAAGCACTTAAAGAAAGACATAAACGTCTCCTTGGAACAAAGTCAGATGTAGCACCTGTTCTTTGGCAGTATGGGGCATATAGCAGACTGAAAAAGCATGAGGTAATTGATCCATTATTATTTGATGGATATTCAACTATTTCATTAGGCTATGCAGGATTATATGAATGTGTCAAATATATGACTGGGCATTCTCATTCAGATGGTGGAGTTGGTGAAAAATTTGGATTAGAAATCATGAAGCGAATGAATGACAAATGTGAGCAGTGGAAGAGTGAAGAAAATATTGATTACAGTATTTACGGTACGCCTTTAGAGTCTACAACGTATAAATTTGCCAAGTGTTTAAAGAAACGATTTGGTAATGATGTGTTTAAAAAAATTGATGGTAAAGATAGAAATTACATTACAAACAGCTACCATATTCCTGTATTTGAAGAAATTGATGCTTTTGACAAACTGCGTATTGAAGCAAAATTCCAGAAACTTAGTCCAGGAGGGGCAATAAGTTATATTGAAACTCCTAATATGGAACATAATGTAAGTGCTTTATTGGAAGTAATTAAATATATGTACGATCATATTATGTATGCAGAAATCAATACAAAGAGTTGTTATTGTGAAAAATGTGGATACTCTGGAGATATTCCATTAGTTGATGAAGATGGTATTTTGAAATGGAGATGTCCTCAGTGCGGAAATGAAGATGGTTCTACTATGGATATTGCATTCAGATGCTGTGGCTACATTGGGACTTCTAAGAATGGAGGTAATCAGGGAAGATATGGGGATATCCATGATCGAGTTTACCACTTAGATGATAAGGAGCTGAATAGATGAGATACGCTTCAATAAGAAAAATGGACATTAGCAACGGAGAAGGGCTTGGCGTAGCCCTCTTCGTTCAAGGATGCCACTTCCATTGTAAGAATTGTTTTAATAAAGAAACGTGGGATTTTAATGGCGGCAATAAATTAACTTTTAAAGAAATTGAGGAACTATTGCATCAGTTATCAAAGCCCCAATATACAAGGTTAAGTATTCTTGGCGGTGAGCCTTTAGCAAAAGAAAATAGAGATGGTGTTTCTGCAATATGCAAATTTGTCAAAGAGTTTATGCCAGACAAAAAAATCTGGCTATATACAGGGAATAAAGCAGAAGATATTGGTTTGGACTTAGCTGAGTTCTCTCGAAGACGTAGAACAAGCCACCTTATGTACGATTGCAGACTTGAGATTCTTCCTTACATAGATGTCCTCGTAGACGGACAGTATGTAGACGAATTGAAAGACATGTCTTATCCGTGGGCAGGATCAACAAATCAGAGAGTGGTTGATGTACAAAAATCATTAGAAAGAAATGTGGTGGTCTTATGGAAAGGCACTTCGGATAATCTGTCCATGACAGAAGAACACGATGAAAATGAGTGAAATAAAACACTTTTGTCAAAATTATTAAAATAAACATAAGAAAATCGTTGAAATATAAGGGATTTTTCACATTAAATATAGCAATAAAATTCCACTTTTATCCCATCATAGAAAGGAGTGTGCTAATTATGCCAAAATCAAAAGATTGTCCACAGGATACGGACTTTCTACAATATGTTCCTACAAAATTTCAGCAGAATCGTAAGACAATGTTAAAGAAAAGAAATCGTAGGAAGAGTTATCATCAAAGGTTAGCGAGACTTAAAAATATCGGTGGGTATCCTGAACCTGTGCAATATGTAGACAAGTATTATTGTGAGTTCTATGAAATCCCATACAAGAAACCTTATTATAAAAGACTATATATCAGCGATTACAGTAGGAATTATAGATTTCATAAGAAACTGTCTAACAAGAAAGTTCGCAGAGTATTAGATGTGTCAAGTCGAGGTGGCTATAAGAAAGTACACGATCTATGGTGGGAGACAATTTAGAAAGGAGATAGGTATGACAAAAGAAACCTTAGATGATATAAGAGAAGTTATTGGTACACTAAGCGTTTGCATGAGCTATAAAAAGCATTAATAACATAACATCAATTCCAACTTATGATTTATTACATCAAGTTAATATTTTAAAAAAATTGTGCAGAAAAATATCGATCATGTAGTTGATGGTAGTCGTTGCGTAGTTGTGGAAGAATCAGATTCTGAAAAGTTTAAAAATTGTGTAGACAATTATTTAGATGCAGGCTATAAAATTTCAGCATCCTCATGTAATAGTAGGACTTGGAAAGCAATTCTTGTGAGAGATGATAAAGAACAGGAGAGTAAGTAAATATGAGTATAGATTATAGAACATGTGAATGTGGCGAGACATTTGCTGATTGCGCAGACGGAGTTGTTTTCTGCAATTGTGGTATGGATTGGTGTAGTGAGGAATGTGCAGCAGTAGACGGATATAGAGAAGAAGTAATTACACACGAAGATGGTTCTGAGGAAGAAATTCGTAGTTGTAATTTTTGCCGAGAAGACGATTTTGGTGATAAGGAATTATTTGACTTCGTAACATCGGCTATTGGTGTGAGTAGAGACAATCTTGTTGCTTTTTATAAAGAATTTAAAGATCAACTCAAAAAAGGTAATATTTGCAAATCTAGTGGACAGATTAATTTTAGTTCTTTCAGCAAAACAGGCGATGCCGTTGTTACTGGTGCTATATTGACTGGTACTACATTGGGAACACGTACTAATAAGAAAGGAGATATTCATGAGTAACAGAGATTTACCAAAGAAAGATGATATTTACAAACATTTCAAAGGACATTTCTATAGAGTGATTGACCTTGCAACTCATACAGAAACAGATGAGAAACTGGTAATCTATCAGGCAATGTATGGAGATTTTAACATCTATGCTAGACCTGTTGATATGTTTCTGAGTGAAGTTGATCACGAGAAATATCCTGATGTGGAACAGAAATACAGATTTAGAAGAGTAGGAGAAAAATCATGCAGATGACATTGATCTTAAATATTTGTGAAAAGTTGGCATTAACACTCGGAACAATCGGACTTATAGGGTTTTATAGTGTGTCTGATCCTTGCAATTGAACTGAGTGTGAAAAACAAATCTATCGAGCCGTTGTGCAGTGTATTTCCACAGCAGCCTTGGTATTTGAGCTTCATGTATATTTCAATTGGATTTTTATTTTTGATTAAATATTAAGGAAGGTTGGTGTAGAGGAATATTCAAAGTAATAATTATGGTACTGAGCATAATTGAATGGATACTGATTGGCTGGTGTGTCATTTCAGCAACTATATGTAATATTTTATTCTTCAAACATAAGAAAGAGATTGATAAGCACATCTCTTTCTGGTTTAAATCAGCAGTATTGGCATACTTAATGGGATTCTTTGTTTTAGGAATTGCCGTAATACTAATAAATATATAATAATGTAACATTTCTAGTTACATTTCTGATGACTATTCGAGGAGAAATATCTATAGATTAGACATGTCTTATTTCTTCCATATGATGACTTTAAAATTTTGTTTTTATCTACGTTTCAATTTCTGTAGGTGAAACAATACAAAACAAATACATAAGAAAGGTTTTATCAAGTAATCCTAGGTAAAACGCAGTGCGCTGCCTTGTAAATACAAGGTTTAAATGACAGAAAATAAAAACAAAACTTCAAGAGGTTTAAGAGTTTTGAGTTTATGTGGCGGTGTAGAAACAGGATTATATGCTTTACAACAACTTGATATTCCAATTGAAGAATATCATACATATGAAATTCTACCAGAAGCCATTGCGGTTTCATCGTATCATTTTCCATTTATTATACATCATGGGGATTTGTATAAAGCAGATTTTAGGCAGTTTGAAGGATTTGATCTGATTCTAGCAGGTACATGCTGTCAGAGTCTATCAAGAGTACGAATTGAAGATAAAGGCGTAAATGCTGGATTGAATGGGAAATCTGGGATTTTCTATAAAGCTGTTGAGGCATTAAAGATTATAAAACCTAAATGGTTTATGTTTGAAAATGTGATTCCGTCACATGATGATGACTTAAAAGCAATGACTGACTGCATTGGCGTTGATCCGATCTTGATTGATTCGGCATTATTCAGTGCTCAGTCAAGAGAAAGGTATTATTGGACAAATATTCCACTTAATTCGTTGCCAACAAGTCAAAATTCATTGGTACTGAAGGATATTATGGAGTCGGATGTACCACAAAAGTATTTTTATAACAAACCATTTGAAATATTAGATATGGACAAACGTGTCTGTGGCGAACTAAAAGTCAATACTTTCGAAATGAATCGCAGAATATACAATCCAGAGTTCAAATGTTGCACACTGACTTGTATAAATGGTGGATATCAAGAAAAGAAAGTTTTGGATCATGGTGCGCCAAGAAAATTAACGGCAATTGAGTATGAGAGATTACAAGGACTACCTGATAATTACACAAATATCAAGATAGGTAGCAGGAGTTTAAGTTATTCAAAAAGATGTAGTTTGATGGGAAATGGTTGGACAGAGCCAGTAGTTGAATGGATTTTGAGTGGGATTAGAAAGGACATAAATGACAATAAATAGAGTTTGGTCAATGCCAAATAAACATACGTTTCTAATTAAGCCGATTAAAGAATTAGTTGATAAATATATACACGGATATAGTATAGATCCGTTTGCCAATGAATGTAAAATCGCAAATGTTACAAATGATATTGATAATTCATACGACACGTCTTTTCATATGGACGCAATTGATTTTCTCAAAATGTTTGCTGATAAATCAGTGGATACGGTGTTGTATGATCCACCATACAGCCCAAGGCAAGTAAGTGAAAGCTACAAAAAATTAGGAATGTCTGTGAATATGGAAACAACACAAGCTTCTTATTGGGCAAAACAAAAGGCAGAAATTAGTAGAATTGTAACACCAAATGGAATTGTTATTAGCTGCGGTTGGAATAGTGGTGGTATTGGTAAGAAATATGGATTTGAAATTCAAGAAATTTTACTTGTTCCGCATGGTGGAGCACATAATGACACAATAGTTGTAGTCGAGAAGAAAATCTAATCCAAGGATATTTGCGAGGAGGAATATGGGCGAAAAGAATAAAGATTTAGATAATTTATATTTACAGTGCCAAAGTTGTGCTAATAAGTATACTTCTTTTGAGTGTGCTTTATGCGAAGACTTTGACATGTACAAAGAGGAAAATAAAGAAGACAAAGAAGTAAAAGAACCAAATATAATTACGATCATTAAATCTGACGACTGGCAATCTATTGAAGTCAATGGGACTAAGGTAGAAAACCATAAATTAGATGTTGATGATTTTACAGATGTTTTAAAGGAATTAGGGTTCAATGTCAATGTAGTATGGGAGGATTCAGATGTTTAAGATACAAGAAATTGGCAGGTCCCCAACACATAAGAAGCCAATTACTGGGTTTGGGTAAGTGGCTTGTGTTATGAACCATATGGATTAAATGGATCGTGTGAAATATAAAAGGAGAGTTAATTGTTCCAGAAATTAAAAGAGAAAATTAGAAAATGGTTGCTAGAAATCCTACAACCAGATATTGATGCCTTAAAAAATGAAATTAATGAAAGCAATACTGAATTAAGATTTGCCAAAAACAATTGTAATGAGGCAGCTCGTCAGTGTCAGATTTCAATACAACAAAATAAAGAAATGAAGAAGATGTACAACCAGATTACAGATGTAGCAGTTGACGTTGGGTTTCATGATTCAGAGCGTTCGTGGGCAGTTGTATGTATTGCTGGGAGACCTGAATATGTAAAATTTATTCCTTTAAGCGGTGCAGATGCTAGAACTGTTATGAATTTTTTAAGACAGTTTCAGTATTCACGGCTCATTGTTGATAGTCCACTAAGATTCAAAGATGAACTTCAGAGATATTTTATATAGAAGGAGATTAGCTATGACAAATAAACAAACAACACTGATTATTAAAGAAAGAGGAGAAGGTAAAACCACACAGTTACTCTACACAAGTGCTACAACACAGTATCCGATTATTGTGCAGAACAAATTACAGATCAAACTGTTACTAGCCAAAGCAAAAGAGCTTGATCTGGCGATTCCAGTGCCTATGACCGTAGAAGAATTTAGAAACAGAATAGGAAGAACATGTGATTGCGTTCTTGTTGATGAAGGATATGACTTAATTGGCGAAACCCTTGATTACTATTTAGGTGCACATGTGGCAGCTGTTACATTTACCGATAGAGTAAAAGAATTAGCAGATAAGTAGGCGGTGAGATTGTAATGGAAGAACCAAAGTATATAACAGTTGGACAGCTTAAGAAAAAGCTAGGTAAATATCCAGATCATATGCCAGTCGTTGGCATAGATAATGAATTTATTACTACGACAGAACATGACACTATTGCACTTGAGGATGATGTAGGATTATACGAATTTGGAGTTGTGAGAATTTGCTAATTGATGACTTTAATTAAATAATAAACCAGAAAGGAAAACGAGAGTGTAGCTACTGTAAACCATATGGGCTTTCTGGTAAAGACAAATAGTATATCAAGGAAGTAAAAATAGAATTGCAAAATATATTGTACCGATTATTCAGAAATATATTGATGATAACAATATTGAAACATACATAGAGCCATTTGTTGGCGGAGCCAATATTATTGATAAGATTCAATGTAAAAACAAAATTGGCGCAGACATTAATGATGAATTGATTGCATTATTGAAATACGTTCAAGAAAATCCAACGATTCCAATTGCTCCAGAAATTTGTTCGAAGGAACATTATGTTGAAGTTAGAGAAAATCGAAAAGCAGGAGGAGATAAATATTCTAAAGAATACACTGCTTTGATTGGATACTGTGCAAGCTTTGGAGGGAAATACTTCAATGGCGGGTTCGGACAAGTTAAGACTGGAAAAAGAAATATGTATTATGAGAGAGTGATTAATTTACGAAAACAAGCGATTTCATTAAAGAATATTTCTTTTATGTAAATAATCATAAATTGGGAATAAATAATTTTTCAGTTGCCTTTTGTCCATTTATTCGGTTGGCATCTTGGCACACTGTACGTTCTTTTTGCCAAATGCATTTAAATTCGTCATTTGGCATATCGTATTCGCTAATGATAACAAGGTTATTTTGCGCAATGTCGTGACAAAAATCATAAAAATGATCATAATCCATACAACTTTTAGCGTAATTGCTTGTGCCTTTGTATGGCGGATCAAGATATAATAAGCAATTTTTTACATCCTTGAAATAGTTATAGTCACATGACATAAAAGAAATATTTAATTTACGAAAGGAGCGTGATCTACAAATGTTTATGAATGATAAACCATTTAAAGTTTCGGGAAGTCTAAAAGATACATTTGACGGAACATTAGAAAAAACTTTGAGATTTATTTGTGATATTCATGGAGAAACGGCAGATAAATTACGTGGAATTAAAGAAGTAGGCGGGAAATTATACTTTGGATGGATACCTACAAAAAACAGAGATGATGATACTTTAGATGAAGAATATATGAAACAGTGGGATATTGTATTGTCTGGAGATATTATGAAACCATCTTTCAATATGTTGATAGAGATTATCATTAATTGGTTGAATAGTGACAACGCAGCAGACGAGTATGACAGATTATATGAAGAAAGTGATCTTGATTACGCCGAAGAAGTGATCAAAGGATGGACGATTTCTTCTATTACATATGATGATAATTGCCCAAGTTTTAGCGTATTTTCTGTTGCTCCACGATGGGAGGAGATTGGTAAATGATTGAGGTTTTAAAAGAAGGAACAAAGAAAAAGACAACCTGTAAAAATTGTGGTGCAGTTTTAAGTTATGAAATGGAAGATGTATGTAGGTATAAAAATTCTCCATGGGATACTGGACATGGATATATTATAGATTGTCCAGATGTTGAAGCATTCGGTCACATTACCTGTCCACAATGTGACCATAAAATCGACGTTTGATATATAAAATAAGATAGAAAGGTGGTGAAAAGCAGTGCATCCTAACCGATTTTTTGATGAATGCGCTATCAGAACAGGAATTGATACAGTTGAAATTTTTAATGAAGAATTACGATCTAAGCTACGTGATACACACCCAAAGAACTTTATCAAAACAAGAATAGAATTGCCAGTATATCAAATCAAACTAGCATATTTTACAGCAAAGGGAAACTATAAAAATGCATACAGATATGCAGTATTCAACTCAAAAGATGATAACGAGTATTCTGATTTTTGGCTCGATATGTTTGTAAGAGATTACAATAATGAGAATCCAGATCATCCAATGAAAGATTGCGAAATCTTAGATATGAAATATATCGGAGACGCTGTGCTGCCGATTGGTTAGGCTTCAACCATCTGTGCTAATTACCTTTAGAATATAAAGGTTTTCACGAAGATATGATTCAACGGATCGTTGGTTAGATTGTATCGAAAAAGTAATGTGATAGTGATGTAAAAAGACACTCACCAAGTATGGCTTTACCTCACGGAAAACGAAATAAATTTTCGTGAGGAAGTACATTTGGTTAAGAAACCTAAGAATATTGATGAATTATTGGACACATGCCCTGTAAACAAGACAATTTGTGACAACATGATTCGGGCATGGTCAATTATAAACAGAACTGATTATAAAAAGATTTTATGCTCAATTTCTGGCGGAGCTGACAGTGATGTGATGCTAGACATTATATGGAAATGCGACATACATAACAAGGTTGATTACATGTGGTTTGATACTGGTTTAGAGTATCAAGCAACTAAAGATCATCTGAAATATCTTGAAACCAAATATGGTATTGAGATCATCCGACAGAAAGCAATCAAAGCAATTCCGTTATCGTGCAAGATATATGGGCAACCATTTATGTCCAAGTATGTCAGCGAAATGATGTATAGATTGCAAGGTCACGGATTCCAATGGGAAGACAAACCATTTGATGATTTATACAAGAAGTATCCGAAGTGCAAATCTGCTCTTATGTGGTGGTGTGATTCACACGGTGCGTTAAATAATGGCAAAAGATTGAGTAGTTTCAATATTAACTACAACAGATTTTTAAAAGAATTTATAGTCCAGAATCCACCGCAATTTAAGATTTCTGGGAAGTGTTGTAACTATGCTAAGAAAGATGTATCTCATAAAGCAATAAAAGACAATGGGTACGATCTAAGTATTGTAGGTGTTCGGAAAGCCGAAGGCGGAGTAAGGGCATCAAGATATAAAAGCTGTTTTGATAAAAAAGTCGGGCAGTGTGATCAATATAGACCAATTTTTTGGTATTTGGATAGCGACAAATCAGAATATTGTGCATATTTTAAGATTAGTCACTCAGATTGTTATAGCAGATATGGGTTAAAAAGGACAGGCTGTTGTGGGTGTCCGTTCGGTAAAGATTATCAAAACGAACTTGATATCGTCAAACAATTTGAGCCAAGAATGTATAACGGTATCTGTAATATATTTAAAGATTCTTATGAGTATACAAAACAATATAGAAAATTTGTAAAGGAGAGAAAACTTGACGTTAGATAAAGAAGATATTTATGACATTGCCAAGGCGGTCGTAAAAGTAATTGAAGATAAAGACATGATGAAGTCGGAAGAAAATGATTGTACCTCAGAAAAAGTAGAGCTTCAAACATTAAATGTTGGTGATGCCTTTAAGGTAGCAGGGTATGAATGGATCGTGTTAAATCAATTTAAATATGCTCAAACTTGTTTTTGCATTATGAAAGATTTTTTGGGTGATACAAAGCCATTCGACACATATTGTAACAGATGGGAATCTAGTCGTCTTCGTCACGATTTAAAATATATCGGATGTGAAATTGAAGATAATTGTCATCATGATGTGTTGCAGTATATGGAACGTGATTTAATGGCACTTGATGGAACAATGGCGAATGAAATAAGTATTGATAAAGTTTCTTTACTAACTTTAGACGAATATAGACTATACAGAGAGTATTTAGAATATCCAAAAACAAATAATAAATTAGCCGAGTGGGCATTATTAACGCCAACAACGAATTGTGAAACTGACGGCATTTGTGGCGTTCGTATTGACGGATCAATTGTTCCATCATGCACTTGTAGCGGATATTTTAATATTCGCCCAGTATGCACATTTATATCAGACGTGGTAGTAGAGAAGGTAGGATCATGAATGCAAATGATAAGTTAAAGAAATGGATCAATCATAATTATTTGACAAAAGGAGATAGAAGAATGATTACAGATAAAACAAAATGGAATGACGAAAATTATTATAGCGAAAATTTCAAAGAAATCATGTACGACAAAATTACAGAAGGAATTGATTTAACGGAAAGCGAGCTTAAAGGATTGGCATGTGAATTTCCATTTTATGAAATTGAAAAAGATAGAGATAGTTTTACCGTGGATACGCAGTCGATTGTTAAACTCCGTGACAAGTATTTTGCTATTAATTGGCAGCAAGGTTTAGAAGATTTTGAGGATAGTAAATTTGGCGCCCAGCCATATGAAGTGAAGAAAGTAAATCGAATGACTACTGAATGGGTTCCAGTAAAACAGGATTCATAAAATAAATGTTTTGTGTACAAAAAAAGATACCACCTCAATTAAGAAGTGGTATCTCGTATACAAAATTACACCGTTTCCAAACTAACTAAGTTGATTTATGTGCAAATTTATTATAGCACAGAAAGGAGAAAATGTGAAGACAACAAAAACCATTGAAGAATACTATTGTGATTTTTGTGGGGCTGAATGTACAAACAATCACTATGACATTACACTCCCTTTCATTACATCTAATGGGTATTCAAGCAGATTCTGTGCAGGCAAACCAGATGATAATTCTATTATACTCCAACGATTAGATTTATGTGGTAAATGTATGAGGATAAATGCTCGGATAAATACATTTCTTTCAAACGCTTGCAAGAATGAAGTCGGAATTAAGCAAACTGCCAAACAAGATAAATTTGCGATCCCATACATTGACACTATTGGTTCATTTGCAAGCCGTAATCGTTATCCAAAAACAGAACACACAATGACGATTGAATATGATGAATGATTAACAAAATGCATATAACGGAGGATGTAATTAATGAAGAAAACAGAAACAAAGTATTACTGTGATTTCTGCAACAAAGAATGTACCGACAAACATCATAAATTAATAATACCAACAGTTGAATACCTTGGAATCAATAGCCCTGATCAGTCAGTTCTTGGTTCTTCCGAGGTAGATGTTTGCCATAGATGTGCAGAGATGGCGGCTGTTACGTTAAATATGATAGCAAGACACACGCAGCAGTGTGAAAAGTGTAATGGTTCAATAACAAGAGACATTACCGAATACGAGAATTCATCTATAATCAAACGGATCAAAATTACGATTGACTGTGACTATAGCAAAAAGAAACAAGAGGAATAAAATTTGACTTTAATTATACGAAAGGAGAATCATGAGCGAAAGAAAACCAAGACTTACACTATTATGTGGTTTATCTGCATCAGGCAAATCACAATACATAAACACTGTTTCACAAGACAGTGGCAATGAAATTGTCACTATATCAACAGATGGTATTAGAGCAAATATATGTGGAAGCGTAGAAGATCAATCAAAAAATAAAGAAGTATTTCAGACATTTCATAGTCTGATTGCCAAATATCTTAAAAATGGCGTTGACGTTGTAGCTGAAGCGACGAATATTACTATGAAGTCAAGACGATCTATTCTCAACGTCATTAAAGGTATTGATTGCGAGAAGGTTTGTGTGGTCATCGTAAAACCAATTGGTGAATGTAAAAAAGACAACATTGACAGAGAACATCCAGTTCCAGGATATGTAATTGACAAACAAGCAAGAAAATTCCAGATTCCATTCCTTGAAGAAGGATGGGATGAAATTAAATTTGTTGATCATATTCATAATAAAGACAAGCATAACTATAGACTTGAAACTACATGGGTTCCAGAAATATATAATGATTTCGACCAGAAGAATCCGTATCATATGGAATCTCTTGGCAAACATATGACAGATGCCTATGATTTTTCAAAAAAGATTCATAACGATTATTCAGTGTTAGTGGCTACTAAATATCACGATATGGGTAAATTATACACTCAGACATTCGATGAGAATGGTGTGGCACACTATTACGGGCATGAAAATATTGGTGCATATATGATGTTGGTCTATGAGGTTGCAAATCAGCATTCTTTATTTGTGAATCATAATATAGGAGACATTGCTTTCTATATTAACTACCACATGTTACCGTTCCAGTGGAAGCCTAACAATACTAAAACAAAAACAAAATGGGCAAAACGCTTTGGATCAAAAAAATATCATAACTTATGGGATATGCATATCGCTGATTTAGTAGCATCAAAAAGAAAAGACAGAGATATTTGCACAGAGATCTTTGAAAATCGAGGACGTAACGATGAATCCTAAGTATAACCCACCTAACCCAGACGCTCAGTTGAACGACCCTTGCTATTACGATTCTGAACAGTTTGAGTTAGAGGAAGAGTTTGAACTACAAAATTATCCAGATGATGAAGAGGAGAATACAGATGATTAAATTACATTTATGGCAGTTTATGCTTTGCAATTTTGGAACTGTTGCCATTGGCACATTTCTTGGTGCTATGGTAGCAGGCGGATTCCTTATCCGCAAACTTGACATTGCTAGACTTCAGGAATTGATTGATGACAATGAGGAAAAGATTGAATTTCTCGAACAGGAACGAGAAGAAATTGATGATGAGATCGATGAATTAGACGATAAGTCTGATGAAGATAATGATGACATTATTACAGGCGAGGAGGACGAAGAGTAATGGAAGAACTTTCCAAAGCGGTTATTGAGTTGCAGCTCTCATATGGCTTGAGTCTGCGAACAATTCAGAAGATGGTGCGTGATGTATACAAAAATACAAATGATGCACCGCCAACAGGTATTACACCTAAGACAACTAAATCAAAATCAACTAAATAAGGAGTGAATTACTACGGCTAATTTCTTACAGCGTAAAGAATATTTTGGAAAGTATCGTGTTGTAGCAGCATATAACATGGATACTAATGATTTTCCTAGAACTGATGCAGGATTAATAGATCCTAGCTTTGATGATTTGTACATAAAATGCTCATTTGGTAATCAGATATATTACTACGGAAAAGGCAAGCATAGAGGTGAATATACCCTTGTAGCTTACATCCCCTCACTAATGAGAGGACATAACATTATAAAGGCAATTCGAGAGATAGATGAAGATATTATCTATTATATAGAAGAAACTGATAAAGAAGTGCTATTTAGATTCGATGTAAAATATCTGGACACGGTTGCCGAGTTACTGAAGGCGCAGAAGAGTAGAATTCGTGATGATGGAACTTACAAATACATCTCGCCTTTTTCAACGAAAAACTTACCAAAAACGCCTTATAAGATTCCAGATGATGAATTGAGTACCTACAAGAAATTAACTGCAAATTTGAAGCGTGAGGATATGTATAAGGTAGGTCATATTGCAAAAAGTTTTATGACAAAAAAGATATGTTCACGCAAGTTTACATTCCAAGACTTGAAAGCAGAACAGAAGAAGATGGGATTGAAAGGTAAAAATTATATTCATGCTAAAGGATTATGGGATGAATATTGCCGATACACAGAAAATGAACTACGCAAGGAGAATTTACT